AAATATCACATCCCTTGGCAATTTGACTAGTCTGAATATGGCAGGCGTTGCTAATTTGGGTCCAACTAGTAACATTGTCATTACTGGTGGAACTGTAAACCAAGTGCTTGTTTCTAACGGATCAGGTGGAGTAAATTGGTTAAGCACTACCGCATTGACTATTGCACCGGGGTCAAATACTCAGGTTCTGTTCAATGATAGTGGAAACTTTGCAGCACAGCCGGGATTAACCTTCAATAAGACAACAAATGCACTTAGTGTCACCGGTAATATCAGTGGGGGTAATGGTGTATTTACTAGCGTATTTGGTAGCGGAACGGCATTAACAAATCTTCCAGCCGGAAATCTAACCGGAAATATTTCAAGTGCAACTCAGGCAAATATTACACAAACAGGAACACTATCTTCATTGATTGTTTCCGGCAACATCAATTCCGGAAATATATCTGCACCAAGTGGTAGTGTTATTGGTAGTTTGTTGACTGGAACACTAACAACAAATGCTCAACCAAATATTACTTCCGTTGGAACGTTATCCACTCTTACGGTAACGGGTAACATTACTGGCAACGGCGCAAATCTAAGTTCATTATCAGGACCAAATGTAATTGGAACGGTAGCAAATGCAAATTATGCAGTATATGCACAGCAATTGGTAGGTGGATCAGGCGTATCTACGGCAAATACAGTAACAAATGCGGCGCAGCCAAACATTACCTCTGTTGGAACATTAACATACTTAATTACATCCGGAAACATCAATGCTGGAAATATAATAGTTCCAAGTGGCACTATTACTGGTAACCTAATCGGCACAGCATCCACCGCAAATACAGTAACAAATGCAGCGCAGCCAAACATTACCTCTGTTGGAACACTTTCAAACCTAACTGTTACTGGAAATATTTCAACAGGAAATCTGATATCAGCAAGCAATGTGTCTGCAAATGGAGTCGTGATCACTAATCCAAACGCAACGACAAGTTTATATTATGATAGTCCAAACAATGCAATAGGCGCGTTTCAAGGTAACCTTGCAAATTATGTGCAGGTATATATTTGGAATTCAAACGTAAGTCAGAACACATCTGCCGACTTTGCAATTTATGATACTACTGGACCTTCAAGTAATAATTTCATTGATATTGGTATTCTAAGTAATACTTGGAGCAATGGATCATGGACCGTTACTGGACCATCAGATGGTTATGTATACACAGGTAATACAAATTTAGGCATCGGCACGGCAGGAAACGCTAATGTTATATTCTTTACGGGAGGACAGTTAGCAAGCAATGAACGTATGCGTATTGCTTCAAATGGTTATGTAGGTATTAACCAGACTAGCCCAGCATATACCTTGGATGTCACAGGAAATTCAAGAATTACTTCATCAGTATTCATAGGAAATGCTGCTGCCAATACAACTATTAACGGTAATGGCGCAATACGTATAATTCCAAATAATGTTTCAGCAGCAAGTTGGTATGGCACCAATGCGAACGGCGTGGGAATAACACAAAACAATGCCACTTATACTGATACAACCTCAAGCGGAACAGCATCTTCTAATGTAAATATTAATTACTTTGGTCAATCTCAATTAAACGCATCAAATCCTGTAACATTCACTAATTTATATGGAACATATTTCTCTAATCCAGTTAACGGAACGAATGTAACTACTACTAACAATTTTGCAGTAGGAGTAGATTCATTATCGGTGAGTAGATTATTTGTTACTTCTACTGCCAACACAACCACCGGCACTACGATTACGCCTACGGCAGGAACCACAAATCAATACAATATAACAGCACTGGCTACATCAGCAACCATCGCCGCTCCATCCGGAAATCCAGTAGATGGCCAGAAATTGATGTTACGTTTCACGGATAACTTAACTTCTCAAGCACTGACATGGGCAAGTATATACCGTCCTATTGGAATATCATTCCCTAGTAGCACCGTATCAGGAAAAGTTTTGTATATGGCGTGTATTTATAATGCAACTGGTGCGTATTTTTTTGGAAGCATTTCTGGCACTGCATTAACGGTAAATACTGTTTATTCGGGAACCATCGCCATCGGTATGGTTCTTAGCGGATCAGGCATAACATCAGGCACTACAATAACTGCCGGAAGTGGCACATCGTGGACGGTTAGTATTTCTCAAGCTACAAGTGGTTTTGTAAGTATTTCGGCAGCTTGTTGGGATGTCATTGCAGTAGCGGAACAATAAAATGACTACTATAAAAACGGTTTTAATTACTTCTGGAACTACTTGGACAATCCCAGTTGATTTTCTGTATAATTATCCATTTACCGTTACTTGTATTGGTGGTGGTGGCGGAGGAAGTGATGCGAATGCAAACCTTTTTGTGGCAGGCGGAGGCGGCGCGTGGTCACAAACCTCCTCTCTGACCATTTCATACCCGACCACCGTATACATATCGGTGGGAGCAGCAGGTAGTGGTGGAACCAACAGTTATGGCGGGAATGGTGGTGATACTTGGCTTAATATAGCAACAAATGCAGCACCAACTTCAACTTCTCAGGGTGCTCTTGCCAAAGGAGGATTGGGCGGATCGACTGGCATTGGAGGACAAGCATCATCCGGTATAGGCAACATAACATATTCTGGAGGAAATGGCGCTACATCTTATTACGGCGGTGGCGGCTCAGCAGCTTCTTCGCTTGGTAATGGGTTTAACGGTGGCGGCGCCGCCTCATCCTCAGGTGGTGGTGGTGGTGGTGGAGGAACTGGCGGAGCCGGTACATATAATTCCACAAATAGTCCGGTGGCTGGAGGCGCAGCAGGGGCCAACGGCGGAGGGGGTGGTGGCAGTGGGGATGGCAATACCGGCAGCGGGGGCGGTGGTGTGGGCGTATCTGGTAGAGATATTTTGCTTAGTTCTGGATCATATGCTGGTGGTGGTGGAGGCGGCGGTGGCAGCGATGACTCCGGAGGCTTTGGCGGCCTTTATGGCGGCGGCGGTGGTGTGGGAAATAGTCAAGGTATATCGCCGGGGAATGGTGCGCAAGGCGCTATAATTATTCAATATACTGCGGCTACGACTAGCACTGTCCTTCTTACTACCACAGGAAACAACATTTGGTATTATCCAGCCGGATTAGTTGTCACTTCTCCTATAAGCGTCGCTGTAATTGGTGCAGGAGGCAATGGAATTGTAAATCCAAACTCAGCAGGCTCTATCGGCGGCGGCGGTGGTGGATTTTCATTATCAAGTAACGTGTATTTAAGTGCAAATTCTACGTATGCATATTATTATATACCATCTGGTGGTTCAACATCTAATGTATATTTTAACACATTAAGTTCTGGTCCCCCTAGTAACCCTACTAACGGTGCTTTAGCAAGAAGTGCTACTGGAAATGTCGGTGGTAATACTACGGGGGCTGTTGGGAATGTTCTCACCTATGGTGGAAATAGTTACACTAGTACGACTTCAGGTTTTAGTGGCGGTTCTGGCGGTGGTGGTGCAGGCGGACCATCAGGTAATGGTGGTTTTGGTGTAGGAGCAAACTCCAACACCGGAACCAATTCTGGCGGCGGCGGCGGCGGGGGTGGCCAGCTAATCGTCGCTTTTTTTGCACAATATGGGCAGGGTACCAGTAATGCTGTCCCATACGCAGGAGGATGGGGACAAGGCAATCCCTCCAGTGGTGGAAACGTCGCAAATGGTGATGGACAAAACGGAACAATTAATCTTTATGGACCGGGTGGCGGCGGCGGGCGCGGCAATAGTTTAGGAACATATTTAGCCCCCGGTGGTGGCGGCTTGGGTGGAAATGGTGGTCATGCAAATATATATACTATCACTGCCGGAGCATATGTTGGTCAACTTGTAGGACCGGGCGGCGGCGGAGGAGGGGGCGGCGGCGCTAATGGAGTCGGTTCAGCCGGTTCTCCGAACTATGGGGGGTATGGTGGAAACGGCGGTCTATTTGGCGGCGGTGGCGGCGGCGCTGGTGGCACAGGCGTATCACGTTCATATTTAACTACTGGAGGATTCGGCGCTCAAGGTGCGATTATTCTCACTTATTATAGTCAACCGGTCGTGCAAACCTCTAATATGCTTATGATGTTTTTTTAAGAAATGGAACTTACATAATGACGATAGTACCATCAGGAATAATCAGTTTGGGTGGAATTGTCCAATCATCCGGACTAAATGAATCAATTGAATACGAATTATATCAAAACGGTAAAGGCTATAATGGATCGGGGAATGCTACTATTTCTCTAAATGATGCTGCCGTAAGAACCCTTGCTGGAATTCCTTCTGGACCCATTTCATTTGCCGACCTATATGGAAAAACTGCATTCAGTCCAACCCTTCATATTCATACAACAACTGGCTCCGGAACAGAAACTATACCAGTGGGTGCGGCGACAATGGTAATTGAAGTTTGGGGAGGCGGCGGTGGTGCTGGTATTGGTACGAAAACAGGTGCTTCTACTGGCGGCGGTGGTGCTGGTGGTTACTCTAGATCATCGTATAACGTGATAGGATATTCGGGACAAACCATAAATTATACTGTCGGGGCAGGCGGAACTGGAATAACTGATGGTCTAGCATCTAACGTATCATCCAATTCTTATACATTAACAACTATGCAAGGATATGGTGGTACACATTCTCCCAACAGCGCGACTTTGACTGGTGCTGGAGGAAATGGTGGTTCAGCTACAGGTGGCAATCAAGCAAACTATAATGGTATGTCAGGCGATGCAGCAGACGGTGCTGGCGGCGTGGGGGGCGAAGGTACAACAGGAAGCGTTGCTGGAGATGGTTCTCCATATGGTAAAGGTGCAGATGGAAGCACATATCCAAGTCCAGCAACTTCTGGTTATAATGGTGCAGTCGTGTTTTACTATACTTAAATCGATAAATAGTTTTAATATATTGAAGGAATTTAAATGATCACATTGGAGCTATTACAACACATGTGTCCACATACACCCACAGCAACTCTTGGGATGTTTGTTGATCCTCTTAATGATGTTGCTAAGCATTACGACATGTTGGAAAACCCGAAACGTGAAGCAGCGTTTGTGGCACAAGTTGCACATGAATCGGGAGGGTTCACCGCAACCAAAGAAAATTTAAAATATAAAGCAGCATCATTGATGAAAACCTTTCACAAATACTTTCCTTCAATGGCTTTAGCAATGGAATATGAACGCCAGCCAGAAAAGATCGCCAATCGTGTCTATGCGAATCGCATGGGCAACGGGAATGAAGCATCAGGTGATGGATGGTTATTCCATGGACGCGGATTGATTCAGTTAACTGGTCGCGACAATTACACACGTTTTGCAACTGCAATCGGTAAAACAGTTGAAGACGCTGCTGCATATATGGAAACTGCCGCTGGGGCAACCGCATCTGCTGGTTGGTTTTGGCATGCAAATAAATTAAATGCATATTGCGACACTGATAACTTTGTAATGTTGACGCGTAGAATTAATGGTGGAACTATTGGCATTGAAGATAGAAAAAGACTCTATCTTCTTGCTCTCGGTTCTATATCTCACGGTTAAGGATTATTATGTCACAACCAGTTTGGAATACACCTAGTGGAACCATTGGAACCTATCCTTCCTTAGTATCATTAACATTTCAGTTATCAGCAAGTGCAATATTGCCTGCTGTTTCTGTTACATATGCAATAATCAGCGGAAATTTACCAACTGGTCTGGGGTTAAGTACTTCTGGATTAATTTCAGGTATACCAACTTTAGTAACGGATAACACATCCTATTCTTTTGTCGTAAGAGCAACGGATAATCTTGGAAATATTAGAGATATAACATTATCTGTTACTATTTCGGGATCAGCAAATCCAAGATTTACGATTCCGGCAGGAAATTTATTGACAACTACGGATAGTACTTGGATAGAATTTCCAGTAACATATAATAATCCTATTTCAACTAATGAAGTAATTGTTAATGTTGTTGAAGGAAGACTTCCACCCGGCATAGAGATAAATGAATATGGTTTAATACGCGGGTATGCACAGCCTCCTGTAATTCAAGTAAATCTGCAAGCAGAGACTACAAATATCGTAGCAATCAGTAATAATCAATTAATATGCCTGAGCACTGCTGGGTTTGAAATTAATAGACCTATAGTATTTTCCGGAACAACATTTGGTGGATTAGTTGCTGGTCAGACATATTATGTTTTATCAATCATTGATCAAAGCACTTTTACTATTTCCAACACTGTTAATGGAAGCCCACTGTCACTGACCAATGGGGTTGGTTATATGTCAGCATCACTTCCTTCAATTACTGTTGGTCAACCAATAGTGCAAACGTACTCTTTTATTCTTAAACTTAACAGTATATTGGGAACTGACATTGCTTCTTATAGCATAACGGTTATTAATCAAAATACTCCTTCAAGCCAAGGAGGACCGGGCAATCCACCAAACACGAGAATACCCACAATTTATAACACGCGACCAGAAACATATTTACTTGATTCTAATCAACAAGAATTTGGTTATTACGTTCTGCCAGCAAATTCTAATGGCGCTACCTATCTTCCATCTCAGAATGCATATATAAATGAATTTAATAGTGGAGATTTCCTTGCATTTAAAATTCTTGGGCATGATTTTGACAATAATACCTTGACTTATTTATATACAGGACTGCCTGCCGGATTGACTGGTGACCCAAACACCGGATGGATTACTGGAACTCCCATGATCACTGTAAATACTATCACTGAATATTACTTTACTGCACAAGTAGTAAAAACTAATAATACTAGTATAGCATCTCCAGTATTTAATTTTTCTCTTAAGTTGACAAACCAAATTAGTGGTATAATAACTTGGGTGACAAACTCCAATCTTGGTCAAATCAATAATGGATCGGTTAGCACTCTGAGTGTGTCAGCCACATCAGATGTTCCATTGTTATATACTTTAGTATCAGGAACACTTCCACCCAACCTCACATTATACAGTGATGGTGAAATAGCAGGGACTGTGGCATATCAACCGACCTCAGCTTTATTGCCTCAAGGGGCTTCTACCACTTTCACTTTTACTATACAGGCATATTCTCCAACATTTCCAACGGTAATCAATTCCAATCAGACGTTTACCTTGACAATTTATCAAGAATTTGAATATCCGACCGACACGTTATATATTCAGTGCACACCAAGCATGCAAGACAGAAGTTTGCTCACCACATTATTAACTAATGATACTCTTATTCCGCCAGACTTTATCTATAGACCAAATGACGTAAACTTTGGTAAAGCAAAAGGTGTCATATATGAACATGCTTACGGTATCAATGCAAGTAACGTTGATCAATATATAGCAGCCGTTACTGAAAACCATTACTGGAGAAATATCACTCTTGGAAACATTGAGACTGCTGTTGCCAGAGATAATAATGGTAATATTGTATATGAAGTGGTATACAGCAGAGTCGTTGATAATCTTGTTAATCCACCTGCGGTAAATCAGAATTACAGTAATTATCAAACATATTCACAAACAAATTATGTTTCTCCTTATGGTATTAGCGTTGCTAAGCAAGTAACATGGCCATTTCCCATTCCTTTAAATCTTGGACCATGGTATACTTCAGAAGAAGATATATATGCTAGTTATATCGGCGGCACTAATACAATGGATGGGACAATAACCCAAACCGCATCATCAGGAAATGTGATCACATGTCAATCTACTCAAGGATTAAATGTCAATGATTATATCATTTTCATTGGAACTCCATTTGGTGGAGTAAACATTAATACTACCTATTACATTGTAAGCATTCTAAGCAGTACGCAAATAGTAATTTCAATGTCAGAAGATGGAACACCAGTTACTCTGACCGATTCCATAGGAAGTATGTCATTTGTTGCATGGACTGATCCTAAGGATTTCTATACAAGCCTGACTCCGGGATTTGCAGAAACAGTATATCCAAACTCATTACCTAACATGAGGCTGCAAGTTGAAGATGTGCTTGGTGATCAAAATGCAATTGGTATTCTTCCAGATTGGATGTCAAGTCAGCAAAAGAACGGATCAACTCTTGGATTTACTCCTGCTTGGGTCATTGCATATTGTTTACCCGGTTTAACCACATTACCAAATGGAACCACCGGAACCTATGCTCAGTATATTCAGTATCAAATTCAGAATAATTGGTTAAATCCAGTAGGTGAACTACAAACTCTTAATACTATAAATTTCAAGATTGATAGATTTACTGTGGATAAAAGTAATACGTATGATTATAATACAACAGTTAATCCTCATGTATGGACTTCACTTCCCAGCGCCACTCCTGCCGCGAATCCAAAAAATGAATATGATTTCTATGTGCTGTTTCCACAAGAGACAATATTACCTACAACAACACAATTAGATTTGTGATTTTTGTAATGAATAATTAAAAGCAATAAATACAATATCAAATTAGGAATTTAAGTGTGAGTCAGATCAATACCAATGGAATTAATGTAAACTATCCTGTGCCGGGTAAAAATAATTCAACACAGGGATTCAGAGATAATTTTACGCAAATTTCTGCACAGTTGAATACTGCTGGAACAGAAATTACCGACTTGCAATCTAAAGTAGTTTTGAAGGCCGCGCTGAACAATACAGTTCTTAATAATGACATGGCTAATACCTTGATTAGTAATGCATCCACAAGCGGTTTCAGAGCAACTACATATAATTTAGGTAATGCCATCGCCGGAACTGTGTTAGTTAACGTTAATCAGGCCGATGTTCAGTATGGTGCCATTACTGGAAATACTATTCTTCAGTTCGGAAACTGGTCACCCACGAATACAGAAAGCAATGTTGTGTTAAGATTGAGCATCTCTAATGCCAATGCTACAATTTCTTTGCCAAGTGCATGTGTCAATTCAAACAATAATTTTGGTGTTACCCTTTTGGAAAACTACTCAAATGTAGGTGGCGTCGCGACACTAAGTGCACCTGCAAATGTATCCATTTTGGAGTATAGATTCTCTACGGTTGATTGTGGAAATACCATTACAGTTGAACCCGTGAACCGCCCATATCAATCTACTGAGATTCAACAACGCACACCTTCACCTTATGGTTCACTGGGAGATACCGCTGGAACAGTTGCTGTTGATGCTAACTATGTTTATGTATGCACTGGAAGTTATAATTCAACATCAAATGTAGCAACACTTACAAACACATATGCAACTGGAAATCTAATCACATTGAGCAGCACGACAAATCTTACGGTTAATGCGCCAATCGTGTTTACAGGAAATGTGTTTGGTGGGCTGGTGGCAAACACCGTCTATTATGTTTCTTATCTGAGCACTCCAAATATTGCAGTAAGTGCCACCCGCACCAGTGGAACCCATGGTGCAAATTTTGCATTAAGTACTGCTACCGGAAATGCTGTCGCTTCGTATTATACCAGCGGAACAGAAATTTGGTCCCGCATACCGTTGCAAACGTGGTAAATTAAACATGGAACATCCATTTATTAAAGGACTGGAAGAAAAAACTCTTGAAGAACTTCAAGAAGTAATTTCTGGTCTGACTTCTAAATTAACTTTCGCCCACAGAACACAAAATGGTCCGCTCATACATCAGATTCAAATGGCTATGGAAAGTTATAAGAATCAACATCGTAAAAAGATGGATGCTTTGTTTGAAAAACAAAAACTAAACACTAAAATTAACATACAGTCTGAAAATGAACACAAGAATTGAAAAAGACTTCTTCTTTCAGTGCGGAGTGCACTTTAAGAATGAATATTATATAAACAATTATGATATCGTGCTCAGTTTTTTAGTTGAGACGGACTCAATGCATGAACAAAACATTGCTATGGAACGTGTCGTTCATTACGTTACTAACGTACTTCAAAATGCTGTTCTTGTCGAATCTACGCAAGAAGATACAATAAATCTATACAAAGCAGCAAAAATGAAAATCTGTGAACTTCCACAAGAACCATATGATCAAATTTTTGGTATGGTGCTTTTGCTGAAATTAAATTCCATCATGGAAGGGCGCATGAAGATCACCGACATGATAATGGGATCAATGCTTAGTGACGGAGTGAGATATAGCATCGTTGCAGAAGTTGCCGAAAGCGCGCTTAGTGGTAAACACTGGTGGAATCGTTCAAATATATGTCTGAGTGACAATGATTTAAAATGTCCAAATGGTGATAATATTTTAAAATTATTCAGTGATAACAAATGGTCTGATTTAGACCTACAGTGGAAAGAAAAATTAAAAAAATAAATTGACATGTTTTCTTTATTTGCTATAGTAGACGCAACAAGGAGACAAGTCATGGAATTTGATAAAACAGATACCGATGGTCGGCGTTATAACGAAATTACGCTGCCCGGTGGAACATTTCGTGCATACGAAGATGATCCATATACTTGTCATCAAGTAAAACAATCGCCCGACGAACCGTGCTGGTTTGAGCCAGTGCTGGCTGCATGGGATCGTGGGGAATTTAAAGAAAAGACTGCCAAGGTAGTTCGTAATCCTAAGGACAAAGGCATCCTGCGCAAAGGTCCGGATGGGCTGTATGACGTTTTCTATGATATGCCTCTGGATGAAAAATAATTCAAATTAATTGTTGACATGGCTATTTTGCTGCATTATAAGTGATGCATCGGAACACAAGGATACTTCAAATGTTTACTCTTTCGGACATCAACTCGCTGACCAACTCGCACGATGGTGACATCTACTCTGATCTTTTCAAAGATGTTCACGGATTCCGTCCGCGTGGTACGAGTTTTGTGTCTCTTGAAGACTTTAACGAAGACTTCGAGAATCTGATCGTTCAACTGAATGCTCACAACCAAGAAGAAGCTGTTCGCCAAGAAAAAAATTGGAATAAGTTCCTCGCCCGCGTCTTTGAAGTTCGTGACATTGTGGTTCAGACCACCACCGAAGATGCCATCTACATCATTGCTGATGCGGAAGGTATCACCACCGACGAACTCAAGTTCTATGGTTGGGAAATTCTTGAGCATGAACTGAACCTCAAATATGGTTCTATCAAGGCTTATCTTGCGGAAGGAGTAAATTAATGGACACGCCTGGCCAATATGATTTTGAAAATTTCGCAAAATTGTTTAGTATTTTGAAATGTCGGTTCAAAGATCAGGATAATCCCGATCTTGCTGCGTTTGTCTATATTGCAGCCTTGGTGCCATCATATGTGCCATCTGACGTATTGAAGTTTCATGTTGAGTTTAATCAAAAGGCTGTATTAGACGAGACCATCAAACAGCAAGCAAAATGGTAAATTTAATATGACCAACCCTAAAGTTACTATTAGACCAAATGGAACCAAGGAATGGTGGGTAAAAGGTCAGCTTCATCGCGAAGATGGACCTGCTATTGAATTTATAGATGGACATAAACAATGGTGGGTAAAAGGTCAGCTTCATCGCGAAGATGGACCTGCTATTGAATTTACAGATGGTCAGAAGGAATGGTATCTGAATGGCAAACTCCATCGCGAAGATGGACCCGCAGTTGAACGTGCAGATGGTTCCAAGTGGTGGTATCTAAATGGCAAGGAAGTAGATCAACTTGTTTTTTGGGTCACTACCAAGGAACGAATGAAGGTAAAATCATGAACATGGATGTAAATCAAAGACAGCTATTGATCAGTAAAAGCGATGATCTTTTTGATATTCTGCGTGATGAACAGGTTACCTTGTCCACTGCAGAATTGATTGAATTCAAAATAAATTTAGATATCTCCCCTTTATATAAGCTTCCTTTATTGAATATGTTTAAATTCGAGAGTTGTTTATTTACTAAAAATGGCAGTGAAGTAATAGCGCGTTATAACACATGGGAAAAGGCAGTTAAGGGACACCAGTTTCTTTCTGAAAAATATGGATTGACAATTCATGAAGAATATGTTATACCATAGCTATGATTGTGGATAGTTTTGGACAACAGGTATATACTGAACAAGACCTTTGTGACTTATATTTAACTAACCCCGACATTGAACTCAAAAATGTTCTCGTTGCAGAGCAGATTAAGTTTGATGTCGCGCTTGATTTAGTTAAAGTCCCAACACTGAAACAGTATGATGTAAATGATCTTGATCTTACGATTGAAGAGTTTGATCGGCGCGCGCGCAACAAATGGTTCATTCCAAACGACTATCGCGATTTTGATATTGCAAAATTTGTATTAGATCAATGCGCAGATGAAACAGAATTGCAAAGAGCAGGAGAAGAACTTCTGCTATATCAAGAACGCGATATGTTCATGCTTTTAAGATATCTCAAATATCTTGTTGACACCATGCGTCAAAACAACATTGTATGGGGCGTTGGGCGCGGCTCCAGCGTAAGCAGTTTTGTTTTATATTTGATCGGAGTGCATCGCATTAATTCACTGTACTACGATCTTTCCGCAGATGAATTTTTCAAATAGCAGTGTTTCTGAATATAAATACAAGACAGAGGAGATTAAAATGGCACAATATAGAACAGCACAGGGAAAGAGTTTAGATATGGCAGCACTCGCAGCCAGAAATGAGCGCGTTCGTGCAGTTGGGAATATGCCCGTAAATGCAAGAGGCGATACTATTGACTCACAGGGAAAAATCATCTTACCAGTGACACAGGCAACTTCGGAAGCATATAAAAGAACAGTAGCAGACCGTGCAGTAAATAATGTATCAAAAAATACGACACCCAACTATCCAGCAACAGTTGATTCAATTGAAGAATTTACTGCCGATGATCTTGGGTTTGATGATGCAGATTCAATTGAAATTGAAACGATTAAAGCACAAGAATTAAAAACCACAAGTAGAAAAACTAAGTAAGTATGGCAAACGCAGTACACATTACTAAATCTAAAATTAATAGTAAAACATTTAAAGCAACAAAAGGAACCATCTTAGTTCATGGGATGGATTTCAATGAAAGAATCACTCATTCAGGAATTATTCTTCCTGATGATGATATGAAGAGTGCTGGAATTAGGCCGCGATGGGCGCAAGTCTATGCGGTAGGTTCCGACATTCAAGATGTAAATGTAGATGATTATATTATGATAGCACACGGTCGCTGGTCAAGAGGTCAAGCAATTGAAGATGAGACCGGCGAGAAAGTAATCCGTAAAGTAGACCCTAAAGATATATTATTAATAAGTGATACTAAAATAGACGATTACACATTAAGTGATAAAGCAATTTAATAATCAATGAGGCATGAATAATGGATTCATGTGTGGACGAAAATATGTGAGACTAAGTAAGTTTCACCCATTACTCATTAAATTTTAGGGAGTGGATAAACATCTTGGCAGAATTGAAAACTGACCCCACTCCCTAAAAAACTTGATATTTTCCTTAACATAGTATATTATATAAACTCAAATAAATGAAAGTAGACAATGAAACAAAAACTTTGGGTTGAGGCTTACAGACCTACGTCTGTAAATGATTACGTATTTGTTAATGAACAACAGCAGAAGCAGGTAGAACATTGGATCGCAGAAGGCATTATTCCACACCTGCTTCTTTCTGGTAATCCGGGCACTGGCAAAACTACGCTTGCTAAAGTTCTTATTAAGGAACTTGGTGTAGAGGAATATGATGTCCTTGAAATTAATGCGTCACGTGAAAATGGTATTGATTTCCTTCGTGATAAAATCAATGGTTTTGTGCAGACTATGCCATTCGGTAAATTCAAGGTCGTTTTACTAGACGAAGCCGACTATTTGACGCAGGCATCACAGGCTGCATTACGTAATGACATGGAAGCATATGCTGATACCGTGCGTTACATTTTAACTTGTAACTATGAACACAAGATCATTCCTGCATTACGTGAAAGCCGTTGCTACAAGTTTCATATTGCCAAGCCCGATATGACTGACTTTACCACCCGTGCTGCCACTGTGCTGCTCACCGAGGGCGTTGAATTTGATTTAGATGATTTGGACACTTATGTTCGTAGCTGCTATCCTGACCTACGAAAATGCCTCAATCAATTGCAGCAGAATTCTACGAGTGGGACGCTGAGCAAACCGCAGTCAACCGGTAGTGGAGAAGACGAACTTCTGATGGTAGCCACGGAACTTTTTAAGTCTGGAAACATTCTTGAAGGTCGTCAGCAGTTGTTGCAATACATTTCATTGTATCCTACACGTATTGAGGATTTGGTTCGCTGGGCATATGATAATCTTGATCTATGGGGAAAGACTAACGAACAAAAAGATGCAGCAATCATTACTATTCGGAACACACTAGCAAATTTGCCACTAGTGGGAATTCCTGAAATAAGCATTGCTGCTATGATGGTAGAACTCACTGCCTAAATTTGGTTTCCAGTATGATCTATCTAGGTGCAAGCATTCGTTGGCCATGGTTTAAAGGCTATAAAAGTATTTATGATGACTATTTGTATAAGTCATGGAGCGTGTCCAAGAACAAAACTCTTGAACTACAGGTTAGTAAAGGTGGCGATGACCTTATAGGGTTTATGTTTAGTTGGAGTATGCGACGGGATCATGCAGGACTAGACATTGAGGTTTCGCTGTTCCGCCGTTTTATCCTTATCTCATTCCATGACAACCGACACTGGAATGATAATACAAGCCGCTATATCAACTATGATGATCCAGAAGAAGTTAAGGAGTAATATGAATGAGATATCTTGTAGTAAATTTTTTAAGAAAAAATAACGGCAGAATTGATGAAATCGTTTCTGTTTCCAAAGACGTAACACCACGCGTCAAAGAAAATTCTAATGTCATTGTTGATTTTGGAACTAAGACTATCGTTAAGTCGGTAATTGAAGGTAAGGAACATGACGCTGATTTTGATAAACTTCGGGAATACTATTTGAAGATTTATCCTAATCTAATCGGTCAACTTGATAGGGAGGCTCCTATCACCATGGCTGAACAGAAAAGTGGTAAGAAGAAATGATTGAAAAGAATTAATTAAATAATTAAGTAACAGAACTCCTGTTAATTTTATTTTGCCCAATTCCAATTATTACTATTTTTTCTTTGCTTTTTAGATTTTTGCTGTCTTCTAAGTCGTTCTAAAAGTGCTCTTGTGGAACAATTATTTAATTTGGCAGCTTCAATTACGGATTCATATAAAGTTCCATCTGGACCAATACATGAATTTTTTGCTAAATTGGTTTTTTTACCACCAAAAAATCTTTTGTCCCATGGTCCTCTACCGAGAACATAATCTGCAGGTTGTGTCCCTTCACTAACATAGATGCAATTTTGCCCATTGTTATACCAACGCAGATTTTGTTCGTTTATGGCAGATTTTCCAAACATCGGATTCAATGGACCCTTTACTTTTTCTGCCATTTTCGGGTCTTTCATCGGGTTTAATTGTCCAGATGCAAAACCATCACCTTCTTCTGGTTTTAGGTTGGCCCATTCATCACTTTCAACGACGTTCCACAATTCGCTATAATAAAGGCCCCAATGCTTTAATTCTTCAACTGTCAGACACTCTTTAAGAATTTCAGTAGTGACATCATATCCGTATTTTTTGATATGAGGAATCCAATCATTACCTGATCCCTTATATTTATATGGGTTTTGGACAGTTTTCCCAAGATACTTTAATCCGGTTTTGTTGTGGGTTTTTTTGTATAGATAAATAGTCATGCTGATTGCTTCTTAATAGCGTTAGATAGGGTGGGGACTGCACTCCCGCGACCCTTATATAATGTATTTATTCTTCTCCATATAGTTTTAAAATATGTGTGATGATTTCATGTCTTCTAATATCTCTATTATCAAATGCGCAAAATGTCATTCCAGGAACAGTGTGTGATTGTGCGCGATATATAAGGTCCAACAATCCATTGTCTGGTGTTTTTCTATCTGCCTGCTTGGTATCGCCTGTAATGACTAACTTACTGCCCTCACCAATTCTAGTCATTATCATTTTCATCAGGTGTGGCGAGCAATTCTGCATTTCGTCACATATGATCCACGCATTTTTAAATGTTCTCCCTCTACAAAATGCCAAGGGGGCAATCTCGATTATTTGTTCCTTTATCATATATTCTAGTTCAGTGACACTATAATATTCACGCATAACATCAAACAACGGTCTTACCCAAGGTTCCATTTTTGCGTTTAAATCTCCTGGTAAAAATCCATGTTGTTCTGCGTCCGCAGCTACTGCTGGTCTTGTAAGTAATATTTTATCACAGTCTCCTTGTCTCATTGCTTTGATTGCTGCTAACATAGCAAGGTATGTCTTTCCGGTTCCCGCTGGCCCACTAACCACTACGATGTCTGTTTCAGGGTCTGTCAATGCGATGATATATTTTTCCTGATTTATGCTCTGAGGCACTAACTCTACTGGTTTAGTTTGCTTTTTGGGTTGGGATTGAGTGAAGTCAATAGTCTTTGATTCTTTAGTGTAAAATACTTTACCTTCAGTTTCTTGATATCTTCTTCCTGATCGGGTGTCTTTTTGTCTAAGGGCGCTTGTTTTGCGTTTAGTCACGTGGTTCTCCTAATTTGATACACCATTCTTGAAATACACTTGTATCTCAGACTTACTTAGAGCGGGAAAACGAGTAAACTATCGGCAAGTGTAATTTAGTTTGCTAAGATAAATACTAATCACATTTACACAAAGATGATAAATAGTCATAACAAAGTGGATTAATACTTAGATGAGCAGTCTTCCAGCAGATAAATTTTTCAACGATGTCAACTTCGTAAGTATTGTTGATACCATCAAAAATGTGTATATGAGTGATGGTGCAATGTCCACATTACTTGATTTTGAGAGATGCTTGGACGAAGCAGACCTATATGCATACAAAAATTGGATTATTGGCGAATTGGTGGATGGTCCCAAAGTAGGAAGATATTCATGTAAATGTATTTTTATGTGGCCATATAAACTTATGCCAGACCCAAGAGGCGCGCTGAGATTAGAGTCCGTGGGGTGTAAAGTTACTTTTGGTAAATCAGAAGTTGAAGTTCCAATAGAAGTCAAAGATTATGATGACTTCGTTCCGGGCACACGTTATCCAAAAATGCATAATAGAAAAGTTTGGTTTGTTGAAATTAGAATCCCAATTGAACTTATGAATGACATCAAGGAAGGATCAATTGACCTTGCTGACCAATCAATTGACTTGTCAGACATTGAAGATGCATACAATGAAGATTTAGACAAAATGGATTCACCAGAAAGTGGTCCCGATACCATGCAGGATGAAAATCAAAATGTAGGCGCGATGGGAATGCAGGTTTAATTATGGCTATTATCACTGAAAATTTAGATTTCATGGATATGGAAGGGCAAATAGCCGACAGAATATCAATTGATGAATACGCTGCAAAAATAGGCAGTGATGCTGATATTGTTACATTGGCTTTTATTGTTCATTCTGAATTGGCAGCAGATGATTTAGTAACATGGTTTGAACGCGGGTATGATTTTGTGCTTGATGCCAGCGTTAGCGATGGTGAAATTGAACCAGGCAAATATATGGTGTTTGTAGAAATGGATCGTAGAATGAAAGTTCCTGAGAGAATTTGTAATATTCTTTCTGATCTGGAAACCTTAACCGGATTTAAACTAAAAGATTGGACAGTTGATATACAAGGAGACGATTATGATGCGGACCCTGAAATTATTGCTAAAAAAATGATTCTCAATCCCAATGAATATAAAACTGCTCGTGAAACAGACGAGAAGTTAAATGAAATTCGCGAACTGGCAGGTATTGAGCCAATTACTGCCGGTCATACCAATGATGAATACATCAAAAATTTAAAAGCAATGGCAGGAATGTAATTACATGTCCGATAATCAAGATTTGTCCCAAGGAAACCCAACTACAGATAATTCCTTACAGAACGGTGCTCTTTCACCAACTCCTTCATTAAATGATCAATCAAATGGAGATGATGATGGAAATCCGGATGATGATGAGGATGTTTCTCCTAAGCCATCATCAGAGCCTGCTGCTTTAGCCAATAAAAATCAAGATGAGCACATGCAGATTGTTGGAAAAAACGATGAACATGTTGCATCAATGACTAGTGATCCGGATATGTTTCAACATATGCAACAAATGAATACCGCTTACAATCAAACATCTACCAGCATGGGCAGTGGCATGTCCGTTGGAATAGGCGTCACGCAATCAGGCATGGGCATGGGTGGTTCCATGGGTATGTCTGGTGGACTTGGTATGGGTGGTTCCATGGGTATGGGCGGCTCTATGGGCGGTGGACAGACAGGCATGGGGATGGGTGTAGTTGTTCAGGGCAACTTAACGGGCGCGGGCAATAATGCCGCACAAGGCGCTGACGTACTCGTTGCCAATACTAATGAAGACTGGATCAATAAAAAATGGCGTCCAGTAATGGGATGGATGTATATGGCAGTTTGCGTATTTGACTTTGTTATTGCGCCTATTTTGTGGTCAATAGTTCAGGCATACGCACATGGCGCTGTAAACGTACAGTGGCAACCACTTACCCTTCAAGGTGCTGGATTGTTTCATCTTTCTATGGGTGCGGTTCTTGGTATCGCTGCATATGGGCGTACTCAAGAAAAGATTCAAGGCGTATCAAATGCATCAACAACCACCTCAGCCTTAACCGGAATCACGCCTTCTGCTCCGCCAGCACCAACCGGTTTAACTAACCCAAGCATGCCAAACGGATTTGGTGGAATTCGTTAAAACATAATTGTTGACACTCAGTGCCTGATATGTTAGTATCTGAATATGGATCATTATAACACATTAGGCATTTCTCGTGATGCCACTTCGGAAGAAATCAAAAAAGCGTACCGCAAATTAGCAGTTCAACATCACCCCGATAAGCCGGGTGGTAATCTTGAAAAGTTTCAAGAAATTAGCAATGCATATGAAACATTAAGTGATCCTGCTAAAAAAGCATCATATGATAATCCCCAGCCTCAGTTTAATGGTGCACCGGGTGGATTTAATTTCCATACTAATGGCTTTAACGTTGATGATTTGTTCAGTCAGTTATTTGGTCACCAAATGCACCATGGTGCGGCGAGGCAACCACAGAAGCCAATGTATCGCACGAGAGTCACTGTGTCTCTCTTAGATGCATATAATGGTGCCGATCATTTCCTGCAGGCCGCAACACCTACTGGCACAAAACTCATCAATATAAAGGTTCCAAAAGGTGTTGACTCAGGACACCAAATGCGGTATGAGAATCTAATAGACGATGGAACTCTAATCGTTGAATTTATCGTGCAGCCAGATTTGCATTTTGATCGTAAAGGAAATGATCTTTATACAAATCTCTCGATATCAGTGCTTGATCTGATTGTAGGAACCTCTGTAGAGGTGAATACGATTGGTGGGAAGAAACTTGAAGTTGCTATTAGTCCAAGGACTCAGCCATATCAACAGATTAGAATACCCGGATATGGAATGCCTACACAAAATGGACAACATGGTGATCAAATTCTCTTGCTAAAACCGACAATTCCTGATATAATTGCCGATGATATTATTGAAAGTATCAAGCGCAACCAAACTAACTAAAGGATAACAAATTGCAAACCTCTCCAGAAATTGAAAATATTATTGAACGTGCAATTGAAAGCGCAAAGACCAGACAGCATCAATATTGCACCGTAGAACATTTGCTACTTGCGCTAATCACTCATCCTCCTTTCAAGAAGTGCTTGAACAGTTTCAACGTTGACACTGACCTCATGGTAGATGAAGTTGAAACATACATCAATTCTCTTCATGCAATTGAAACAAAAGACCCCAACTTTAGTCCACGCAAGACTAATACTCTTGAGCGCGTAATGAACCGTTCGGTTACGCAGGTTCTATTCAATGGTCGTCGTCAAGTAACTACTCTTGATTTGTATCTTTCTATTGCATCTGAAAACAATTCCCATGCCCACTACTTCTTGCTCAAGTATGGTGTTACTAAGAATGAATTTTTCCGTCATTGGGAAAAAACATACAAGGGTGGCGCAGGAAACACGAAACTCACCGAAACACAAGCCGACGAAATTCTTGAAGAATACACTACCAATCTTACTCAGCTTGCTCGTAATGAAAAGATTGAGCCGGTAATTGGTCGTGCTACTGAAATCAATGACATCATCAATGTGCTTGCAAAGCGTTTCAAGTCAAACGTGCTGATGGTCGGTGATCCGGGCGTAGGTAAGACTGCAATCGCAGAAGGAATCGCTCAGGCAATCGTTGATAAAAATGTTCCAGATTTCTTGCTGGATCATGACCTGTATTCTTTGGAAATCGGTTCTCTACTTGCTGGTTCTCGCTATCGCGGTGATTTTGAAGAAAAGATCAAGAACATTCTTGACGCACTAAACGTCAAGAAGAAAGCGATTCTTTTCATTGACGAGGCTCACACAATGCAGGGTGCAGGAAATGCTGGCAACGGTGGACCAGACTTTGCAAATATGATTAAGCCTGCAATCACCAAGGGAACTCTCAAGGTTATTGCTTCTACGACTTGGGAAGAATTTTACGAATCCTTTGAAAAGGATCGTGCTTTGATGCGCCGATTCTATCGCGTTAGCATTGATGAACCTTCGCAGGATTCAACTATTCGCATTTTGAGCGGACTTGCAACTCGTCTAAATGAATTTCACAATGTGGAAATCACTTCAGATGCAATTGAAGCCGCAGTTGATAGTTCTGCTCGTTATATCCATGATCGTAAGAACCCTGACAAGTCTATTGATCTTATTGATGCTGCTTGCGCCAAGCAGAAGGTCCTTGGTAATGACGGTGCTGTTATTACTAAGCAAATGATCCATGAGCAAGTTGAAAAGTTTACTGGTGTTCCTGCTGATAAACTCAGTGGTGACAACTTTGATCGTATTCAGAATCTTGAATTGAATGTCAAGAACAAGCTCTATGGTCAGGACCAAACTGTCAATGATGTTCTTGAGCGCGTGTATGTTTCTTTTGCTGGCATCGGCAATGAAAAGAAGCCAATTGCAAGTTTCTTGTTTTTGGGACCAACGGGTACCGGTAAGACTGAACTTGCAAAATTGCTTTCTTCCAATCTGGATATGCCACTTCATAAGTATGACATGTCCGAATATTCTGAGAAGCACAGTGTAAGCAGTTTGATTGGTCCTCCTCCGGGATATGTGGGTTTCAGTGACTCACAGGTTCAGGGTGGACGCCTGATTTCAGACTTGAGTAAGAATCCACATTCAATTCTGCTGTTTGATGAAGTTGAAAAGGCGCATCCTGACATCTTTAATATTTTCTTGCAGATGCTTGATGAAGGTCGGATTACTGGATCAAACGGTAAGGAAGTATCATGTAAGAATACTATCATCATTCTTACTTCCAATCTGGGGTCGGCTGATAATGAGCGAAACAACATCGGTTTCGGTACTCTTGAGAAGTCCGGAGAAGACGACAAGGCGCTCAAGCAGTTCTTCAAGCCTGAATTCCGCAATCGTCTTGATATGGTTTGCAAGTTCAACAAACTTGATAATCTGTCAATCAAAAAGATCGTTGTAAAGTTCTTGGAAGATGTGAAGAAGCCTCTGTTGGAAAAGCACAACATTACTCTCAACCTAAGTGAGCCGGTCATTGACTATCTGGCTGCACAGGGTTATGACAGTAAGATGGGTGCTCGCCCACTTAGTCGTAAAATTGACGAACTCATTCGCGTTCCGCTTTCAAAGAAGATTCTTTTTGAACGTATCAGCAATGCGAATGTGATGGCGACTCTTGTAGATAATCAGATTGTTTTCTCCATGACTGAAAAGCAATCTGCCCATATTAATGAGGATGGAATAATTGAAGTTCAGTCTTGAAGAACGTGCTACCCTGTACTATAACAAACATAAGTACAGGGTAGCAATATCCGAAAAATGTTTGCGCCATGTGTATTATGCTAAGAGCTTAAGAGGATTTAAGAAGAGTTTAGCCGAGTATATTAAATATGTTGAGGAGAGTCCATTTGCTACTGATCGTGACTTTTCCCTCACTCAAAAGCAATACAGAAAAATAAGTAAAATTATTAAATTTAGAAACAATTTTGCAAAATTGGAAAACACTTCCATTCGTCATTATAATGACACAATGAGTTTCTATTGTGATGATCCTACTTTTTTTGATCCAATAAAAGAGTTCAGTCCGGATGCAACAATTACTGAAGTTAAGTTACTTCCATCAGGTATTAAATATTTCTCAAAAGAACCAAAAAATAAGTATAGGCTGTTCTTTAAGAATAAGCAAGTTGACGCTATAACTATTTCTGATCTGATAGAGTATTTTAATAAAAATAAGGATATAACTCCATCCAAATCTTTGAGCGGATGGTTGTTCTATCAAAGCCAAACATATTATTACAAGTATATCAGAGATTGTTTTTTTATTGATTATAATGATGAATCTACGTTAACAATCATGCATCTGTTATTTACTGGAATAATAGGCAAATCATTCAAATTGGAAAAGCGACCATCGTAAGATAAATACTCCATATATTTGGAGTATTTCATGGCAAAGATGGTTGAAAATGTTCTCGTAATCAAACTTAGTAAGCTGATCAGAGACAATGAAGATGCATCAGACATCTTAAATAACGAAGTTCTGACAGCACTTGAACAAGTAACACAAGAACTGGTCGGTGCTGGTGTTCTGGTGGAAGTGGAAACGGCGTAATGGCACAGTCAACCACTCTCATACTGCTTCCACAGACTCCTTATGATAATCCGGGCAACGGTGCCCCTTATACTGTTACCGGTGAATATGTTCCAGCAGCATCATATTATCTTGGTAACCAAGATTTACAAACCGTCAATATTAGTTTGACAGACTGCACCGGTAATATTGTCATTGAGGCAACACTTGCCACTACCCCACAAGAAATTGATTGGTTCAGTGTATATGAACTTGACGCAAATGCGAATGCAGCATCAAACTCTGCACCACAAATCGCATCTAATGCTTCAATATACACTAATATACAAGGAAACTTTGTGTTCATGAGAGCCGCAGTTTACGATTTCCAAGGCGGCGGCGTGAACTATATCAAGCTGTCATATTGAACGGAATTAATTAAATGAAAATAGTAGCAGTCATGCCTGGCAGATATCATCCCTTTCATAAAGGTCATGCAGCAAGCTTCAAACAACTTGCTGAGAAATTTGGATTGCCCAATACACTTTTAGCAATTTCGGCTAAGCAAGAGCAGCCAAATAGCCCATTTATGCCACAAGACAGAGCCAAGATGGCGCAGCATCTTGGAATCCCATCAGAAAATATTATTATCGTCCGCAATCCATATAGTGCTACAGAGTATGCAGATCATCTTGCAAGCAAAGGAATAGACCCAACAAAGACTGCATTGGTATTTGGAGTAAGTGCTAAGGACATGGAGGATGATCCGCGTTTTTCATTTAAACCTACTAAGAGCGGCAAGCCAAGTTATTTTCAGCCGTATTCTAAAGAAGCATTGGAAAATATGCAACCAATGACGAAAGGTGAACCGGGAACTGGTCATGCATACGTGATGACTACCAATGTTCAAGAGTTTCCTATTGCTGGAAAAACTATGCGCGATGCAAGTGCCATTCGTAAAGCATATGCGGGAGCTAAGCAACAGAAGAAAATGCGTATCCTTCGTGATCTATATGGCGATTCAGCGGAACAAATGAAGCAAACTTTTGACAACAATTTACAAATCACAGAGAGTATTGCCGCACTTGTCAATAAGATAAAACCATTGATTAGTGAAGCCACCCTTGAACAAAAAGAAAAGTTTGTGCAGTTACTCAGTGAAGCAAAGAAGGCTATTATAGCTACAGCCGATGATACTGTAGATGAAGCGGCAAATGCTGCTCAACAGGCTGCTATTGCCATTAATATGAAGAAGCATCATAAGAAGCCAAAAAAGACCAGCGAATCCAAAATGATGGAATCTCTTGGCGATGGCTTCTATTTAATTGATGAGTCAGAAGTTGTATTCCTTTCAAAAGCAGATGAAGTCGTTAATGCGAAAAAAAATATTGATGAAACTGCAGATTATTTGACAGAAAAATAATTTCACCCCCTCTTCGCGGTGTAAATATCATTATAGTTTACAACAAAGAAGAGGACTACATGGCACGTAAACCAACAAATAAAACTAAAAATATCGCACCTAATGGTGAAGAACGCACTGTTCCCGTTGAACAGGTTCATGCAATTGCTGAACAGGCTGCACAAGAACAACAGCAGCCACAAGAAGGGCAGATTCAAGTAAACGTTGACTACCTTCGCACTACCAAGGTTCACATTGCAATGCCATGTTATGGCGGCATGTTAACTGAATCAACTTTCATGTCGTTTATCAAGTGGGCAAATACTGCTCGCCAGTTAGGTATTGACTGGACACTTGAAACGATGGTAAACGAATCACTTATCAGCAGAGCAAGAAACACTCTCACTGCTAAGTTCCTTGACATGCCTGACGCAACACACTTGTTCTTCGTTGATGCGGATATTGGATGGGAGCCATGGCACCTATTAGTTCTTATTAATCGTGACGTTGATGTTATCGGCGGATTGTATCCAATGAAGACTATGCCTATCAAGTGGGTAGTAAATGGATTTGAAGGCGCAGAAGAAGGTCCAGATGGACTACAGGAAGTTTCTAAGGCTGGAACCGGGTTCCTTCTTATGAAGAAGCATGTATTTGAAAAACTCAATTCACATCCTGCAGTCAAGCAGTATAAGAATGATATCGGTCTTGACCCAAAGTATGACCAGTATTTGAAGACTTATTTTGATACTGCTGTTCGTCAGAATCGCTACTATTCGGAAGACTGGACATTCTGTGAAAATTGGCGCGACATTGGTGGAAAGATTTATGTTGACAAGCGTGTGCTTCTTCGTCACTCCGGTTCATATGTATTCTGCATGGAAAATCAGGAACATCTGCTCAATACGGTTGGTCCAATGTATGTTGAATCATTAAAGGCAAAGGCAGCAATTGAGGCACAGGTGGCAACCATTTCATCACCTGAAGATGTCGCAGCCGCTGCAATGTCAGCCGCAGGAATTAATCCTTCTGCATAATACTTATTTTTTGAATAGTGTAAAAATTGAGACCTCAGAAATGGGGTCTCTTTTTTTGTATGGGATAAATACTCTATAATTAAGGGTCTTAATAATGAAAATCAAAGATATTTGTGAATCAACATGCGCAGGTGGAATTGCTCCAGTAGCGATGCCAATGACTACACAAAAACGCACAAAAGAATCGGTAGACGTTAATGGCTTACAGCCTGCCGAAAAGGTGATGAAGGGCAAAGCTAAGAAAAAAGGTCCTTATATGAACTCAATTAGTGAATCAAAAAAGGTTTCTGAGGCACACCTTGATGAGGAAGATGTAATCATGATTCCAGGCCAAGGTCGCTCAATGAAAACTGGATTTGTTGCACATGATCCTGATCGTGCAGAGCATGAAGGTGAAACTCTTAAGAATAGCCTACGCACAATTGTTCGTTTGTCTTCTGAATTGGAAAAGCGTTTATCTGATAAAGATCAATTCCCTGAATGGGTATCAGAAAAGGTCGGCGGAATCAAGGCGATGATGACAAGTGTGATGCAATATCTTGCAAGTCAACAGGATGCCGGTAAACCTTTTGAAACGAAGAAGATTCCGAATGGCGGGACTATTGCTGGTGGTATTGCCGCAGAGAATAAGAACAATCTACGTAAACGTAACGACAGTAAGAAAAATACACTCGGTCTTCAATGGGGTGACATTCCAACCGAAATCGCTAATATGGACAAAAAAATTAATTTTTATGAGTCATATGTAGTAAACGATGGAAAACTATTTGAAACTAACGAAACATCTAACTTAGATGCATTCGATAAACTAAATGACCTTGCGGAGGCTAACCCAACTGTTGGTAACAAATATTTAATCATCGGTCTTTACCTATTGAATGATCAATTGGAAATATCACAATATCCAGAAATGTGTGAATTGCTATCAAAAACTTCCAACTCATTTAAAGTTAAACTTGGAAATGATAATAGAGTAGTAGAATTCCCATCAAAAACAATGTCAAAAGTAATGCCAGTAGTAACACTTCTATTTAAAAATGTTGGCGACTATGATAAAATGAGATCATATGTCAGTATTAAATTTGACGGTGACTCACTGCCAGCGTTCACTAATGATGTTGTAGAAGGCGCAAAAGTTGATCGCATGGCAAAGCATATTGCTAAGTCGGAACGCGAAGCAGGTAAATCTAAGGACAAGGCAGAAAATATTGCTTGGGCAACATTAAATAAGCGTGGAATGTTAAACAACAAAAACCACAAAAAAGGCAAATAATCCATGAGTTCTGTAATGAAGGGCATCATTGATGAAGAAGACATTGATGAAGTCAATCTTAATAGTTATAAGAAAAAAGAACGATTTGATTCTTATGTATTAGGAAAACGCCCACCAAAAGAAGCAAAATTAATAGGGGAAATAGGAAATAATTTTCCTGTCTATAGATATGCGGATGAATATGGTGAAAATGAATTCTTCGTTACCTCACCTAAATCAGGTAAAACTGTAATATTTCTTAGTACTGAAGTGCCATCCAGTGCCAAAAACGTGCATAAAATTAATATAGTAGTGGCAAGTGATAAATCTCCCGGCGTAGATAAGCTATATCGTTTTCTGGTATTAAAAAAAGATTTGGTGCTGGTAGGTGATGATCAATCTGAGGGTGCCAGAAAAGTATGGAAAAAAGCCACCAGACATCCCGGAATTAATGTGCATGGATTTAATCCAAAAACAGGCAATGCATTCCATCTTCGTGCATCCGACGAAGAAGGCTATTCAAATGCCACAGAAAGAGATAAATGGCGCGCAGATAAAAAGAACGCTTATGGTTCTGGACTTGAACCGGACAAACTACTGAAATATGACTCAGAAATTGATAATTTAATAGATGTGGGGAATTCCCAAATTGTTATGCACAAGCGTGACAAGAACATGACCAAAGAAAGTATTGAATCATTGTTGCGTCCTTTGTGTGAGCACAAAATACGTCGCAGAAGTTCAATTCTTAAGGGAATTGTCGGAGAAGATTCAGACATGCAGTTTGCCGCTGAAAAGACGCCAGCAGTTAATCCTTATGGTGGAAAAAAAGATAGGCAATTTAGAGGTGCCATCAGCGAAATGCCAGATACTTCTGGTCCAGTAGGAACACAAGATGGTGGATGGCGTCAAGTTAAATTAAAGCCTGCTGGTCAACTTGATGAATCTGATGTTCCTAAATGGTTAGAACTTGATCATCTGGGTTCTATGGAAAATAAATTACAGTATTACGAAGCATATGCTAAAAATAAAGGTAATGTTCTTGAATCAAACGAGGATGATTACATTGATTCATTCGTGAGTCTGGCTAATATGGGAGATTCCCCGGACATTAACTCTGAATGCATCATGATATCATTTTTACTTCTAAACAATAAACTCAGTTTGATGCATCGTCCAGAATTAGTAAAGCTATTAAAAGTTGATTCAGGAAAATACACTGTAAAATTAATGGACCAAGACAATAGAGTTGTAGAATTTCCAATTAATAGCAATTCCGCAATAGCGCCTATCATAACACTTCTGTGCTCATCTACTGATACGTATGATAAAATACGAACATACGTAGAATTACGTTTTGACCTATCGTTACCGGACTATATCAATGAGGACACTTCATATGGTGGTGGCGGTGGACAAGGTGGTTATGCTGGACAGTCCTATCGTAAGTTCAGACCAAAAATGGCCGGGACTCATATGAAAAAAGAAAGTGCGATTCTGAAAGGAATTCAGATGTGAGAGCATTTGAGTTTCTGACAGAAGATCAGACAACCACTATTCAATATCATATTGGCAATGCCAATAGTATTAACAGAGACGTCATGACTCAACTGTCACGCCTGATATCAGAAGGCGCAGAAGTTGATATGGGAGTTGTAAATCGCAACCTCGCATCAGCACCGTCTATAGGTTATGCGATGGATGGTAATCAGGCAGTCGGCGTTATCGTATTAAAAAATCCGGTGAGTTCATATCGCCAAAAATGCTTTGTCGCAGCAGGAGTTCCGGAATTAGAAAGCCGATATAATTTAGAAATCGGTTATGCGTTCGTCAAAGAAGAATATCGTGCAAGAGGCGTAGGAATTTATCTTTGTCGCAAAATGGTTCGTTCTATCAGTGCACCGATTTATGCAACTACTCGTGAGGCCAATACTACGATTAATAAATTATTGCAGTTTGGCGGATTTCATAAAGCAGGAAATTCTTGGAAAAGTGATCGCGGAAACTATAATCTTTTCTTGTGGATTAAAGGTTAAATAAAAAATGAAAACCAATGACATTGAAACCATTAATTATTTCGCATATGCACACAACGCCAATACTCATATCATGAAGAAACGCTGTCCTTCAGCAAAATTAATTGGCACTGGCGTTCTTAAAAATTTCAAGTTAGTTTTCCGCCATTATGCTGATATAGAAAATGAAGATAATACTGAATGCTATGGTGTTCTATGGAATATCAATATCAAAGAGTTAAAGACGCTTGATTATGACGAAGGCATTCACAAATCTTACAACAGAATTCCAGTATCCGTAGATACTGAAAATGGTCCAGTAAAAGCAATGGCATATATAATGGACCCCGCTAACAGTGTTAAAAAACTTACACCTGAATGGTATATCAAAAGCGTTGAAGAGGGATATAAAGAACATGGTCTTCCCGTTGAAGCCGTAGAAAATGCTCCTAAGAATGAAGGCTTTGACCAACCACTAAGCGAAGCAGGAGGGGTGCCTACGTATTATTTCTCTTACGGAATGCTATGTGATCCTAATAATATGCATAATGCTAAATTAGTGGGCGTCGGTGAACTTCGCAATTTTGAGTTTAAATTGTATCGTTTTGCAAATGTTGAACCAAGCACGGGAAGCAAGGTGTATGGTTGCCTGTGGGAAGTTGATCGCAGAATGTTAAGTGAGTTGGATTACTTAGAGGGATATCCTCAGATGTATGACCGTCGCACATACCCTATATACTGTGATGGTCAAAAATATCCAGCAGAAGTCTATCTGATGACCCCAGATACTATTAATCGCCTGCAAGGCACTATCCCAGCCAACTCATATATTATGTCAATTAAGTATGGCTATTCGCATGCGGGTGTTCCTTTATACCAACTGTATGATGCGCTTGATACATTAGACGATCACAAATATCATGGATACACTGATACTAAAAATGATTACTCCACGTGGAATAATAGTAGCTATCTAGACGTTAAAGATGACAACGAGGATAATGGTGATTGGGACCCTTCTTATAGAGGACACCGAAACATTCAATATGAAACTGTCAGCACGGGAATGGGAGGCGGATCAGCAGGTAATAGCGGCGGCGCAATGGTAGGTGGTCCAACTACCTATGAACAAGAACATGCTTTAACTAAACACAAAGGGCGTGGGCAGAGAAGAACATTAGCCAGCACTTATGAGAGTGTAGGTAACCAGACAATAACTCTATCAGACATTTATGATGGTGCTTATCCTGATCATGATGAAATGGTTTGGAACTTTGTTGGCGATAACGACTTTGATATACCATTTGCTGTTCATACTATTCAACCATTTGTATTGGAACAATTGCTATCGAATCAACATGGTGTTGATGATTTAGAAGATTTGTTTGATAAAATGCAACCTGCTCAGGAAGCAATAGTATCTGATTATCAAAATAATCCTAATCTTTCTCAGGAAATAATAGTGCTTGCGGGTGACAGAATTATTGACGGGCATCACAGGGCATTGGCAGCAGCATTATCTAATCGACCAATCAAGTATATTGATGTGACTGAGGAAGCATAAATACTCCAATAAGGACTATTAATAATGCTGGCTGATAATTTAAAAACATTGCTCGGAAGCACTCACGTATTATATACTAAAATACACGGATTTCACTGGAACGTTCAAGGAAAGGATTTCCCTCAATATCACAAATTCTTGAATAAATTCTATGATGAAGTTTATGAAACGATTGATACAATTGCTGAATATATCAGAACATTAGATTCATTTGCTCCGGGAAGTCTCGCGAGATTTATGGAACTTACCATAATTGAAGAACAATTATTGGTTCCAAGAGCAGAACTAATGATGGCAGAATTGCTTGAAGATTCAGAAAAAATGATAGAGTTAGTAAAAGACATATTTGACGTTGCTACTGAAGCCAGAGAGCAGGCGATTGCAAATTTTATGGCAGACCTACAAGAACTTTATGCTAAAAAAGCATGGATGTTGCGTTCAATTCTTAAAACTTCACGAGCATAATATATGAGAGCAAAACAATTTCTTGAACTGTATGAGGCACAACAGCAACTATTTGAAGTGGAAATGTCCCCTTCAAGTTTAAGAAAACTTGCCAGTAATATTCCGGGTGCTTTAGCCGGTCTTGAGTATGAAATGTTTGTTCCGGATGTTGATTTAGGAGGCGATGACGATGAGCCAGAAGAAGACATGGATATGGACGAATCCGCAATTGACATTGACGATATTGTTCGTTTCTTTGACGACAGCGAACATAATACTTCAAGAACAATCCGCGAACTGAGACGAGAATTAGAAGAAAAATATTCCGAGTATGTTGACCGTGAAATTGAAGATGCCTGGCAGGGTTCCGAAGGTAAACAGCATCTTTACGACTGGATTAAAAATAATGTTGATAATGATGATCTTGCTGAATATTTAGACAAGACACCCGAAGAAGATGAAGAGGGCGATAAAGAAGAATTTAGTCCAACCGAGGAAGATTATGAAGAGGCAGCAGAAAAATCTTGGCAAGACGAAGATTCTTATTGTGATGATGCTAAAGAAGATTTCATTAATGACTATGATAGAAGCAATTTCAGTGAGAGAGATTTCTTAAGAGATATCGGAATTTATCACATGTCAGACGTAAACGGTAGTGTTTATGTTGACCTCACATGGCCGCACTGGATTCGCGGGTCATCGGGTGAAAGGGGAATTACTGAAGTTGCCGAAGACATATCAGAATTTTTAGGAATTCCGGTATATACGGGAGAATATCATTCTGGCGCAAGATCACCAAATGGCTATACATTAGAGACTGATGGTAGTTTACAAAAAGACGGTTATGCGGGTCTGGAATTGATAAGCCCGACCCCGCCGCCCCCAGTTGCCAAAACTCTTGAGGACATGGATAAAATTATTGAATGGGCACATGATAATGATTGCATAACTAATAAATCATGCGGGCTTCACATGAATATTAGTATTCCAAATTATAACAGAGATAATTTGGATTATGTAAAACTTGCAATACTTACAGGTGATAAATATGTTCTTGATCAATTTGGAAGAGCAGCTAATACATATTGTAAATCCGCTATTGATATTATTAAAAGTAAAGCAGCTAATACAGAGCAAGCTGAACAACTTATTGATAAGTTACGTAATAATGTAGAAGAAATTGCCAGTAAAATATTACATGGCGGTCGCACTGACAAATACACCAGTATTAATGTTAAAGAAAATCGTATAGAATTTCGTTCACCCGGAAATGATTGGCTAAATGCCGGGACTGAAAAATTGACAAACACGTTACTGCGTTTTGTAGTGGCATTGGATGCGGCTTGCGATCCAAACAAATACAAAAAAGAATATTATAGGGCACTGTATAAATTACTTAAGCCAAAAGACCCCAAATCTGACATGAGTTATTTTGCTCGTTATATGTCAGGTGAAATGACTAAAGAAGCATTAGCCGGTGATCTTTTACGCGCAAGAAAAACTCGTCTTGGTAAAAGCGGTATTGAGGAACTAAGTGAGTCTGAGGTCGATGATGGCGACTGGATTGTAACTGTAGGTGGTCGCGACAATAATACTAATACTATATATCTCAGATATACCAAACAAGTAAGTAATGGGACAGAAGCATTATCTGCCGCTCAAAAATTATATCCAAAAATATTTAATAAAAATAATGTTCAAAATACCACAGTTCAGAGATATAAAATTGATATTGATCCAGATTTAAAACTTTATAGAGTATATTATGGTTACTTGAACACTGACGTTGTTGCCAAGTCTGAACAGGAAGCAGAAAAGTTAGTTAAGATCATTGATGCTAGGCAAATTTCTCAATTTGGTGGTGACCCACGACTTAAGGCTGAAGAACTTGTGTCAGCTACTAAAAGAGCCATGAAAAATATGCTAATCATACAAAATAATAAGTTTGAAGAAGGTAAACATTGGCTTGAAAGTGACAAAATTTATATTATTAGAGGCAATTTAGAATATGACATACCCATCAAATATATTGCCGCTAAAACAGAGCAAGAAGCCGAAGTGATCGCCAAACTAATGTATCCTCAATTTGATGATGATGCTAATAATTGGTATATTGTTCGTGGTTCGGGCAATATTCTCTATCCAGAAGAATCTGCAACATATAGAAAAGCACAAGAAGAATTAATTAAAAATAATCAAACCAATCGTCAGTCAACAGATGACACGCATGCCACAGATATGTCAGATATTAAAATGTATCGCGTTCATAATATAATTGGATATGATTATGTAATGGCTAAATCGGAGGAAGAGGCGGAGGCGCTGGCCACTAAGATTAATTATGTAAAATTCCCCGCTGGTTCAGTGACTGCAGTTAGGGCAGAATTAGACCCAAGCAATACCGAGGAATTCGTTAGAAGACAAAATCTTAGATTAGCAAATGCACCTAAACCTTATCATATTATTGACACAAGAACTAATCAGCCTGTGCCTGATTCTACATTCCCGGTGATTAATGATCATGATGCAGTTTTGAGATTGCGTGATTATGCAAGTTTTGGAAGACATGGTTTATCATCAGCCCGAGCGCGCGAAGTGTTTGCGGTTCGTCCAGTGTCTTGATAAATACTAATTAATATGAGAGCAGTATGAGAGCAAAACAATTTCTTGAACTTTACGAAGCACAGCAGCAATTATTTGAAGTGGAAATGTCTCCTTCAAATTTAAGAAAACTTGCCAAAGGCATTGAAGGTGCCAAAGTTGGTATTGAATTTGAAATGGTTGTTCCAAACGTAAGTATAGAAAACAATGACGATGATGATGATGAAGTGAATTTTCCGGAACCAGAAATGAATAACCTATATGAACCTGCAAGAAGCATAGATGACATTGTTGAGTTCTTTGATAACCCTGGTTACAATGACTCACGCACAATCACCAGACTTAGAAACATATTAGAGACTAAATACCGAGAATGGGCTAAGCAGTTCGTTGATAAACAATGGGACAAGAATGGAAAAGAATATCTTCTAAATTGGATTAGAAAAAATGTTAGCCCAAACAAAATTGCTGATTATTTAGATTTACCCGAAGATTTGTTAGGTGATCGCATTCCTTCTAAGGAAGATTATGAAGAAGTAGCGTATGAAGAATGGATGCGCCCCGGCAATGCGGCTGGACATAATTATTATGATGCGGCATATGAATCATTTCGCGACGGTGATGTATTGCCTAATTATTATTATGATGAAGATGATGAAGACTCTGATCCGGACGAAAATAAAGAATATATATTTGGTTTTGACAGCGATGATGCCGATGATGCTGATGAAGAAACATTCTTAGAAAGTCTCGGAATCAATGATATGGAAGATGTGTATCATAACTCATTGAATAGCAATCATGTATTATCATGGCCAAGCTGGACTGATCCACAACCTGAATATAACAGTAGTAGTAGTTCTTCTTCTGGCGGATCAGAATCAATACAAGATACCGCATTAGGGTTCATGAAGGCTCTCGGCTATGATTCAATTGCATATTCTACTTCATATCACGGAACATATTATAAATGGGACGGTAACGATTGGGAATATTATGGTAATAAAAAACCAAATGATTGTTATGCGGTTGAGCCGGATACCAGCATAACAAAAAAGTCCGATGAGGCAGGTTTGGAGTTTGTGAGTCCACCACTTCCTCCAGAACAAATTATGGCAGATATTAAAAATATAAAAACATGGGCTAATCGCATTGGAGCCTATACTAATAAATCTACTGCCATTCATACTAATGTTAGCGTTCCTAATTATGATATAGGAAAAGTTGACTATGTTAAACTTGCTCTATTATCTGGCGACAAATATGTCTTAGATCAGTTTGGTCGGACATTTAATGATTATACCAGTTCTTCACTAGATATTATCAAAAATAGATCATCTCGGTTATCTAATGAACAAGTAGAAAAGTTGTTGGATAAACTAAAAAACAACGTGGAAGAAATAGCCAGCAATGAAATTCATGGACCATATTCAATGAAAAAAATGGTATCTGTTAATACCGGCGATCCGGCTGGTTACAATAAGAAAAGCGGTTATGTAGAGTTTCGTGCTCCGGGTGGCGATTGGCTTGGGACTAACTATGAAAAAATTGAGAATACGATTCTAAGATATATCGTCGCTCTTGATGCTGCCGGTAATCCTGAAAAATACAAACGTGAATATACTAAAGCGTTGTATAAAATACTAAAACCCAAGACTGCCACAGATAACATGAGTCTATTTGCTCAATATATGGCTGGTAATATTACCAAAGAAGCATTAGTAAGTAAACTTAAGGTTAAGAAAAAACCTTCACAAACAAACGATAAAATTGCTTCCACACAGTCAGGTGAAGATGAAACTATGTATAGATTCAGCACTCGTGATGGTTCAGTTGCGCCTGCTTATGCATCTGGTTCTGATCCAATGGAAGCATTTGATAGATTAACTGCACGTAATGCTGTATGGAGAACTATGCCTATTAGTAATGTTCTTACTCATGTTGCTGAACCCAGTCGAAGACAAACTCCTCCTGATGTTCAACAATTATCATCACCTGAACCTGATTCAATACCTGAATTAACCCGTGAATATCAACAGTGGTGTGAGCAACAAGGTCTTCCATATGTGGCAACAGAATATCAGGACTTTGATGAACTAACCGATGCGCAACGTGATTGGATAATGCGCTTTAATGTTCGCTGGTCGGCTGCAGAAGAAGCGCGTGATGCGCCCCAACAACAATCATCTTCCGAAAGAAGATTGTATTCAGTAAGAAATACAGACACAGGTGACGTAATGCAAGTTTTTGCAGATAGCCCCCTTAACGCAATGATCGGTGCAAGAAGTGAAAATCCCGACTTCCGTAATGCTTCTCTTCATGCAGCAATAACTGCACCTGAACCAGATCAAACTCCCCGCCACACAGAAGGCGAATCATTATATCGGGTGACCAATAATAACACTGGTGAGCAAATAACTATTGCCGCAGGTTCATTACAAACTGCATATGGCAGAGCGCAAAGAAACAATCCATCATGGCAAGGCTCCATACTGACTGCCCGTCAGATTGGCTCTGATGAAATTAGTCCAGAATCTCCGACATATGATGTGCGTGATACAGCAGGAACAATACATACATTACAAATACAAGCCAACAACGCCGATGAAGCCAGAAGAATAGCAAGATTACGTTATCCCGAACTTGACAGTCTTCCGGACACCAGACTTCTTGCAACAAGAAGATCATCATAATGAGAGCAAATGAATTCATAACAGAGTCATCGGGAGTAAGACTCAAAGATTTAGCCACTGTGAAAACTAATTTTCCGGATGCCGATTTCTGGCTTCAGCGCAAAGGTAGCGAGAAGTCTGTAGGCACACCAACCAAAGAGTTTTCACCAGAAAATATCGGCATCAAGGTAACGGCTACTGATGTTCTTGATGCAAGATATCTGTATTACATGATGCAGCATATTCACAACATTGGATATTGGAAACAGTTTGCGAGTGGTGCATTGAGACTAGTCAATCTTCCATTACAACATGTTGCCAATCTTCCTCTTGGTATGAATGAATCTTTAAATGAAGATGAAAATGTTCAAATAAAAACTGACCTAACTTATACCGATAGCTATCAGGGACAGGCAGACGGATTCATACTTGCATCTGCTAACGGTAAATCACCATGGGCGGATGAAGGAAATGGCTATTGTCCTAATGCAGTTGGTGGATTGGATTTTAGTATCTACGAAGGCAAGGCATTAATCAAAATGGTGCAGGTTAAGCCCGAATATCAACGCATGGGAATCGGATTGGCTTTAGTAAAAAGACTTGAACAAGAAGTTGGTAAGGGAAACATTGACTGGGGGATGATGACCGACACCGGAAAAGTATTACATGATAAGTATCAGAATTTAGATGAGGCGTTGCCAACTTGGGCTAAAAAAGGTGAGTTTATAATTGAGTCAATCGGACCTGATACGATCTTTAATCAGGTGAAAAAAATTCACCATACCTTCCGAGATATAGAAGAAGGTGATTTACCTGACCGTATCTATTGGTTTAGTGAGTACAAGAAAAGTGAACTCCCGCTATCACTGCTTTATTTACATGAATTTTTTGTTGATGAGCAATTGGTAGATGATTATGTAAAACTAATCCAATCTTCACCCAATACAATGCCGCCTATTGTATATGATCCTATCGCTGGTTCAATCATTGACGGTAATCATAGAGCCAATGCTTATGCTAAATTAGGCTATGACACTATACCCGCATACGTTGGGTTAACAAAATCTGACAGTTACGGTGAGCGTGAAAACGAAATTGACGAAGCATTTCCTTCTTGGGCTAAAAAAGGTGCATTGGCAGCAGGCGGCGCGGCTGCATTGGCGGCTGGTGGTGTAGCACTAAGGCATGCACAAGACGATAAGCCTCAAGTCAGATTTGAACTCCCAAATGCTAAATCAGCAGAGAACGCACTCCGCCAAGATGCAAAAATTCTCGCTCATACTATGTGGGGAGAAGCAAGAGACCAAGGCATTGATGGTATGATTGCCATCGGCAACGTCATAAATAATCGTGCCAAGGATACGAAACATGCAAGAATGTTTGGACAAGGCATCAAAAATATTGCAACCAAACACAAGCAATTTAGTTGCTGGAATCCCAATGATCCAAACTTTAAGTATGCTAAAGAAATGGAAAAAATTGATCACATCGTCAACACAAAGCGCGCGCCGAACAACGAAGACTTCAATAAATGGTTATCAGAGTTTAAAAATACCGGAGAGTTTCTAGATTATAAAAAATGGCGTAAGAGTTTAGAACTGGCAACTAAAATTCTGTCTGGTCAACTTCCTGATCCAACTCATGGAGCAGTGTATTATCACACTAAAAACGTTCATCCTGAATGGGCAAAGAGTATGAAAAAAATAGGCTCACTTGGTCAGCACGTTTTTTATTCTTTACCTACGGCTATAAAAGAAACTCATGAATTAGACGAATACAAAGTGGACAATGAAAATGGTTTGGGTCAAGTTCCATACAATGCTAATGTGGATTATATGGGATTACGAGTTTTAATGAAACCGAGTATATTTTTGAAACTTGCTCACAAATTAGAAAATCCCAGAAGCGTTGATCATATCGTGAATCACATTAAACAAGGTGGCGCATTGGGTTCTCCATTTTTGTCCATAGACATTCCCCGTGAATGGGAAGAGGGCGATTTCAAACATGATGCCAGAGTAAGCGGACACGAAGGACGCAATCGCATGATGGCTATTCAGCAAGTTGAAGGCGATGATCCAGTTGAAGTTCACCTATTTCCGCGTGGAGGAATGAGAGCCAGACATCTTACGTCAGAAATTATCAAGCATTTACAAGATAGTATGTTTGGACAAGACGGAAACTATGTGTGTGGAAATTTATTCCAATTAATGCAAAAATAACTGTTGACACGTTTATTCTCCCATCTTATAAGTCATCCATCATAAACAAAGAGCGAGATGTAACGTGACTTTCAAACTTAGTAATTCCGGTGTGGTTGCAGTTGTTACCATGGACCGTCTCGAATCTATTCGCGTGTCCAATATTATTCGTAGGGCAGGTATTCCGCGCGAAACTTATTTCACTGGCAACATCAAAAAGCAGATGAAGAAGTCTTCTGATTTGGAAGCAGTGATCCTTGTTCAGGATGGTGCTATCTTCATTAAGGACATGCTTACTGGCATTCAGCGTGAGGTCACCGGTGATCTCGTGAAATCTGTGGAATATGTTCTTTATTATGGCTATCATGAAGATGACGTTTGTGTCCGAGACAATGCTTACGATTTTGGTGATTTTTCGTTGTATGGCATCGTTTAAAATTAAACACTACATGAAACATGAGGAAATTCCATAATGTCTAATAAACCCACTATGACCATTGACCAAGATGGACATAAAGAATGGCGTCTGGATGGCAAACTCCATCGCGAAGATGGACCTGCTTTTGAATATGCAGATGGTACTAAGAAATGGTATCTGAATGGCAAACTCCATCGTGAAGATGGGCCTGCTGTTGAATATACAAATGGCGAGAAGCAATGGTATCTAAATGGAAAACTCCATCGCGAAAATGGACCCGCTATTGAATATGCAAATGGCACCAAGATATGGTACCTGAATGGCAAACGCCATCGCGAAGATGGACCTGCTGTTGAATATGCAGATGGTTCCAAGCGTTGGTATTTAAATGACAAACGCCATCGCGAAGATGGACCTGCTGTTGAATATGCAGATGGTTCCAAGTGGTGGTATCTAAATGGAGAAAAAATAGATCAATTGGTTTTCTGGGTTACCACTAAAGAGCGCGAGCAACAGAAAACTTCTTGACATACGATATCGCACGTATTATAAGCTTTTACACAATTACAAAAGGATATTTCAAAATGGCCAAGACCCTCCAAGAAAACGATGTTGTCAATGATGCTGATAATGATCGCATTCCCGTTCTTCCGATGCAACTTCGCAAAAGCATTGATGTTGGTGGTAATCGCGAAATCATTTTCCAAGACGGTGACAGGGTAAAGATTCCCCTTCGCACCATTGACGCGTTTTTTGACATTTATAATCGTCTTAAGCCCATTGATCGTGAAGCTATGCAAAATAAGGCGAGCAAGAGTGCGATGGACTTTGTTGATGCACTGATTGACTTTGCCCAAAAAGAGAAGATGCCGCGCAGTATCTACTGATATTAAAAATTTCCCATAATAGCTAAATAATAGTGCCTTGGTGTAAGAAAAACTTACACTTGGGCATTGTTGTTTAAGGTGAGGATTTATGGGAGATATCTTTAAAGTTATTGGTGACGTAGGATTTCCCATTGCCGCTGCATTTGGTGCCGGATATTTTGTATTCCTAACTCTCAAATTTATTCTTGCAGGAGTTACCAGTAGCGTTAAGAACATGGCTGGTATTATTACTGCACTTGATAACCGCGTAAAAACTATGAATCATGATGTCATTCGTATTGACACGGTTGTTTCAAACGCGCTTGGGCTAAGTCCTGACGTTGAGCGTATTGGTCGTTCTGACGGAAAAAATGATGCCAGGAGAGATTGATAAAAATACACTTAGCAATTAAATAACGATCCACTTTACAGTCCATACTCGCAATAAAAAAGATGTATTAAATAAGAAGAAAAATAAATGAGCATAGAAATAGCAGAATTGGTCAACAAGTATGGGTTTCCTATCATTGCCGCTGGTGGAATGGGCTATTTTGTATTTCATGTATGGGAATGGGCAACTAAAGAAGTTAAACCAGTTCTCAGTGAGACAAATACTGTCCTGATTGCGTTAATTGATCGTATACGTATGTTGGATAACGATCTAATACGTCTCAATCAAAAAGTCAATACCGTATTGCATTTGCGCGGAAAAACGATTGAGCATGAACGTGTTGAGGCTGAAAAAATTATTAATCAGCCACGAGTTCGCCATAAAGACACGGAAGAATCTCAAGAAGCAGCATCAGGCAATAGTTAGGTAAAATAATGAAAACCATAACAACACTAATGCTTTTTGGTATGCTGTTTATGAGTGAAACTGCGCATGCTGATCAAATAGTTCAGCAATTCAAAGACCCATCATTCAATGGTATTAACTGGTCTAACCATGTTTTATCAATTGAATCAATAGAGGCGTCCAATAAATCAGCAAATACGAATGCACTTGCATCTGCACAGGCGGCTGCGGCAAATGCGGCTGCTAACACACCTCTTGCAAAATTTGTGTCTCTATTTGAATCTCAGGTATATTCACAATTGGCAACGCAATTATCAAATAATCTGTTTTCAACAAGTGGACCATCATCAAATGCTGGAACATTTAACTTGGCTGGAAATAGTATTAGTTACGTAAAAACAAACAATGATGTTACATTGACTGTAGTAGATACTTCCGGAAACAAAACTATAGTTACAGTTCCGATAGCAACATTTGCATTTTGAAGGAATAGAGTGTGAATAAACAGATTGCTTTACCATTATTAATTCTATCAGCTTTATCCCTTTCTGGATGTATTGGTGCTATTAGTCCACGACTAAACAAAGACGTTGAAATCATGCGTGAGAAGGCAAGAATAGAAGGTTTCGCAAATCCAAAAATATTTGTTAATTTACCTGAATTGGATGGTCCTGCTATTCCTATTGCAGTATATAGTTTTACAGATAAAACTGGCCAACGTAAAAATTCATCCAGTGTTAGTAGTTTTAGCACGGCAGTTACTCAAGGTGCAGATGCATACTTAGTAAAAACTCTCTCAGATGTAGGAAACGGAAAATGGTTTAAGCCTGTTGAGCGCGTGGGCATTGAAAGCCTTATAAAAGAGCGTCAGCTTATACGTCAAATGCGTGAATTGGAATTCGGTGATAAGGCACCTCCATTGCCACCTCTTATGGTGTCAGGTCTTATTATTGAAGGTGGAATTATTGATTATAATAGTGACACCAAAACTGGAGGGAACGGGGTTCGCTACCTTGGTATAGGTCCGAATACTCAATATAGCCAAGATATGGTTGTCATAAATATGCGTCTCGTGTCTACGCAAACTGGGGAAGTCTTAGATAGCGTAACCGTAACAAAAACTATTATCTCAACATCAGAAGGTTTAACTGCATTTAAATTTTTTGATTTAGGAACGCATGCTTTTGAACTTGACGCTCAACAGACAGCGAATGAACCGGGAAGTTATGCTATTCGTTCAGCAATTGAAGTTGGTGTAGTAGAACTAATCAAACATGGTGAAAAGAAAAAATTATGGCACTATAAAACTAATACGTTACCAACCAATAAGGAATTAAAATAATGAAAGCAATAAAAATAATAAAATACGCATTAATTCTTAGTTCGCTATTTGTATCCGATGCTACATTTGCTCAGTCACTTACGGCGGAATCTAATCCAACAAGTGTCCCATCTGCCGTTTTACCAACTCTACCAAATCCTCCTGCAATTATCGCCTCATCTCCTAATGAGCAGGCAGCATCTACGTTGGACACAACTAACCAAGTATATATCAACCAGTCAGGATTTAATGTCAATGTTAATATCCAACAAACTGGTGTATCAGACTTGATTGGAAGCCTATCATATCCAACTTTTCTACGTGGAGACAATCAAGTATTAACCGTGATTCAGACTGGAAACACAAACAATCTACAGTTAGGAATTATTGGTAACATTGGCGCAGGTGCCGGAACTACAGCAACTATTCAACAACTCGGCAATGGCAACTATGCTAATATTCAATGCGGAACTGGCAAAAACGATCCAAATTGTAATGGATTAAATTTGAATGATAAATTTAATGGTAATTTCAATACTCTTAACTTTCATGGATCAGCCGCAAATATCACTCAAACAGTTGATATTGAAGGTAACAACAACTACACTAATATCTTTTCCAACTCTCCAAATTCTTCACAGACATTATTGTTCAATGGTGAAAACAACACAATTAACGTAAATCAGACTGATGCAGGTGGAAACTATGGTCACAGTTTATTTGCAAATGTCATCGGAAGCAATAATACGCTTACTGTTCAACAATATGGTGCTTCAGAAACCGTAATCAATATTCAAAGCACTGGCTCAAATGGCATCTTTAATATTAAAACCGGTCATTAATTTAATTGGATTACTATGCTTGCTAATTGCCACCCCGGCGTTAGCAAGCATAGGGTCTATTACCAATTTCAAAGGTGCTGGACAAATTAAACGTGGTTCCGCATCCATTCCTGCTAATCAAAATTCTGGCATTGAGAAAATGGACATTGTATCTACTAACTCGCAAGGTAAGATAAAAATAACATTCATTGATGCAACTACTGTCAACATTACTGAAAACAGTAGACTCGTGATTGATGATTTTGTGTTTGATAGTAAAAATTCATCAAAGGGTAAATTGGGTCTTAAAGTGGCGTTAGGAACTATAAGATATACATCCGGCGCGCTGGCTCATGGAAATCCATCAGGCATTAACATACGCACTCCTACGGCAACTATAGCGGTTCGTGGAACAGATTTTGTGATGTCCGTTGACGAAACTGGAGAATCTACGGTTATTCTTGTTCCAAATTGCTACGATGATAAAGACATAACAAAAACTGAGTTTGATTGCTCATCCGGTGTTATTGAAGTCATAACTGCGGCTGGAATAGTAACTTTGAACAAGCCATTTCAGGCTACTGTAGTCCAGAATTCATTTATACCACCATCACCTCCTATAAAAATTACTACTGCACTAAAAGTAATGAATAATAATATACAGATTTCTCCGCTTGCAACTGATGATGGAAAAAGTTTAATTAAATTTGCAAAGAATGCAGCCACAAAATATGCCAACCCATCTAAGGCAATAGCAGATTCAAATAAAGACCCCACAACAAATTCAAATGATAGCGCCGAAGAAGCAGAACTCGCCGTGCAACAAAAATCTTCAAGTCAAATCAATGATCAAAAAGATACACTTATACCCAAAATTACTGTTTCTGGTAGAGTGATATATACGAATGTATCACCTACCTATGTCAAACAGGTTCAGGAGGGGTGGGCATATGCGCGTATGTCAAGTGATAAAAATCAAGTCGTTGCAATATGGGTTGATCTTAAAACCGATACACAAATTATTTCGTCACAAGAAGGATTAATTGACTTCTACGATTTTGTGAATGCTAAGTATCCAACTTCGGGATCAGGTAAAGCAACTGGTAACATAAATATAATACAAAATGGAGCAGTTCCACCAACTAATAGCGGAAAATAATAAAGGATAGAGTCATGAAAAAATTAAAAAAAATACTAATAAATCCGTGGTTGGCTCTCCTGACATTTGCAATATTGCTTATAGTTAAACTATCAAATCCATATTTAATAGATGCAATGAAACTTAAATTTTATGACTATCTAATGTTAAGTAAACCAATTCACAGTGATCAGATTGTAATTGCAAATATTGGTGAAAGGGCATTAGAGAAATACGGACAATATCCATTTCCCAGAGATACATATGCAAAAATCGTCAACAATCTATATGATAATCATCATGCTGGTTTAGTTGGCAGCACCATAATGTTTCCAGAAAAGGATAGGTTTGGCGGAGATGATGTGTTTGCTAAGTCGCTTACAGAGCATCCAGTGGTTCTAAGTCAAACTGTTTCTGCCGATTGCACACGCAACAATAGTTCAACCCGTAAAACTGGCGTTGCAATAGTAGGTGATGGCAAGCCAACAGAATTTTTACCAAATTATCCATGTGTTCTTGATAATATTTCAGTGTTGCAAGAGTCTGCTGTAGGTGTTGGTATAACATCAACGCTTCCTGAAACCGATGGTGTTGTTCGTCGCGTTCCTATGCTGGCAACATCAAAAGGAGATTATTATCCTTCGTTTGCATTAGAAATGCTACGTGCTGCTACAGGTGATCCAAGTTATCAGGCAAAAATAAATGAGACCGGCATTGAGGCAGTTCGTATTCCACAGTTTGGTAAAATTTCCACTGACGAATATGGTCGCGTGTTTGTTAATCCGAATTATGTATTCTCATCGTTTGAAGTAGGCGGGAATATTCCGCATCTCGGTGGTAAGATCGTTCTACTCGGTGTGACTGCGAACGGTGTTGCAAACCCTGTAGCAACGCCGTCTGGTGCCCGAATGCCCCATCAGGTTCAGGCCAGCATTCTTCAGACTCTGATAAATCAGGATTCTGTATCAATTCCGAATTGGGTTGAATTGGTTGATCTTCTGGCATTTTTTATTCTTTCAGTTGCTGTTATTGGAATGTCAAACTTACGTTATTCTATTATATGGATCGCAATATTATTAACTGGATATATTTATGCTCCCTTCTATATGTATATACATAATAAAATATTATTTGATGTGTCATTCAATGTACTGGCAGTTCTGATCATTTATATACATGTTTATTCAGTAAAGTTCATCAGTGAATTTCTACAGAAACAACAAATCAAGAAACAGTTCGGCACATATCTAAGTCCTGATCTGGTTGCCCAATTGCAACGTCAGCCTGAATTGCTGCAATTGGGTGGCACTGAACAAGAACTTTCAATCATGTTTACGGATGTTCGTGGATTCACGACGATTTCAGAACATTATGGTAAGAACGTGCAGGGCTTGACAAAAATTATGAATCGGTATATGACTGCTATGACCAAAGCAATTTTAGAAAATAAAGGCACTTTGGACAAATACATCGGAGACGCTCAGATGGCGTTTTGGAATGCGCCGGTCAGCAATGAACAACATGCTCTGGATGCCGTGCGTACTGCCTTTCAGATGTTAAAATCTCTTGAGGAATTTAATTATGAAGTCACCAAAGAAGGAGTCCCTGCTTTTGGAATGGGTCTGGGAATCAATACTGATACCGTTGTTGTTGGTAATATGGGAAGTGATCAGCGTTTTGACTATACTTGCTTGGGAGACGGTGTTAATCTTGCGTCACGGTTGGAAGGGCAGTCAAAGCCTTATGGAGTCAGAATCATCATTGGTCCAAAGACCGCACAATATGTCAAAGACCGATACCAAATCGTAGAACTTGATCTTATTGCCGTTAAAGGTAAAACTGAGCCAGTAAGAATATATACGGTTTTGGAACAATTTAAAAAGATTGATGAAAATGCACATAATATGATTTTAAGTGCTTATAGGCTCGGTGCATGGAAAAGAGCACTGGTCATGATACAAACGCGTGGAAACATGTGGAATGGGCAACTGGATAATTATTACAAGATGCTTGAAGAGCGGATTTTAGAAATTCAAAAAAATCCGCCCGCTCCCAAAGATTGGGACGGGGTATATCGCGCTACATCAAAATAAAGATAAATATATTCATGATAACAACCGAAATCATCCATGAATCTGCCGCTGATGTGCTGGCGAAGAAATTGCCTTCATTTGAAAAGCATGACTATGATACTATTGACAAATTAGTTCGTAATGTTGCTGATAAACATAGCATTACCAGTGATGCATTGCATGATATATTTGTCAAAAAATATCATAAAACTCCCAAGGCTTGGATTGAAGACCTCAAAGATTTGGATGAAACCAGCGGTAATCCTTCTGATGATATTGGTGAAGAGGTAAAGAAATTTGCTGAATGGACCGGTCGCCGCCTCAACCTCAACCATCTTCCCAAAATTGAACTTAGTCATGACAGCGATGATGCACAAAATAACCATCATACTGGTGGACACATGCCCGGTTCAGGATCGGTATGGGTTTATGCAAAAAATAGAAATCTTGTAGACATACTGAGAACCGTAGCACACGAACTTACCCATGTACGACAAGAAGAACTCGGAATGATCAAACCAGGATCAAGCTATCCCGGAAGTCCAATAGAATTACTAGCCGATATGGTAGCTGGAAAACTGATTAAGATTTATGGCGAAAAGAATCATCACATCTTTCAATAAATTGGACAAAAACATTGACTTATCTGCGTAGTGTGTTATAATAACTAGACTAATAAGGAGATAATATGTCTAACAGAACTTTTAACGCAGAAGCCACTCTTAAATTGAAGCAGTTGATCAACGAAGGACTAAATGTCCTACAGGAAGTTGAAACTCTCAACGAAGGTCTAAATGACACCGTTAAGTCTATTGCTGAGGAATTGGAAATCAAATCGTCAATTCTCAAGAAGGCGATCAAAGTTGCCCACAAGCAGCGCCTTGAACAAACTAATGAAGAAAATGAAGCACTCAACCATATTCTACAGGTAGTCGGGAAAGCCAACTAAGTGTCATATGTTGATGCCATCCTTTCAATAAAGGATGATAAAATACATGTGGTAGAGCGAAGCCCTGAAGGCAATCGGATATACAAAGAATATCCAACAAATTATGTTTTTTATTACCCTGACCCAAAGGGAAAGCATCGTTCTATTTTTGGTAATCCACTTAGTAGATTTTCAACTCGCAAGAGAAATGAGTTTGAAAAGGAAAAGCGGATTCATGGTAACAAAAAACTATTTGAAAGTGATGTTAATGCGGTATTTAGATGCTTGGCAGACAACTATCTCAATGTAGAACCTCCCAAGTTACATACTTGCTTTTTTGATATTGAGACGGACTTTGATCCTGAAAAGGGTTTCAGTCCGACAGACGATCCATTTAATCCAGTCACGGCGATTTCTTTGTATTTGGATTGGAAAGATCAGTTAATCACTCTTGCTATTCCACCAAAACACATGACCGATGAAACGGCGCAAGAGTTAGTGCGTGACTTTCCTAACACGTTTCTGTTTCGTTCTGAAATTGAAATGTTTGAGACATTCTTCCAACTGATTGAAGATGCCGATATTCTCACTGGGTGGAACTCAGAGGGATACGATATTCCTTATTGTGTAAATCGGGTAACCCGAATTATGTCTAAGGATGATACACGTAAGTTCTGCCTTCTTGGTCAACTTCCGAAGATTCGCACATATGAACGATTTGGTAAAGAAGAAACTACCTACGATTTAGTCGGGCGAGTTCATATGGACTATTTGCAGTTATATAAAAAGTATAACTACGAATCGCGCCATAGTTATTCTCTTGATGCAATTGGTGAAATGGAAGTAGGTGAACGTAAGACTCAATATGAGGGTTCACTTGACCAGTTATACAATCAAGATTTCAAAACCTTTATTGAATATAACCGACAGGATACTATGCTTATGGTGAAGATTCATCGTAAGACTAAGTTTCTTGAATTAGCAAACGCACTGGCACATGAAAACACAGTGTTGTTACCAACGGCTATGGGTTCGGTGGCGATGATCGAAATGGCGGTCATCAATGACGCACATTCTCGTGGATTTGTCGTTCCCGATAAGAATAGGAAAGATGGACCAAGCGATGACCAACAGGCGGCTGGTGCATATGTTGCCACACCACAGGTTGGAATGCACGAATGGGTGGGAGCAGTGGATATTAACTCACTGTATCCTTCTGACATTCGTGCATTGAACATGTCACCAGAAACCATCGTTGCTCAGGTTCGTCAGACTCTTACCGAACAGTATATGGCTGACAAAACCAAAAAAATCAAGCAAAGCAAAAAACAGAGCAAAAGAAAGGATAGCACTACTGACAAAGAAATAACTGCTGCTTTGTTATGGGAAAATCTTTTTGGATCGCTTGAATATACTGCGATCATGAATCAGGAACGTGGCACTATATTGATCGTTGACTATGAAGACGGAAGATCAGTAGAAATGTCTGCTGCTGAAATCTGGAAGATGATATTTGACAGCAATAATCCATATATTCTCTCTGCGAATGGCACGATCTTTACCTATGAAAGGGAAGGAGTCATCCCCGGTTTGCTATCAAGATGGTATTCAGAACGTAAGGCTACACAAAAGCAAGCCAAGACGGTCAGAACTTTAAACTCTGGTATTGAAATCAATTCAAAATTAGCCGAAAAACTTAAAAAAATACTTTAAGTGATAAATACCCTATACGGAGGTATTATGAACTTAATTGATATAGAAACCATTATGAGAGACATGTGCAGTATAAAACATGAACACTCATTTAAACGATACCTAAAATTGATTGAAATTTACAGAAAATTAAATTTATCCAAGAAAAGTTTTGGAAAAGGTGAGATTGAAGCGCATCACATTCTTCCAAGTAAAATATGGCAAGAATATAAAAAAGAAAAATGGAATATAGTGAACCTACCCGTCCGTGCTCATGTTATCGCGCATTATCTACTTTATAAATTTTTACCAAAATCGGAGTGTGTGTTTGCGTTTAATCAGATGCACAGAGTTTCCGTAAAAACAGGAAAGTTAAACGCCAGATTATATGCCAAAGCGAGAATTGAATTGGCGCAGTTGGTAAGCAAAGTCAATTCCGGCAGAAAATGGTCAGATGAACAGCACAAATTGCATAGAAAAATTCATTGTGGTAAAAACACATATCGCAATATCACATCTGGAGAGTGTAAAAAGTTTATAGTAGGAGATGAACCGGCAGGATGGGAGCCGTTCCAGACTGGTCGGACAAAGAGTATTGCAGCAAAAGAAAAAATGGGAGAGTCAATGTCTGGAAGAATATGGCAATATCATTCGGAATCTAAAGAGGTTAAATTTGCAAACTTTTTAATAGATGGGTTTACGAAGGGAATACCGCCATGGTTTGTCTATGATCATGCAGAAATTACGAAAACCTACAAATGGGCATATAATCCGGATACAAACGAAGTTATTCGGTGCGCAGAAATTGATATTCCCGTTGGGTTTGAATTGGGGCGGGACCCGTCTTATGTTAACAAAGGATTTGAAAAAATAAATCAGTCCGGTTTATGTAGGATGCTGGACATTGAAGACAAATGTTATACGCTAGTATCAGAAGATATTTTACCTAACCCACGATATGTTAAACATGGTGCTTGTGTTGACGATATTTATGTGATATTATACAAAGACAGTATTTATTATTCTTGGGTTGATGTAGAACGAGAACACCCAGAATTGCCGAAAATGAACAAAAAGAGAGATATCTCTCTACTTGACTACGTTGTGCCTAAAAAGCATTTTAACCAAACACCAGATAGGCAACGTTTTTGTGAAATGCATCATGGTAAAACATTTGGAGAAATTGGAATATCTATGCGAAAACTAAAGGAAAATGACAATGATTGATACAGAATATATCAACACCCTAATAAAGACAGAAGACGTTGATGGTCTTGCCGCGTATATGAAAAAATATAAATTGCGATTATCCGCAGACAACAAAATTATTGGTGATGCGGATGTTGTTGCTGAATCTTATGCTTACTGGGATAAAAGACAACTCGTGCGAAAAATTCTCCTAAACTCTGCGTTAATTCCTAGCGCCCTTGTGTAGTGATACACACTGAATAACCCGTCTAATTGCTGGAAACTCTCATTGCGTAATGGCAGAGACAATCAGCAGCCAAGTAGAAATAGATTATTTCTAAAGGTTCAACGACTAGCCCATAGTGGCGTAAGCAATAAGCCAATGATTGCTGAAACGGCGGGGGTCTATACTTAATAGATCGTGATATAGTCTGTTCTAATATGAAAATATTAGCAGCATTTTAAATGCGGATGTGAAATTGCTAATCACATTGAACACTAAAGATGGTGCACTTCTAAACGAACACTGCCGATTCTATGATAAACGAATCGGTCAGTCAGTAACTCTTTCTGGTCGTCAAATTGTTCGCCACATGATGAGCAAGATCAATGAGATTATTGAAGGGACTTATTCTCACGAAGGAAGTTCAATCGTATATGGAGATACTGACTCCTGCTATTTCTCTGCATATCCAATTCTTAAGAGTCAAATTGATTCTGGTGAAGTTGAATGGGACAAAGACACCTGCGTTGCATTGTATGATAACATAGCAGAACAGACCAATGAAAGTTTTCCTGCATTCATGGAGAAAGCATTTCATTGTCCACGCAAGAATGGTGCAGTCATTAAGGCTGGTCGCGAATTGATTGGTGATCGTGCTATCTTTATTGCCAAGAAGATTTATGCCATCAATATTTTTGATCTTGAAGGCGATAGACTTGATCTGATTATTGACGAGAATGATGCTATCAAAAAAGGCGTAAATATCGGTTACGGTAAGGTAAAGGCTATGGGTGTCGCATTGAAGCGGTCGGATACGCCAAAATACATTCAAGAGTTTTTAATGGATGTATTGTGTATGGTAATTCAACAAGGCAAACAGCGCGAGGAAGTTATTCAAAAAATAAAAACGTTTAAAACCTATCTTTCTGGTCAAGATAGTTGGACCAAAGGTAATCCCAAGTCTGTAAATAAACTAACGTATCATACTGCAAAATTTGAAAAAACTGGACAGTGTGGAGTTGGTCATGCCAAGGCAGCAATCAATTACAATTATCTGCGTAGAATGCACGGTGATAACTACAGCCAAAAAATTGTTGATGGCATGAAGGTAATTGTATGTTCACTTAAACCCAATCCTCTCGGATTTACATCTATTGCATACCCAACCGATGAATTAAGATTGCCTCAATGGTTTTTGGATTTGCCATTTGATGACAAGGACATGGAACGCAAATTGATAGATGAAAAAATTGAGAACTTGCTCGGCGTCCTAAAATGGGACTTACGAATTGATACTGATACAAACAGCACCTTCGCAGATTTGTTCAATTTTGGTTAACAGGCTTGTTGACTTATATCACAAATTCATGTAATATAGACATTATATAACAAAGGAAATACAATGAAAGATTATCTTCTTGATATCATTCAACACACCCATGGTTTAGGTGGAGTTGATTTAGTTAAGGTTGTCGGAACGGATGCCGATACTCAAGTTACTGCCTCTTCGGAAGACCGAACGGTTATCGTATATGGAAACTTTAAGGCTCCATTAGCAGATTTCATCGGCACGTTTGGAATGCCAAATTTGTCTAAGTTAAAGACTATCGTAAGTTTTGATGACTACGATGACGATTCCATTATCAATGTTACCCGAGGAACACACTCTGATGCGACTGCACCATCAGCCATTCACTTTGAAACTAAGTCGGGTGACTTCATCAATGACTATCGTTTAATGGCTAAGACAATCGTTGAGGATAAAGTTAAGAATGTTACATTCAAAGGAACTACTTGGGATGTGGAATTTGAACCTTCAATGAACAGCATTCAGCGATTGAAGAATCAGGCACAGGCCAACAGTGAAGAACTTTATTTCAAGACCAAGACTGACAACGGCGACTTGAAGATTTATTTTGGGGATGCGTCAACGCACTCCGGTAATTTCGTGTTCCAATCAAATATTACTGGAAACTTAAGCAAGCCGTGGAATTGGCCAGTCAAGGTTTTCCTTGCAATCATGGGGCTTCCGGGCGACAAGACAGTCCGCATCGCGGATGCAGGTGTCACTGAAATTACAGTTGACAGTGGTCTTGCCATATGGCGTTATCTACTCCCAGCACAGGCTAAGTAATATGATCAATGGAATTAGTTCAAGCAGTAAACATATAGTGACATATGGCACGACTTCAAACAAGCCATATATAAATTCTTCGTATAACACATTGCTGGGCATTGGTAATCTTCGCTATAATCCATCTACAGTCATGTTTGAAGTATACGATGGAAATTCATGGCTTCCTTTTCCCGAGTCAATCACCAGTATTGGTATTACTACACAGGCGGAATCAGCACTTGATTGGGTAATACAAAAAATGAATGAAGAGAAGCAGATTGAAGAACTCGCAAAAACAAGCCCTGTCATTCAAGATTTGATTAATCAAATCAATGAAAAGAAAGAGCAGATCAAGGTAGTTCAAACTCTGCTCAAGGAAGAGTCTAAAATTGCATGACATGCAGCGGCAGATGATTCTGTCTGACAATAGAAATATGATTAAAGATAGGGCGGCGCGTATTTTATGGGTTTCTCTATCTTTACCACTCCATAAAATTAATGCTGGCATTCGGGTGCATGGCAGCGATAATGAATTTAATTTTGAAGAGTTCAAGAGTTTTGTAAAAAACTTTATTAATAGTGAAGCTCTTGAATTTACCCAAAAATCTTGCATTTTGATTAGTGATGAGGTATATGAGTATATAGCAACTCGCTATCCTAATCGCATGATTGAAATTACCGTTTCAACTAATGACGACAATGACGGTTCAACCATTTACTATCACACCCTTTAGACACAAGGAATATAAAATGACTAAGAATATCAAATCCAATCCCAAGGTTCAACAGATTTTTGACGATCTGGAAAAGTATCGTGAATTTTGCAGTAGCCATGGTTATATTTTTGATGAGGCAGAACTCTACAATAGCAAGAGTTTTTCGTATCGCCAGTTCCAAAGACATGTCACAGGCAAGCCCGCCAAGGATCAGTGGGAAGCCGACTACATTAGATTCAAAGAACAAGATTCTACAAATCTGTATATGTGATAATCATGAGAATTGAAAACGAAATTTTGCTTGACTTCAATGACGTATTGATTCGTCCAAAACGGTCTACTCTTAATAGCCGTAAGGATGTCAACTTAGGGCGTTCATACACGTTTAAGCATAGCAAATATATTTGGTATGGCATTCCGATTATGGCTGCAAATATGGATTTTGTTGGCACTACTGAAATGGCAAAAGTATTGTCAACATTCAGTATGTTCACTTGCTTGACAAAAGATACTGCTCCACTTGGTATCTCAGATTTGAAGGGTGTCAGTACTAATTCCTACGCCATCAGTGCAGGAACAAGTGATATTGATTTCATGAGAATCAAAGAAACACTGAATGTTTTTCCAGATATCCAATTTATTTGTATTGATGTTGCTAATGGATATAGTGAGCATTTTGGTAATTTTGTTGCAAAAGTTCGCGAACTGTATCCAGATAAAACTATCATTGCCGGAAATGTCGTTACAGCAGATATGACACAGGAGTTAATTTTACGTGGTGCTGATATTATTAAGGTGGGCATTGGACCTGGGTCTGTTTGTACTACTCGTATACAGACCGGTGTTGGTTATCCTCAACTCTCGGCCATCATTGAATGTGCTGATGCTGCTCATGGGCTGGGTGCTCATATCATTGCTGACGGTGGTTGCACTTGTCCTGGCGACGTAGCTAAGGCATTTGGTGCAGGTGCTGACTTTGTAATGCTTGGTGGAATGTTTGCTGGACATAAAGAAGGTGGCGGAGAAGTTGATGCAATTAACAATACCGTTACTTTTTATGGAATGAGCAGTGACACTGCCATGAAAAAACATCATGGTGGCGTTGCTGATTATCGGTCAAGTGAGGGGAGGACCGTAGAGATTCCATACAAAGGCAATGTAGCATTTACTATCCAAGACCTCCTTGGCGGGCTGCGTAGCACTTGCACATATGTTGGTGCCTCTGAATTGAAACATTTGAGCAAATGCACAACATTTGTTCGGGTAAATAACCAATTCAATCGCGTATTCAGTAAGTAATCAATTATGACTCAGAACGAAAATATTTCCAACACTGATTATGAATTGTATACGCATTTTAATCATGGTGGTAATCAAGAGGGCATCATTCATATGGGTGGCATTGGTTACCATCATGATTTACAGGAGCGATGGCAAAAGACGATTAACTATAAATTTAATATTTTTCACATAAACGGCCCGACAATTGATTCTGATGGGCACTGTTTGTATGTGCATACGCCATACAACTATCCAAAAAGTGCCAGAGATTTATATCCTAATGCTGTTAGAATAGAGAGTTATAACGGCAACTCTGGTATTTTATATCGCGTGTTTGAATCAGACGAAGATTTGCTTTGGAACATATTAAAAAACTAAAATGACATGGTTTTTGATGAGGTGGGCATAATGAATATACCCGATTTTATTAATGGTAGTTTTGAAGCGTTTGGTGCGGTGGCAGCAACTATCAACATATTCACTCTTCGCAATCATAAAACTGTAAGGGGCACTTTCTGGCCCTCTAGTTTTTTTTGGGCTATTTGGGGATTTTGGAACGTGTATTTCTATTGGCATCTGCATCAATGGTTTTCATTGTTTGCGGGTGCCACTCTTGCTGTGATGACAAGCATTTGGTTGGTGATGGCTATCTACTATGTGAGAAAAGACAATGACACTTGACCTTCATGGCGTAAGGCACCAAGATGTTGATATGTTAGTGGAAAACTTTGTTTTGATGAACCAGAACAGTTTTCCATTGACAATTGTTTGCGGAAATAGTATAAGAATGATTAATATTGCCGAAAATGTGCTAAAGCGCATCGGCTGTGAAACTACCTCTTTAAGATATGGGGTATTAACAATAAGAAAGTTTAAATAAATGTTTTATCTCGCATACGGAATGAATTCCAATACCAATCAGATGTCTAATCGTTGTCCAAAGGCAATGAGTTTTGGTAGATACGATTTGAAAGATCATCGCATTGTGTTTCGCGGAGTTGCCGATATTGAAGTCAGTGAAGGAAGTGTCGCACAATGCGTTTTGTGGGATATCACTCCGGAATGCGAGGTAGAACTGGATATTCTTGAGGGATATCCATTCTTTTATGATAAGAAATATATTACCGTTTCTGTTAATGGCAGAGAATATGAGGCCATGTTTTACCAGATGACAGAAGGTCATGTAAATTACTATCCTCCAAATACATATTATCAGCAGATGCTGGAAGAAGGTTATTCCGAACATGGTTTGGAATTGGATCAGATATATACAGCAGAAGGGTTTACTTACGATGACTTGTGGATGGAAGAATATGCGAATGGATAAGAAAATCAACAAAAAGGCACTATATCCGATGGTTATTGGCATGAGTATTCTTTTGCCATTAGGTTCACTGATTCCTTTGTCAATAATGGCATGGAATTATTATCGGTCAAGAAAAGCCGATGATGTGGATTATTCTTCTGATGTTTGATTTACCAACGCAAGTTGAGCTTAACTTTATTAGGCGCGCGCAAGTCGTTATGTTTTTTTGTTTCTGGCCGCGCCGATCTAGTATCTCAAATAAATGGATATGGTTGACGAGGGGATATCGCGCTAGATCATGGTATAACCATGAGCAGTGTCCTTGTGATCATTGGTATAGTGAACAGGAATATATTATACTAAAATTAAAAGGATGAATTGTGAATAATCAAGAAATAAAAAATTAAAGGGACGAAAATGTCCGAGAACGGCTGAACACCAGACTAAGATTATTGATTCCAAAAGAAAAAACGGAACACTAAATCACACGCAATCCGCTAAAGATAATATCAGAAAAGGCGTTAACAAAGTTTACCAATCGGACAATCCTCCTTGTACTATTTCATCTGGATCACCTAAGGGATATATTACGGGTAATATTAATGGAATTTTTTATCGTTCAAGTTACGAATTGAAATTCTTGGAATATTGCCATGCTAATAATATTCCTGTAGAAACAGCAAGTACCAAAGAATTTAGAGTACGTTATATAGCGGATGACGGGAAGCAACATTATTATTATCCGGATTTCTATCTACCAGATTATGACTGTATTATTGAAATAAAACCACTTGACAGGATAACTGATTTGGTGCATACTAAAAATCACGCAGGCGCAATGGAATATAATTTCTTGTTAGTAACTGAAGAAGAACTAAACAATCTGTCTGAATTTTTCAAATATCTTAAGGAGTAATCCATGAATATCTTTGTGATTGAGCAATGTCCCATAATATCAGCAATGGGTCTGGTAGATAAGCATGTAACTAAAATGTGCGTTGAATCGGCACAATTGCTTTCAACTGCTCATCGCGTTCTTGATGGCGTAGAAGTGACTAACATATCTCCTACTGGACGTAAGAAAAAAGAGTGGAAATTCAATGATGTTCGTGATGAGTTACTTTACGCTAATACTCACATCAATCATCCTAGTGCTATTTGGGCGCGAGCAACTAGTGAAAACTATTTGTGGTTGTATAATCATTTTGTGGCTCTTGGTGCAGAGTATACTCATCGCTACGGGAAACAACATCTGTCCTGCATTAAACTTGAATCTATCCTCAAATCACCACCATCTAATATACCCTTTGCACCTATAACTTTGATGCCATCTTGCATGGATGATAAGTATAAGGTCGGAGACGATCCGATAGAGAATTATCGCAACTATTACGCTGTAGGCAAGGCAAGTCTGCATCAGTGGTCTAATCGTCTCCCTCCACTGTGGATGCAGGGTGAAGTCGTTATTGTTCCTCGTGATGACGATACTGAAAGCAGCAGGATAGTGTACACAATTAAAAGGTAAAATATGCTAAAGAAATTTATAAAATGGTTAACGATGGAAGATGTTCTGTCAGGGAAAGTAGTACCTGAAACCCAACTTGAATCCCCAATGCCTCCGGTAAAGGCTCCACGTAAGCCTAAAGCGGCTCCCCTAGAGTTAACACCCAAGGAGCTTGCAACATCAAAGGGTGAGCCTTATATTGCCATCCTTAGTGTAGACCTTGATCCTTCCGATATTAATAATGGGTCGTTTGATCTTGATTGGAATGACAAGTTCATAATCAATCTGATCAAACAGGGATACAAATACAGCAAGAACGATACAGATCAAATGATCGTTGATCGTTGGTTTCAAACCGTATGTCGTAATATCGCTCTTGAAGTATATGAACAAGAAATTGCCGATCCAGACAAGCGCGATGATGTTCGCATTATTCAGCAGCGTGATTTGGGCGGTGGGTTCACCGAAGTAAGTTAAATCAATAAAGGAAAAAATATTTAATGATTAAAAATGCACTTTCTCGTCCTGAAGCACAAATGATTTTAAAGAAAGCTACGGTTGATCCATTTAAAGGAACCGTATTAGAAGGCTACAAAGCGATAGGACCAAAACAAAAGGGCGGATATGGAGAATACGTCATTTCTGATATGCTCAAAACGGATTATGGTTTTACTGTAGAAAAACCACAAAATGCAAGCCATGACCGGATTGTTCAAGGCCATAAAACTGAAATGAAGTTTTCTGTTGCGCTTACGGACCATGGAACTGGCGGATGTAAGGAAGACAGTTTCATATTTAATCATATTGCTATCTCTAAGGATTGGGATAGGATTATATTTTGCGGAATCAATTTGGAATTAGACAACTCGCATGTTGTTTGGATGTCCAAAGAAGATTTTATTGGCGCTCGTGATTCAGGAGAACTTCAAAAATATTTTACTCCCCAGCAAGGTGGTAAAAATGGCGGAAATGATGATTATATGCTCAATGGAGTTGAAACCTTTAAGCAGTTTTTAAATTCTGGATTGGCCAGAGATATCTCAACATGGTAAACTTTGATCTAAGACAAGGCGATTGCTTAGATATTCTAAAGACTTTAGACGAAGATTCGGTTGATTTGCTCCTTGTTGATCTTCCGTATGGAACTACTGCCTGTAAGTGGGATAGCGTATTGCCTCTTGATGAATTGTGGAAAGAATACTACCGAGTCTGTAAAAAGTCTGCAGCGATGGTATTCACCGCTGCACAGCCATTTACCACTACACTGATAGCTTCCAATCTCAAGCACTTCAAGTATGAGTGGATTTGGGAGAAGCCGCAGGGAACAAATCCTATGTGTGCTAAGTCTATGCCTCTTAAATCACATGAAAACATTGTTGTGTTTTGTAGGCAGAAAACGATATACAATCCACAAATGACACAGGGAACACCATACAAAGGATTTTCCAGCGATAGCTCTAAGATTGGTGAGGTATACGGCAGCGCCAATTCTGTGCATAGAGATAACCCTGATGGAACACGTTACCCCAAAACGGTCTTGCGTTTTAAACAGGAAAAGGGATTTCATCCCACTCAAAAGCCAGTTGCTCTTATGGAATACCTAATCAACACCTACAGCAATCCGAACGATGTTGTTTTGGACAATACTATGGGTTCCGGAACAACCGGAGTTGCTTGTAAAAATCTTGGAAGAAGCTTCATCGGGATAGAGAAGGAAGAAAAGTATTTTGAGATTGCAAAATCTCGTATTTTTCCGCCGCCCGTCCTCAACTCTGAATTGTTTGATGAAAGTTCAACGTAAATCTTGACATATAAGCATATTATGTGTATAATGTTTGTATATTAATGAAGGAATCATATGAACTACGCCCTGATCGATACTGCCAATACTTTTTTCCGTGCGCGACATGTCGCTTCTAAAAGTCATGACACGTGGGAAAAAATTGGCATGGCAATGCACCTTACGTTATCTTCGGTAAATCAGATGGTGCGTAAATTTGGTATTGATCATGTGATTTTTTGTCTTGAAGGACGTTCTTGGCGTAAGGAATTCTACAAGCCATATAAGGCTAACCGCTCGGTTGATCCTAAAACGCTGACTCAAGCCCAAATTGAAGAAGACAAAATGTTCTGGGAAACCTACGAACATTTTGTAACTTTTCTTCGTGAAAAGACTAATGCATCTGTTCTTCGTTGCTCAACCGCCGAAGCAGATGATTTGATTGCAAGATTCATTCATTTACATCCTCATGACCAGCATTTTATTATCTCTTCTGACACTGATTTTGTTCAATTGATCAGTGAAAACGTCCATCAATATAATGGTGTTGCTGGGCAGTTGATCAAACTTGATGGGTATTACGATGATCGTGATCGTCCGGTAAAGGACAAAAAAACCAAGGAACATAAGTTGCTTGAGGACCCTGAGTATCTTCTGTTTAAGAAGTGTATCAGGGGAGATGCTACTGACAATGTGTTCAGTGCTTATCCCGGCGTTCGCGAGAAAGGAACTAAAAATTCTGTTGGTATCAAAGAGGCGTTTGATGATCGGACCAAACAGGGGTTCAACTGGAATAACTTGATGCTGCAAAAGTGGGTAGATCACAATGATGTTGAACACCGAGTCAAAGATGATTATGAACGCAATCGCACTCTGATTGACCTGACTGCGCAACCACAAGAAATTAAAGATGCAGTTGATGATATCATTCGTTCAGAAATCAGGACCACAATAACTCCTCAAGTTGGAATTCACTTGATGAAATTTTGTGGAAAGTATGAACTTAATAAAATTTCAGAATCCGCAGACATTTATGCAAAATGGCTGAATTCTCCGTATAAGGGGGTGCTTCATGGGTGATTATGAACTCAATAAATGTGTTTGCGGTAAAACTCCCATTTTGTGCGAGCCTAACTATGCAGATGACAGTGATACTATGGTAGTGTGCGAGTATTGTGACCGGCACACAGATGGTTTCATTTTCGGAGAGTATAGAGAGGGGTCTGAACTGGCAGTTGAAGCATGGAATCGCGGGGAGATTAATCAATATCATGACTAATTGGGTTAAAATGTCTGACTGGTTGAACGATTTCCAAAGTGGAAACAGAGGTTTTCGTCCGGGAATGGAAGTTAAACTTGTTACTAGTGTCCGACAACAAGGCAAGTCTGTAATTATGGACATACAATCCGACACGTTTACTGATTGGGAGCATGTTTTACGTCCACATTACGTAGAAATGTATAATGAATCTGATCAACTACAGTGGTACAGATATCCTAAGAAGCCAAATATGAGCGTCATATATGAAGCTACCACAGTTGTTCGTCAGAATTCTGATGGCTCATTTGAGTACACCAAGAATCGCGCTGGCACTGGTATAAGAGTCCTTAATGAAGAGGAAGAAAAGGAATTTCTGTTTATCATTCTGAAAGCAAAACCTATGCATCTTGGGGCAAAATTTACATGACCGGATTAGTAGCAAAACCAATCATCAAGAACCAATTCTGGATTGTCACGGACGGAGAAAAGAAAGTTGGCAACATTGAAGCCAATAATGCTGGTTACGGTGTACAGCTTAATGGTAACTTCCTTCAGTTTGATAATGCAAACGAATTGAAGAAGACGACTCAAATTCGGTTTGAGCCACTTAAGTCAAATAATACCAAAGTGGCAATGCCATATCCACAGTATCCGACGCCACCAAAGATTTATAATTCTATCTTTGATGTTCAGCGTGGGCTTCATTTATTTACTACTTCTAAAAAGAGCAAATGTCTGCATGCCGCAGGATGGTTTGCGATAAATCAAAATGATGTTAAACAAGTAGTTTTTTGTCCAAAATATATATTCATTCAACGCTATTCTTATGATGGTCCATACAAAACCCAAGAAGAAGCACAGAGCATGATAAATACTCAATGAACCATATTCACATCAAAAAATTTATAGATAAATTAGCAGTCATGGAGACAAAACAATCACGAGATGTTGTTTTATCTGCTGCTGATGCTCGTGGATTACGCGATGAGATTTCAAAATTATTGTCAGATTTGTATGAGTTGAGTAATGCAAGGACGAACGAAAAATTAAATGAAGTGATACAGGTAGAAATTAAAGGCGGTTCGTTTAAATGAGCAGAACACAACCAAAAATTTTATTGGAACATGTAGATAAAAAAACATATAAAAATGATCAGATCGTAGAAGCTGCCGGAATATGGGCTGTATTTTATGATGATCAGCCCATCAATCTCAAATCGTCACATTATCTTGCAAACGATGCTGCTCCGAAATACAAGAAAACCAGTTTTTCTAATCCCGGACATGCTCGTAATTTATGTCGCAAATTAAATGCACAGTTTCATACTGATAAGTTTACTGTTGTTTTCCTAAATTCTGGTCGCACCGTATATCCAGATGACTTATCATAAAACTAAGAAAGAGATAACAGAAAAAATCCTTTCAGAATTTTCTGATGTTGAAGAAAATATCTGGGGTGAGTTACCAATTGATAAGCTCATATTTCGTTGGTGGACTACGGGTAGAGGTGGAAGTGGTCTCAGGCTGTCAGAAGAAGGTATGAGAGCCTTTGAAATTGCTAAAATAGCCCACTATGAATTTCCTTTGGGCGACCTTGATAGAAAAATATGGGATTCTTTTATAAAAGATTTAACAAAAAAGCTTGACTGTCCCTACTATCTTGGTGTATACAGAGAAGGTGATAGTAAGGGTCCCTATATCAGAATATATGACCATAAGATCGCAATGATGTTGACACTCTACGGAAATCTGAAAGAATATTTAGAATCTCGTAAGTAACTTGTGTTTTTGTGTAGCATCATAATATAAATATGACCGTGGGTTTTCCACTACAACCAAAAGGGAAAGTAAAATGAGTAATTACTCAAATGCATCATATTTGACCAAAACTCCTATGGTAATCAAGGTTTCCAGAGTAGCAGGTCTAATTATTGTAAGTTTGTGCTTGGCAACACTGTACAACGTTTTAGGTCTATAAGGAAGTTAGATATGTTTCCATATACAGAAGAAGAATGGGAATATATTTCTAAAGTCAAAATCATGAGTTTGTAACAATCTAACTGGGACAAAATTTTTAATATTCCAGCAACGATTGCCCGAAGGAAACTTCGGGCATTTTGTTGTTGACAGGATATATAAATGTGGGTATAAGTAAAGCATTCAACGGAGAAGTGTCATGAAGAAGGAAGTAATTCAATTTCAGGCGGGTCGTCCCAAAACTCGTGCACACCATGTGTTGTACGGTGATACTCCGTTTAAGCCTAAAATCGTTGAAAACAAGACGCGCTACAAGCGTAAGCCTAAACATCCGAAAGGGGATTGGTAACATGAAAGATAAAATCATCAAATTTAAAATTTTGATCCTCGGGGCAGCACTTATTGCCGCAATTATTTCGTGTTACGTTATATACAAATATGTCATATACAAACCGTTGATTAATGATCATATTCCAAAACAAATTGATAAGTGCAGTGATCAAACAGTAGTTGCCGTGGTTTATTCTCTTCGCACAGACCCGCAATCATGGACATCTGATTCATATAATTTGAGTTATGGAAATGCCGTTAAGATATGGGTGGCAAACGAAGATTATGGGCTTAATATCGGTCTTGGCAGTGATATATCCAATGGTGCGAAATATGATATGTCTGATGAATGCCGCGCTTTGTTGTATTCTGCAACGCAGGATTGGCGCACAAATTACGTCACCACAAAATTGAAGGAAGAGTAACATGCCCTACGGCATTGAAGACGCTATTCAAGATGAAATTGTGCTGCTTGATGATCTGATTATATGGGCAACCAAAAATGATAAGATTTTTTTGGAAAAAATTTACACCGTCAAGCGCCAAAGTCTAAATCATATTATTGAACGAATGAAAGGATATGATTTTAAGCTGTCTGTTAATAATGACGGAAAGGTGTTTGTTGGAGGATCACAATCTAACCGCAAAACTCTTGAAGAAGAATATCCTGCTTTGAAAAAAGTAGCAGAAGAATATGATATTATAAAAAATCTCGTAAAAAGCAGTTGACAGCCGGGTCATACAAAGCTATGCATTGCTCATAGGTTCTAATAAAGGATTTCAAAATGGGTTCTTATCGCAATAACTATGCTCGCAAGGTCGCTGATACTGCTCGCTTCAACACTCGCGAAGCGTTTGCTGCTGCATGTGCTGCTCAGCGCGTTAACGGTGACTATCTCAAGCTTTCCGAAACCGATCATCAAGGTGATCGGGTGCGTATCGCCAATAAGCATCTTACTCGCGATTTTATTGACAGTAAGTTTGACATTCGCGAAGAAGACCGTGCGCAAGCCGAAAACGTGATTCTCCATTTTCAGGGGCTGACTTTCAAAATTCTTCAAGGCAAGGTCCTCAGTGATTTTGAGACTAAGGCCATGGAATGCGCAACTTGCGAAGAAGTTGGTGTTTTTGAACTCGCTGTGATTTCTTCACTTCCTTCTTGTTACATTCGCGCCAAGGCTCGTCAAGACACTGATTCTCGTCTTCGTGACACTGACGGTTATATCGGTAACGTTGGTGATAAGGTTGATATTTACGATTTTGAAATTGTGCGCTGCCGCTATTCTGAAAATTGGAACACCTACTTTGTTACGGGTATCACACCCGATAATAAGGCGGTGTTCTTTTCCTACCGCAACAATATTGATGTTGGGGCCATCGTCAACCTGTCTGGTAAGGTCAAGGCACACAAAGAAAATCAGACACAACTTAATTATGTAAAGGGCATTTGATGTGACCTTCGGAGCACGTAATGCCTTCATTAAAGAGATATGCAATGCTGGCATTGGTGACTCCGAGAAGACATATATGAAATGGGAGCCAATAATTGCTTGGCTCCCTATTAAAATTAAAAATAGATACGTTTGGCTTAAAAAAATCTACCGTAGAACAATTTATTATAGGTTTAATGAGGAAGGCGTTCTGGAATATGAATATGGTGATTTGTTTACTATATTAGAGAAGGGAACAGAAAATGAATGATACACGAAGGGTTTATGCATGGGCAGTTGTAGTCGCGGACGCTATTTTTATGCTTATGTCGGGCGGCTGTATCGCATATGATTATATTCATTCTGTTCGCTGGGATACTGTGCTACTGAATATCATTATGTTCGGTTTGTGGACATACTGGCTCATTCAAGATACCAAAAAGCTGCGGCAGAGACACCTTATGTATATGTCAGATCAGGCATTTGACAATCTGAAGGATTGGTTGCTTGATAATAAATGTGATTGGAAGAAAGTTGGTATCAGTAACACGTATATCAACAACTTCCTCGTGCCTGCTGCCGGTCTGTATCTTGTAGATTGGACAAGTCGTCAGTTTGCAATCGTTGATAAGAAACGATATGTAGAATTTTCGTTGAGGTATCTATGACTTGTGTTTGGACACTGAAAAAACAGGGGGTTCGCTTCACCTACCAACCTTCAGTTAAAACCTTTTTTTGGGTTGACGAAAAGTTTTACACTGCTAATAAAGAAGAGATTCTTGAATGGGCTGAGCGATATAACTGTGAGGTTCCTTCAAAAACTTATGGTTGGGTAACTTGTCCCGATGACGATGTTGCATTGCTTTTTAGGATGATGTGGTCGTGACTGCTGAATATCTCGTTAGATTCAGTGCCAATCGACTTGTGGTGCGGGAATGGTGTGTCAAGAATTTTCCAACTGATGGGTTATCTTTTTATAGCGGATGGGATAACGATAGAGGAAGAAAAATGTGGCGATGGAGATTTAATCTACAGGACAAGAACGAACTACTCCTGAACAGAGAAGCAGATGCCGCATGGTTTCTGTTGAGGTGGTCATGAAACTTTATTTTAAAGATACCAATCTATCCTATGGACAGATAAGTGATTTAATGAAAACTCATATCGGTCCTTCTGGTCCTGATACGTGGGAAAATGGGACTGAAATAGGATTTGAAACGGGAATGAGTGGTGCTGGATATATTGAAATTTATGATGATAATCATCCCCATCTACCGTTTGTGGTCTTGAAATGGTGAATAACGTGGAAGCAAAAATATATACCATGTCATCAGATTTGTGGGTTGAGATTGACAAACATTATGACGAAACGGGACTAAAGCCTGTCGAATTCACTGATGAATGTATTTATGCGGATTTCGGTCTTCAGTATACATCTCACATTACGTTTGCATATAACTACAAAATTACTGACGAAGAAAAATTTACTTTGTTTTTATTGAGGTGGCTATGATGGGAAAATATTATATTTCATTAGAGGACTTTGATGCTCTTGGAGACTGGTTAGACGAAAATAGAAAGAAATCACGATCTTCTTTCTTAGAGTACCAGACAGTCGATAGGTGGTTGCGGATTAAAGCTGGAATATCGGCATTGTCATCCAATTCAGAAGATGATAAGGGCTATCCTTATGAAATCATTGATGAACATAAATTGACGGTATTTTTGTTGAAATATCTATGATTAGGCTGTTCATGAGAGAAACTAAAATGCGTTACGGAGAGATCAGTGGCTTGCTGAATCGTTCGCTTGGCCCTGCTGGTCCTGACACGTGGCAAATTACTAGCGCATATGTTGAAGATATGGGATTTGCTAGTTTTGTTGAAATTTATGACATTGATAATCCTAATGTTACTTTTGTAGTTTTGAATTGGTCATAATAGTGTTTTTTTAATTATCACCACGATCATAGTGATTATCACTATAAGACAATTCGTTGGCAACGTAAATTTTCATTTTTCCCGAGAAAATCCTATCGCAGCAACAACTCTCTATGGTTTAAATGGGGATATAAAGCGATAGATAACTATTCTTATGGGAATTCAAGATCGTTTTGGATTTCCGAACAAGAATATATGTGGATGTTACTCAAGCAGGATTGACATTTGTGGCATATTGGTGTAGAGTCCAATTTACTAAGGAGACATTACATGAGTGCAAGTTGGATTAAACTACTAAATCAGTCAGAGTCGCGTCTCCACAAAGAGGATGTTATCAGACAAGCATATGAAGCTGCTATTCTTGGAAATGTAATTTCCGATAGGTTTCTTATTGGTCTTCGTGTATGTTACAACCCATTTCTGACCTTTGGAATCAAGCAGATTCCAGAGTCGGCGGGCATTGCTAATGCTGAGAATCCTTGGGAAGAACTTTCCAATTTGTTTGTCAAACTGACGCAACGCGAATTGACTGGCCATGCCGCACGTGATGCCATTCAGGATATGATGTGGCGGTTTGCCAGCGATGAATGGAATGACTTTATCGCCCCTATCCTTCGGCGCGACATGCGTTCTGGAATCAGTGAGAAGACCATCAATAAGATTGTCAAAAATACAAAATATGAAGTTCCAACTTTTGGTTGCCAACTTGCCACCAACTGCGAAGATCGTCCCGAAATGCGTGGTATTAAGAGACTTGAACCAAAGTTGGATGGCGTTCGTGTGCTGATGATCATTGACAACAACGGTGGCATGACTAGCAGTGTGGCTTCGTTTAGTCGCAACGGCAAAATTTTTGAAAATTTTCCACACATAGAACATCAATTACTGAATAAGGTTGAACATATCCTGAAATATCTTGGGAAAGAATTTTCTTCTGGTATTGTGTTTGATGGTGAAGTGGTGGGAAATTCCTTTCAGGAATTGATGCGTCAGGCTCGTCGTAAGACTGATGTCCAGAACGACGATAGTGTATTCCATATCTTTGATATTCTTCCTCTTGATGATTTCAAGCGGGGATACTGGAATGCTCAACTCGTTAAGCGTATTCACTTTCTAAACAAGCTGAGTCCAATTATTGATAATTTGCAAAATGTAGAGCTTCTTCCTCACATTATGGTAGACCTTGATAATTCTACCGGCGTTGCTGAGTTTAATAAGTATTGCAATGACATGGTTGAGGCAGGCTTCGAAGGCGCAATGATCAAAGAACTTGATGCACCCTACGAATGCAAGCGCAATAAGTTCTGGTTAAAGTATAAGCCAACCATCACGGTTGATTTGCAAGTTATTGGTGTTGAAGCTGGCACTGGACGCAACAAAGGGCGTTTGGGTGCACTTATCTGTAATGGTGTTGATAATGATAAGGAAATTACCGTTAACGTTGGTAGTGGGTTTAGCGATTCGGAGCGTGATAGCCTTTGGGCTGACAGAGAATTGGTGATTGGTAGCACGGCTGAGATTCTCGCAGATGCTGTAACTCAGAACAAGGATGGGACTTACTCACTGCGGTTTCCACGTTTTGTTCGTTTTAGGGATGATAAGTGATGAGCGAAGATACACCCTCCAAAGAAGAACAAATCTTGGAATTATTCAATTGGCTTGAAGAACGTGCAGCAGCACTAGGTGGATGCTCTGACGGAAACTGTGTCATTCACAAACCAAAAGGTATGCACACTAACGGTGGATGCAAATGTGCATATGATAGAAACAAAATTAACATATACACTCAATATGTTGCATATTTTCGCAGCAAAGTTCGTAAAATACGGGATGAAAACTAATGATAAATGCTATGTTTGGTCGCGTTACTAAGATGAAGACTGAGTTTAGACTTGCAAGGCGCGGCAGCAATTATTATCTGCAATATCGTCATATTGAACAGAAGTTCAAGAAGAAATGGTTTTGGCAGAAACCCGAGGTTGACGAACTCATCAAAGGCGATTGGATCACTACAGACACTGCTATATTGGAGAATTTTTAAACATGAATATATATGATATGAATGAAGAACACGATATCCAGCGGTGCGAACTGTGTGGTATTATTGAAAGCACTCGTCCCTATGGTCTTAATCATGAGGAAATCTGCCTTGAATGTGCAAAGATGGATGAAGCCGTTACCATAATCCGTATGAAGGAATGTATTTATATTTCGGACACTGATCAGTAATGTATAGCGATGACGATGATGGTCCTAAGATAGCAGACTTCATGTGGATTGTTGGGAAAACTTGCGTTTTCCCAGATGGTGATAGCATTGAAGTTATCCAAATTAAACGCAGAGAGACTGGACCATGGGTGACTTTCCACATTAAACAAGGGCCGGGTATTCCCCGTAAGCTTTTGCTCTCACTGGAAGAGTTTAACTCTGCCTATGGACATCTGTTCAAACGTGATTAATTTGGCTAAATAGATAAATGTTAAATATCAAAAAAATATTCAGTTTTGCAACTCTTACTTTATTTGTTGCACTCATTTTAAGTAGTATTTCTGCGTGGTATTCCATTCTAGGACTGACCGCTATTTTTTCTGCTGCGGTCGTTCCAATTATGATTATGGGCTGCTCACTTGAATTTGCAAAAGTAGTTACTACAGTCTGGCTGCACAAATACTGGAGTCGTGCCGGATGGAAACTTAAATTATATCTTGTTCCTGCGGTTATTGCGTTAATGCTAATAACATCAATGGGCACATACGGCTATCTTTCAAAGGCACACAGTGATCAATCTCTTGTTAGCGGTGATGTTCAAGCAAAGATTGCATTATACGATCAAAAAATTCAGATAGCAAAAGACAGTATTGATGCTGACCGCAAAGCACTTCAGCAGATGGATTCTGCTGTTGATCAAGTTATGGGACGTTCAAATGATGTCAAGGGTGCTCAACAATCTGTAAATATTCGTAAAGCACAAGCCTCCGAAAGAAATAGACTTAATCAAGAAATAATGACACGACAGGCTACTATTAGTAAACTTAATGAAGATGCTGCTCCTACCAGAGCGCAAGTTCGCAAGGTTGAGGCAGAAGTTGGTCCTATTAAATATATTGCTGCATTGATTTACGGTGATAATCCAGATAACAACCTGTTAGAACGTGCTGTTCGTTGGGTAATTATTATTATTGTTCTTGTGTTTGATCCTCTTGCTCTTATGCTCGTTTTGGCTGCACAAAGTAGTTATAAGTGGCTTGAAGAAGACCTCAAGGAAGAAGAAGAGAAGAAAAAGTCTACTGACAATTCTTATTGTGCAGAAAAGGGAGACCTGTTTTGTATCCATGACCATCCATGTGCAGTAACAGAAATACTTGACAGTGCTTCCGAAGAAAATGATGTTCCCAAAGAACAACTTGATGAAAAAATTGACGTTGTAATTGATGATTCGGTTGAACGTCAATTACAAGAATATATACCAGAACAGGCAACATCAAATGTGCGTGAAATGGTTGAGGGTGATATCAATTTTGCTCCTGAGCCTCACTCTCCGGAAGAAAAATCACATATTGAAACCGAAGGTGTAACAATTCATGAAATGGAGCATGGATATATTGAGCACGAAGGTAAGCAAATCAGCAAAACGGCATTCTTGAGCCAGCATCCTCATGTTTTCGCAGCAACACCAGATAATGAAAAAACTGGTCCAAATTTTGGCACATCATTTCCTGTATTTGCTGCAAAGGGAGATGTTTTTGTGAGAGTTGATACTCTTCCAAACCGCGTCTACAAGTTTGATGGCAGCAGATGGATGGAAATTAATAAGGATATATCTGATTCTTATCTGTATGATGAGGAATATTTAAGACACTTGGTATCCAAACTGGAATCAGGAGAATATGATGTTGAACTTTTGTCTGAGAACGAAAGATCGCAAATAGAAGATTATCTTCAAAGTATAAGTAATGTGAGTAACTAACATGTCCGATAAGAAACTACACACCTGCTCATTTTGCGGTAACCACAAGGATCAGGTAACCAAATTAATAGTTGGCGAAGATGTCGCTATTTGTAGCGAATGCGTTGATTTGTGCAATCAACTTATCGTAAAGGAAAAGATAATAGAACCCGAGGCTAATCAACAGAATCCAAAGTTTGATGCATATGCCATCAAGGAACATTTGGACAAATATGTTATTGGACAGAGTGCTGCAAAAGAAGTTCTTGCTGTAGCAATTTCTAATCATTACAAAAGAATCAATCATCCACCTAAAAATTTAGAAATTCAAAAAGGGAATGTGTTGCTCGTTGGACCGACAGGTTCAGGAAAAACTTTGCTTGCAAAATCAGTTGCCAAATACCTTAATGTCCCATTCGTAGTGGCTGATGCAACTAACTTAACCGAAGCAGGATACGTTGGTGAAGACGTTGAATCCATGATCGGATTGCTTCTTGCAAATGCCGATTATGATGTTAGCCTTGCAGAAAGAGGGATTGTGTTTATTGATGAAGTAGACAAAATTGCCAGAAAAAGTGAAAGTGCCAGTATTACGCGAGATGTGTCCGGAGAAGGTGTGCAGCAAGCATTGCTTAAGTTAGTAGAAGGCACTAAATGTCGCGTGAGTCCAGCGGGCAAGCGTAAGCACCCACAAGGTGAATTTATTGAGGTTGACACAAAAAACATACTGTTCATTGCGGGCGGTGCTTTTGTTGGATTAGAGGAAATAATTCGCAACAGAACTGGAGTGTCAGCCATTGGATTTGGATCAGTGGTGCGATCCAAAAACGATCCAATTGATTTGAAAAAAATAACACCAGAAGATTTGACACGTTTTGGAATGATTCCAGAATTTATCGGGCGTTTTACAACCACAATTGCGCTTGAAGAACTTACCTTGACAGAATTGATTAAAATTCTAACCGAAATCAAAAACAGTTTCATTCAGCAGTATCAATATCTTTTTGAAATTGACGAGATAAAACTTACCTTTACTGATGACGCCATTCATAAAATTGCTCAAAACTGTATTGATTTAAAGACGGGCGCGCGGGGATTACATACTGAAATTGAACGAGTGCTGATGTGTCATATGTTTCACATTAATCGTTACAAAGAAAATGATATAGTGGAACTGATCATTGACGTTGATCAAATTGATAAACCAGAACCTTTAATTTAAGATTGACATTTTCATCACACATCATTATTCTAACGTTAGAAAGGATTTTGTAAATGTCTGAACAGCCAATTATGCATGAACGTGCAAATGGTACCAAGTATTGGTATTTAAATGGAAAAATTCATCGCGAAGATGGACCTGCGGTCGTCATCGCGGCTGGCGACAATTATTGGTATCTGAATGGTAAACTCCATCGCGAAGATGGACCTGCTATTGAACGTGCGGATGGTTCCAAGTTCTGGTATCTAAATGACAAACGCCATCGCGAAGATGGACCTGCTATTGAATATGCAAATGGCACCAAGCACTGGTTTCTGAATGATCAACGCCATCGCGAAGATGGACCTGCTATTGAACGTGCAGATGGTACTAAATATTGGTATCTGAATAATATGGAAATAGACCAACTTGTTTTCTGGGTTACCACTAAAGAACGTCAAAAAGAATGTTTTTGACACAAAATACTTGATTTTTTTACGCAATAGTGTATGATAAATATTATTGTAGATGCTTATACAGGTCTACAATAATAGTCTTGCTATAAAGGAGATAAAACATGACTAAATTAACTACTAACGGTAACCTAACACTTCGCGCCCTTGACATTCCGTCACTGCATCGTTTCTCGGTAGGGTTTGATAACGTCTTTGACGAATTAATGCGAGTAAATTCCCAACAAGCATCTGGTCCAAATTATCCACCATACAATATTGTAAAATATGATGATGATAATTTTACCATTGAACTTGCGGTTGCAGGTTTCAATGATGGTGATATTAATATCACGCTTGAAAAAAACATTCTTACTATTGCGGGTGAACAAACACAAACGCTTGATGAACTTGATAAGGAAGTTGAGTATTTACATCGTGGCATTTCTGCGCGCAGTTTTACTCGCAACTTTACTCTTGCGGATCATGTGGAAGTTGCCAAGGCATATTCAGAAAATGGCATCCTAAAGATTGAACTCGTTCGGAACGTTCCCGAGGAATCTAAGCCAAAAAAGATTGACATTTCATACAAAAAGTAATATAGGTAGAACTAATGCTTGCGGGTAATGGTGCCCGCAAGCATCCAAACAAGGATTAATTATATAATGGCAAATGCAGAACCAACCAATAAGATCAAGCCTAACTTGGCTTTGAAGGAACCCTCAATGTTTCGGGTTATTTACATGAATGATGACTTTACTCCAATGGAGTTTGTGGTTAGTTCGCTGATTGAATACTTCAATTATAATGACGATACGGCAACCAAGATTACGGTTGACGTTCATGAACAGGGAAGTGCCGTTGTCGCCGTTCTTCCCTACGAGATTGCTGAGCAGCGTGGGATTGAAGTAACTCTTGATGCACGTGCACGTGGATTTCCGCTTCAGATCAAGGTTGAAGCAGACGATTAATTTATACTGATATAGTGATCCTTTTAGCCCAATATGGCTTTTGGTGTAAATATGGGTTGTTGATATAGTTGATTTCTTCAATACAGGTATCAACCATTTTTTCATAAGTCCCAAATGCCCAGTGCGTTACTTTATTTTCAGTATCATTTGCTAAAGTAACGCACATTGGGGTCTGATCATCCGAAATGATTGGGCGTTCTCCAAAGTATAGTTCTTCGCGTGGGACTGCATTTGACATTATAATAACTTTTGTTATATCCATGTGCTTTTGCAGTTTTCCCAATGAATTATACAGATAGTTAAAATCGTCATGTCTGGATGCAGTTTCAAACAAATTTTCCATGGTAAAGGTATCACCCACCGTGCTCCACCCATTTATTCCTATAACTGCAATGCCATCAATGACTGCCACATTTTGATGAAGGAAGCATACATTTTTTATATTTTGTAACATTTCAGAAATTTCATCAGTTCTTTCTGTTATTTTATCTGCAGTTTCATATTCTAAATAGCCGGGAACATAAAACACACCTTGGTAAAACCTACTAAGATGTGCCAGTGTTTGAAAAACGGTATTTAGATTAGAACTTATGTTTCCTGCCACAAGGCAATACAAACTTGTTGCTTTGTTTTCCCAATTGAAGCTTTCATCGGGAGAAAGAAAAAGATCGCTAATTAAATCAAAGCCAATTTCTGTTTTCATTTAAATTATTTTGCTACATTTAACTTTGGTTTGCGAGGTGCGCGCACTTTTTTAACTTCTTTTTTTACTTCCTCTATTATGGTGTCAGCATCAGCAGTCACTTCTTCTTCAATTTTAACTGCGGCTTTTTTTGCCTTTGATACGGTAGCCTTTACCACTGGTACAACAGTTTCAATATCAGCGATAGTCTTCTCGGCATCGGTAACAGTCTTCTCTACATTGGCGATGTCCGCTACAACATTTAATGGTGCTATCTCTGCTTCGGAAACGGTTTTTGTTACATCAGCAATGTTGGTTTCTACATCAGAAACTATTGTGGTGGCTTCTGGTTCAATCGTGTTTACTTCATTAATTGCAGTATCAATTGTGCTCTTTCCAAGTTTGGTATATACAAGATATACGCCATATAATGCTACTGCGCTCGTCGCTATAATTAGAAATTCCATACTTTTCTCCTATGTGTTTGGTTTTTCATTATTATTTATGAGATATTAAACATATACACAATAAACCCATAATTTTGTTACAAAAACATCTTGCATTTTATATCAATCTGATATAGAGTTAAACTCTCTCTAACAATAAAAGGAAATTTAATGAGTCTCGTTCCTATCGTTCTTGAACAAACTTCTCGTGGTGAGAGGTCGTATGATATTTTTTCACGACTCCTACGCGATAGAGTAATTATGCTTGATGGCGAAGTCCATGATCATATGGCAAATATCATTGTCGCGCAATTACTCTTTCTTGAGTCTGAAGACCCTAATGCTGACATCTCATTGTATATTAACTCAAATGGTGGATCAGTGACCGCAGGAATGTCCATATACAATACCATGTCTTTCATCAAACCTGATGTATCCACTATCGTTACCGGACAGGCTGCATCAATGGGATCGTTCCTTGCTCAGGCAGGTGCTGCCGGTAAGCGTTATGTTCTTAGTGAAGCACGTACAATGATCCATCGTGTAAGTTCTGGAACTCGTGGAACCAGTGGTTCTGTTCATGTTCAGGAACTTGAGTTTGAAGATGCTCGTCGCCACTTGGAAGAATCAAAGCGCCTCAATGAACGCCTGACTCAGTTGTATGTACAACATAACACTGCTGGAAAGACTTATGAAGAAATGTTTGAGGACATGAAGTTTGATACTTTCCTATCTGCTGAGCAGGCGGTTGAATATGGGCTTGCCGACGAGGTACTCACTAAGCGTCCTTAATATATGTTGACGTGCTTTCATCACTGTAGTATGTAATGGGCATGGAAACCGTATTTGAACATCTCAAAGGTCGTCACCTAAACGTTGATCTTCATCGTCCCATGATTGATGAAGTTGGGCGGGTGGCGACCTTTTATCTGTATGACCTTACTGGCCGTGCAGTCGGCTATCATCAATATCGTCCGGAAGGCGAGAAGAAACTACCCAACGATTTCAAGAGTGGTAAATATTTCACTTGGCGTAAGGGTTACGCTCCATGGGGTGTAGAAAGCCTTTCGCTGACCCCGCATGTGGTTTTTCTTACCGAAGGTATCTTTGACGCGGCCCGTCTGACAGAGCACGGGTATAGCGCACTTGCAACACTTTCTAACGATCCACAGCCAGACTTCAAAAACTGGTTGCATTTTCTTGGTCGTCGTGTTATAGCAGTGTGTGATAATGATAATGCAGGTCGTCGCCTTGCTAAGTTTGGTGATGTTGCCGTGGTCACCAAAGACAAAGACTTAGGTGATGCAGATGATTCTTATGTTGATTGGTTGTTGAAAGAGTATGGTCAGTGAAAACCCTATCCGAACTTGAGCTTATTGCGGGTAATTATAGCATCGTAAAGGATGATGATGGTACTTATGCTATTCACCGTGATGGCGTATCAATTCATGGCGTATGCGATGGAGATGCTGTAATTGCTTGGATGGCTAATTGTTTGTTTAATTATGACTGTCTACTAAGGAAAGTACAAAATGAAACTATGGGATAATGAATCTAATCTTTGGTTGCTGACTCCCGAGGAATTTACCGAAGTTCCTGATGGAATAGTATTGCTTGGTATTAACGATAATACTAAGGTGAAGGGTAAAGACTACATTGACGATCATACCCGAGGAGGATGTCTTGCTTACGGTCTTACGCCAGTCATGGCAGAGTCGCAGGGCTTGATGCCGCAGTTTATTATTTGGAAGCTGAGAAGCTGATGGCTAAAACCATTAACTTTGGAAGGGTGCCCGGAGAAAAAGACCTTGAATGGTTTGCGAAGAACATTGGGCCTCGTACTCATTATACAAAATACAACATCGGTGGCGAGGGGTGGCGCTTTACCCTTTTGTCAGATAACCCATGGTCCAAAAAAGATTGGGTGCTGACAGTTGAAGACGATCAAATGATGACATATTATTTGCTGACTCATTGATTTTTTATGTTGACAGCACATTTTGATACGCCTAAGACAAGTCATCGCAACCGATTAGTCACGGAGATTTCAAATGAACATCGACCTTACGAAGATCAAAGCACGTATCCTTGCTCTCTCAGCAAAGACCATTCAAAATGGGTGCACCGAAGAAGAAGCCATGGCTGCTATCACGATGGTTGGCAAGTTGTTGCAACAGTATAACTTGTCCATGGATGAAGTTGAGCTTCGTGCTGAAAAATGTGCTACTCTCAAGATCGATAGTGGAAGCAAGATGCGTGGAGGTGTTTACTTTGCTGCTTCGGCTATCGGGGCCTTTACTGGCTGCAAAGTTTGGGTTAGTCGTGCCGGAAATCTGACGTATTGCTTCTTTGGTCAAGAAAGTGATCTTTTGATGGCAAAGTATCTTTATGATGTCATCACCTGCGCGATTGATACCGAAACCTCAAAATTCAAAAAGACGCCTGAATATCAAATGTCCCTTTCTAAAAAGGGTGCGACGAGTTCTTTTACCATTGGCATGGGGTCGCGTATCTCTGTTCGTCTCATGCAGATGAAAAAGGAAAATGATGGTGAAGTTGCTGCTGCTCGCGGTGGGAGTAATGCGCTGGTGGTATTGAAGAACCAGATTGTTGCAAATGCCTACGGTGAACTTGCACTCCGCTTGAAGAAAAACTACAATAAGACCTCTATTACCGATGGCACCGCATATCGCAATGGACAGTCTGCTGGTGATCGCGTTAATCTCTCGCGCCCTGTTAATGGGACTGTGGGTAAAGTTTTGCAAATTACTGCTTAATTTTTATAATATGAAGGGAAATTAAAATGCGTACTTTGATTCTTTCTATCGGCTGTCTTCCTGTTTTGATCTATCTCAGATTTTGGATTGGAGTTGCCTACATTGCGCTACATTTCCTCAGTAAATTCTGGTAAAAATTTATAAATTGCCCGTTGACATCAATTCAGAAATTGATATAGTGATTGCATAGTCACTAAGGAGATATGAAAATGCTTCCCAATATCTATCAAGTTGTTCTCGTCAATGTTGCGGGTATGACCATTTATAGTGGTTTTATGGAGGATATTGCATTTGGCATTGCTGAGAACTCTGGCTTTGAATGTAACATTTTGCTTGACGGTAAGTTGATCGCATCATATTCTCCGATTTCTGGTTTTAAAGAATTTACAAATGACTAAAACCTCAACTATGCATATTAGGTCGAACGGAGCCAAGGAATGGTATCTGAATGACAAACGCCATCGCGAAGATGGACCTGCTATTGAATATGCAAATGGTACTAAGAAATGGTATCTGAATGGCAAGGAAGTAGATCAACTGGTTTTCTGGGTTACTACCAAGGAACGAATGAAGGAATATCATAATGTCTAATTATGACACGCGACATGGCGGTCCATGGGATCGAGGCTCCGCAGATAGTTATTATCGCCGGGGATTTACTCCCCACTATTATACTGGTGCCACTGGGTTTGGTAAGAAGATTGAACGGGAAGACATGACTCCCGAGGAAATCGCAGCCTATACTGCTGGTTATGACGATAACAATGATGATGGCGATTTCAAGGACTGGGGATAATATGAGCAACTGGCTTTATCTTGCAGGGAGTGCCTGCTTCGCACTCGGCACTATTCTCAACATGTTGAAGTGATATGCATTACCTTCATCTATTTTTTGCCATTTCCTGTAGCTCGCTTTGCGTGGCGAATATTGTAGCTATCGTATATTACTTTCGCAAGTTTCCGCTCATACTCATTACCAGTGGGTTTGCTGCTGTACTTACTGCGATTGCCACATTAATTAACTGCGTACAACTTTAAAGGAAAGTAATATGGAACTTCTTAATGTATTCGTGTCTAGCAAACGTGCAGTATTCGTCAATGGCACCCGAATCACTAGTCGTGGAACAAAGTGGGGGAATCATTGGCATCTTGACGAATTTACATGCACTGCTGATCAGGTTCGTCAACGCCTTCGTGAACGAGGTCCGGCAAATGGTTATGCTGGTATAGAAATTGATGACGAGTATGCCGCTGAATTTGGAATTTAACAAGGAAGATTGTTGTGATTAAGAACTGTAAAACTATGGAGCAAGCCAAGGCAGAGGCGCGACGTCTTTCCAGCGAAACTGGTGACATTTATTGTTCCATGAAGTGGAAGGGTGAATGGATCATTTATGCACTGGGTTTCAGTCCTATTAAAAATGAAGAAGAGGAAAACGAAAATGCCTAAGTATTTGGTGGAAACTGTTTCTATTTTTCGCATTCGGTATCTCATTGATACTGAGAACCCAGAGTTTGCTCAAGACACCGTGGTAATGAACGAGGCCGAAGAATTCGGTCAGAAGCACATTGATGAAAACATCATCGGGTGTCGTGAAGTTACTGACGATGAGATTCCGAAGTTGTTTTTTGAAGACCACCCATACTTGGAAAATTGGGGTCCTGAAAAGGCATTTGAATATGTTCATAAGGTTGTGACACCAAATGAGTAACTGGCTATATCTTGCCGGGAGTGCATGTTTTGCTCTCGGAACTATCATTAACATGTTTAACAAATAAGGAAATTTAAAATGGGATATTACACGAACTATTCTTTGGATATTGACAAGTCTGCCACTGAATTTACTCCCGTGACTGGAGTAGATGAAAATGGAAATCCAGCCACGGTGTATGTCAAGCGTACAATTGATCTGGATCAAATGCAGCGGGAATTGGCAAATGATTGTGGCTATGAACGTGGCACTCTGTTTGGCGATGGTGTCAAATGGTATGAACATGAAAAAGATATGCGGGAGTTTTCCAAGAAGTATCCTGATGTCTTGTTTATTCTTTCTGGAGAGGGAGAAGATAATGAGGATATCTGGCGCGCATATTTCAAGAATGGAAAGATGCAGAAATGCAAGGCAATCGTTTCCTTTGATCCATTTGATGAAGAAAAACTTATTTAAAGGAATTTAGCATGGGACTCGACATGCAGCTTTATGCTGAACGTTATTTCTGGAATTTTGGCGAAGAGGCCGACAAAGCACTGGCTATTGACATTGCTCAGTTGATTGGTGTTAATAATACTGCAATGCCAATTAAGACCATTCGTCTTGAAGCTGGTCGCTGGAGAAAGGCAAACCACATTCATAAATGGTTTGTTGACAACGTTCAGAATGGAAAGGATGAGTGCCAAGAATGTCCTGTAGCGCGCGGTAACTTGGTCGATCTGCGCGAGGCGTGTCGGGAAGTGCTGTCCGACAATACGAAAGCACCACTCCTGCTTCCTACCACTGATGGGTTTTTCTTTGGCGGAAAAGATTATAATCAATGGTACTTTGCTGATCTTGATGATACCATCAAAATTATTGACAATGCACTTTCTCTTCCCGGTAGCTGGGATTTTACTTACCGATCTTCTTGGTAATTTTTTTTGATGAAGGTGTTTTTCTTGTTGACAGTATCTTTATGCCTCGGTATAAGAGGACACCAAGACGAACAGGAGACTTCAAATGGCTTACATCGTTTACAACATCGCAACGACTCGTATTGAAGAAACTTATGAAAATGAAACCGCTGCAAAGCGGACTCGCACTCGCCTGAACAACAAGGCTGGCGAAGTTAAGTTTGCAATTGCCCCGAGTGATGTCTATTACGCTGGAATTGAGCAGATGGTTGAACGCACGAACCTCATGACTGGCAAGACCTTTATGGAGAGCGTGAACACCCCCTACTACTGCTCGCCCTCGAGTGAGTCTTATTGGAGCGCGTAAACGGCTGGCATTCTTTTTGAAACTATACGCAGATAGATTGGAAATTAACATGTCGGAAGAACTTGAATTGAAGTGGGGAACGATTAAGGGATGGAATCTCAATGAGGGTGGTCCCGTGCATGTTCTTATGGAACAGTATCTCAATGAAGGGTCCTCAATGTCGGCAATGTTTCAACGCGATACTGAAAACCAAAAGCGTCTGATTCTTAAAATCATTGATGCCGTTGATACTGATCAAATCTATCTTGACTGGGATGGAAAGTATGTCAGCAAGGACGAGGCCAAAGAATACGTCTTGAACTACGATAAGGACCGTTAAAATGCATAGCGACGACCAGTTTCCTCCTATTGAAGGTAACACAAATAACTATGGTATCACTCCTGTCTTTCTTATTTGTTTGACAGCGATTGTATTTGGTGTTACTATTGTTCATTGCATTTGAATAAGGATATAAGTTATGGACCTTGACCGCGCAACTCGCATCGTCAATAAGATGGTAAGGGAACGGTTTTCTACCGTTGACAAGGTTCTTGCTGAATTTAACAAGTATCAGGTTGGCGGTGAATGCTCGCATTTCTGGCCAGATGAAAATACTGCATGTAAGATGTTGATTGATAATCTTGAAGGGAACTGATCATGGGTTATTATGTACAAGACGGAATCCGTAACTTCAAACCCGACAACACGGAAAGCGTGTTCTATTTTCCTGCATATGGAGAATACACCTTTACCGAACTCGTTGATGCTGCTAATGAGCATTTTGGTTTGGAACTGACAATTGACGATTATCGTGTTGGTATTGAGTATATCCATACTGAGGCTGTTGGTTATGATCGCTATGACTCGTCTGATTACACCAACTATTTTGTAATCACTCGACGTATTATTAAGTAAAATGGAGATCGATAATGAGCAAACGTAACACATTTCTGTTCGGAGTGGCTGTGGGCGCCTGGCTGAATATTTGGCCAGCCCCTATCCTCCACTATCCGTTTGCAGCGTTTATCTTTGCCTACATCCTGGTATTCTATGCACTGTTCAGTATGACCATGGAGAAACGATGATGACCGATATTGCTCGGCAGGCTCTGGCGGACATTCTTGATGAAATCAAAGACAAGACTGTTAATCATAATCTCATCATGTCAATCTCAAAGGTAAGGCGGATTGCCCATGATGCCCTTGAACATCCCGCATACAAGAGCACGGGGATGAACACCATTGAATACTGGGAAGTCAACGAGTCCTATGACCGGGACATGACTGCTATCGCCAACTTCACCAATGAGGAGGAGGCCAAGAAACTGGCAGGCGGGAGCATGTATCGAGGTGTGTGGAAGAAATCCACCACCATCTTTGACACCGTGGAAGACTATGAGAACAACACTCGGGAAAAACTTCGCGAACGGGCATTGAATAAACTCACTTCCGAAGAAAAAATTGCATTGGGACTTGACCATATCAAATGATGCTGCTATAAGCGGCTATCATCAGCAAGGTGCAGAGACGTATTTGGCATGGGCAAAAGAACATACCTCTGGAATGGAAAATGATTCTTGGTAGGATGGTGATTTGGAAGAGGATTGGTTGCATATGCACGATAGACCAAGAGATTTTTACGGACCAGAAGATTGGGACGGACACACGGACCCGCAAGAGCAAGAAGATGATGTGAAGAAGCGTCAAGCAGCGTGGGATGCCCAACGCGCCATGCTTCCTTGGTGGCGCAAGCTATTCAAATGAACATAGAAGGAGTTTAATAATGTCTGATTTTGAAGTTCATCCTATTGGAACCGCCAGCCGCATTAAGAGAATGGAAGACGGGTTACGTTTTCTTGATGAGGTGATTGATAACAATATTATTCACACCGAGAATCCCATTAATCGGGTTCATTGGAAGGGTGAATGGCTTGAAGGCGCGGCAGCAGACTGCCTAATTCATCACCTTCGCCTAATTCAGAAAGTAGTCAAATTTGCTTTGGAGGAAAATCGGTGACTCTTCTTTCTGGATGGACACTTGATTACACAGAAGAAAAGACCCATGAAGATGGTCCCTATACTTCTTCGGTCTACAAAAACGATCAAAATGATATTCTTGGCGTCACGGTTGATCCAGACGATCCGGACTGGGTTCATTGGTATTTCATTCCATCAGGTGAGGTTTACCCTACCATGAGTGGGAATGATTTAATTGAAACTTTTATGGAAGAATTTGAAGTATAGTGAATTATATAATTCCCGACAACCCATCTAATCAAAAGGATAATCAAATGGATAAAATTGTTAATGTTTTTAGTGAGATTGTGGTCGGCATTTTTGTCATTACTCTTGCCGGTCTAATGTTCGCATTGCCTGTATATTTTCTGTGGAATAGTTGTCTTGTGGATGCTGTATCTGGCCTTCATCAGATTGGATTGTTTCAGGCATGGGGTTTGAACATTCTGTTTGGTGTTCTTTTCAATAAGAGCATTTCGCAAAAGACAGAGGCGTAAAGTTTATTTTCTCTCACTTTTTGGCGAATAAGTATGCATAAGGGATGTGATTAATCACATCCCTATTGCTATTTAATGAGGAATGTTATGAAATTTAGCGTACTATTACCGACGCGTGGTAGAAAAGAATTACTATTAAAATCCATTCAAAGTCTACTTGAACAAGCAGATACCCCTGACCAAATTGAAGTTCTTTTGGGAATGGACAATGATGATACAGATTCAGTAGAGTATGTCAAGTCAGTAATTCTTCCGAGATATTCTAATATTAAGTTATATATGTTTCCATCATATGGTTATGGAAAACTGAATATATATGCCAATTCACTTGCTGCGCTTAGTGTCGGAAACTGGATTATGCTGTGGAATGATGATGCCTTCATTCGGACTCCACATTGGGATACTGTCATTGATAAGTATGATAATCATCCTATGCCACTCTTACGTATGCAGGTAGAAAAAATGAGCCATCCATTTGCATTGTTTCCAATTGTGAAGCGTAAGTGGTTTGAAACTGTTGGAACTCTTAGTTCATATTCACATATTGATCGCTTTATTTACAATGTAAACAGCAATATAGATTGGCAAAATAAGCATCTGTGGGTAGTTGATGTCCCTGTCAATGTATTACATGATCGCTATGACATTACTGGAAACAACAATGACGAGACCTTTCAAAGAGCAATAACAAGCTATAACGAAGGTCAACCCGATAATCCATGTTCAGATGATTACCAGCCATCATTTACTGCAGTGTTAACATCAACGAATAAACTCATTCATTATATCAATACTGAGTTGGGCGGAAACATGCGTTATTTGCCTATTGATACGCTTAAGGAAGTTCAGAAAGTTTCTACACAAAGTCATGGTGCTCATTAATGAGATATGAACTGAGACGGTGGACTGATGAAGCTAAAACAGAATTTGTGGTCAGACAGTGCTCTGATGATTTTAATTCAATTAACGCACAATATGATAGAGCATTATCTGCCACCACAGCGCCACATCTTATTCACATCGTAGATACCGACTCCGAAAAAAAGAGTTGACTTTTCATTCAATATCAAGCATTGTGAATCATCGGAAATTTCCAAAAGGAGTAATAAGATGGATCGCGTTGTTGAAAATGGAAAAGTTGCAGTTCTGATTTCCACGGAATTCGGGACTGGTTGGTTTTCTTGGCACGGAATTGATGACCTTATTTTTGATCCTGTGCTTGTTGAGATGGTTCGCAATGATCGTCGCGATGAAATCAAGTCGTATGTGTCTCGTGCATATCCGGGCGCTGATATTTCTGAATGTGGCATTTCTGATCTGCAAGTAGAAATGGTTCCGGAAGGATCGGTGTTTCGTATTAATGAATGCGGTGGTGCAGAAACTATCGTGTTTTCCGAAGATGATTATTGGATTGAGGTGTAACATGCAAATTGCAATCGCAACGCCAGATGGAAAGGTTAGCCTTTGGTGTGACGTTACTGGTATCAACGAAGATGGTTCAATTGACTTCTATGTTTTCAACGGTGCTTGGAGAGGTAGATACAATAACGGTGAAATCTACGTAGAATATACCAAGGCTACTTATCCTGGTATGCTTGTGTGGGTTGGCAATGCTCCCAGTAACTACAATCATGCTATACCTTGGATTCAGGAACAAATTGACGATCCCGAATATGTAATGATGCGGCCTGATCAGTATGTTGCCCCCGTATTGGAAAAAAATGATGATGAAGAATCGGATGATATTCCGTTTTGATTGAGGAGTTTTATTATGCTTATTTTTTTTAATCTGTTTCTCGCAGCAATTAATACCATTTGTTTTGTATTTTTCACCCTGCCACAGACTCCGACACGGGGTGGAAAAATTGCGGGATTTATTAATGGTTTGGCCGCTGGTTTTTGTTTGTCTACCGCATTCTCTGCTCTGTTACTGCATTAAGCAAAATGAAAATTATTCATGTTAATAGGCAACATGTTGCCATGAATGCCAAAGATGGTGGGAATCGTCCTGTCTATACCATTAAGGATAGCGGCAAAACCCGTTATGCCCTAGAAGTTGTAATTGACGGACCTTCTCGTTTAGTGTATAATAGCACTCATTTGAGTTGTGGTGCTCGTGCTTGGCTTGAAACTGATGCAGAACTTCAACTTATTGATGAAATGACTTTTAAGGAAGCAAGAGAATATGAAAATTGAGTATCATTTACTTCGTAAGGCGTTGCTGCAGGCAATCTTAATAGTAGGTTCTATTTTTTTGGCGATTGCCGCTATTGTCGGTATTATTTTTGCAATCATTTGGTCAGCATTTAATATTGGACCATTGATGATTCCAGTATGGGCTTTTGTCTGTTTTGTTATAGTACTGACTAGTCAGTTTTATTCTGATTACCATAAAGAATTCATGGAGGAACGAAAGAAGATTGTTGATACGTTGCGGCGATAAATCATGACCGAAGATGAAGCACGAAAAAAATGGTGCCCACAGATTCCAAACCGTGAAGCAAGGTGTATTGGCTCAGATTGTGCTGCGTATAGATTCGTTCATGATGAGTTGACAAGTTTCATCGCCAATGGTAAGACAGTAGTAACACCAAGTGAACATGGTTACTGCGGTCTCGCTGGAAAACTTTGAGGATTTTGTAAATGTCTGAACAGCCAATTATGCATGAACGCGACGATGGCAACAAGCGTTGGTATTTAAATGGAAAAATTCATCGCGAAGATGGGCCTGCTATTGAATATGCAAATGGCACCAAGGAATGGTACCTAAATGACAAACGCCATCGCGAAGATGGTCCTGCTGTTGAACGTGCAGATGGTTCCAAGTTCTGGTATCTAAATGGCAAAGAAATAGATCAATTGGTTTTCTGGGTTACTACTAAAGAGCGAATGGAGGAAGTGTCATGACTATGCATCTTCTTGGCCCCGCTTTCTCTACAATTTCCAACAAGAAACAAAAGAAAAAAAACATAAACGTCAATGCTAAGTTTACACAAGAGTTCAATGCTTACAATAAGCAAATGAAACGTCTTGGGCTTAAGACAAAAACTATTGCTGAATATGTTTCGTATCGTCAAGGAAAATCTAAAACCGAACCCAAGATGATCAAAGAACCAATGAAAGCGGCTACATATATTCGTCCGAGTCCAGTTGTCCCATCATCTGGTGATCAAGTAGGACATATTCCTGCTAAACCCGCAATGTCGTATTCCGGTGAACGAAAGCTGATTGGTATTGGGACGATGCACAAGTCCAATTCGATCCCTATTTTTGAACAAAGTGATGCTGAAGATATCGCTAAGATGAGGAGAAATTAATATGAATGCTTTGATTGGTGCAGTAACAGGAAGTATTTTGTTTCTCGTTTTCACGGTTGTTGCCCAGCCCGGAAAATGGATGTTTGTAAATTATTCGGAAGGAACCGCAATTTTCCTTTATTTTGGTGTCGCATTGTTATTTGTGGCAGCAGGAGTAATAGGCGGATTGTTGATTGACCATTCCAATACATGAAACTTCCAGTTAACTACAATAACCTAACTCCTCAGCAACGAAAGGCAGTTAGAGAACAGTATTGCCAACTACAAGACTGGAAGTGCAGTCATTGTAACAATAATTTGATGGAAGATGCAGCCGATTTCATTCAAAAAATGAAAATTAATTTCAGCCTATTTCCGGGTGGAATCGGTTTTCTAAAATTCCCCATTCATTTACATCATGATCACAAAACAGGCTTGACAATAGGTGCTGTTCATAGTAGATGTAATGCTGTGCTTTGGCAATATCATGGAGAGTAATTTGTGGCTAACGCGGCGGAAAAAGAAAATACATTCAGAGCATTAAAGGATGAGCCTATGCTGGCTACACGTTTCTTATGTAGGGTCAATTGGCATCGGTGGACCAAGTATAGTGAACTTCGCAGAGAGCGAAGAACTCCATACGACTATCTTGTTCAATATCGCAACTGTGATTGTTGCGGAATAATTGCACAAAACATCATACATAAGAATTGACATTCACTCAAACCATCCCCATAGTCTCTTTATTGATTTTTAATATAGGTGAAATATGATTCCTGAAGAGCATAAAGCAGCTATCATTACAAGTGGCATTTCTTTCATGCGTTCTATTACGGAATGTTATGGCAGTGAAGATGGTATGAAACTGTGGGATGCTATTATCGATACCATTGATCCTTCGGTAAAGGGCGAAATCTTTTTCGCAATGCTGCGAGGTGATTATCAAAATAGTATCGTTCTCAAAGGCGTCGGACTTAATACTCAAAAAATTCCCGCCATCAAAGAGATTCGTGCCATTTCCGGTCTTGGTCTTCATGAAGCAAAAACTGCCTATGAAGATGCTGAGCGCGGGTATGGTGTTACTATCTCGTGTGACCCTAAGAAAGTTCATGACGCCATTTTTCATCTTCGCGCTGTCGGAATGATTGTATGATGAAATATCACGTTCGCCTTACTTCTGAACAGTGGCATGAAATGTATTATCGTATTCCAGAACACAATCAACATACTGGATTTGATAAGTATTATAACTGTGAGACTGATGAAATCAAATGTTTGAACACTGACGGAACCGATCACTATCTTGTGTTTGAAACTGAAAAAGATGCAATCATGTGGGTTTTGAAGTATCTATGATAGAGGTTCATATTTCTCTGGCAAAATATTTTAGTCTTGCCGATGCAAGCCTTGACACAGATGAATTTGAAAAAAAGTTTAATGCATACCCAAAATTATCACCCAATATTGCCGTAATTATATTGGTGTTTAAAAATGAACAAGATGCAATTTGGTTCCAATTGAGGTATTTATGACAAAACAAATCATACTAAAATACAAACTTGTTCGCCGTGGTGAAAAGTGGTGTGTTCGCGTCAAGGGATTGGTGAATACCACCGATTCATTCGGTTTCTGTCATGAGCGTAATATGAGCTATCACATTAAACAGCACTGGTCTGGTCGGTCCGTTTATGAATGGGATTACGATTTTATCTTTGACAAGGGCTATGAAGCCACTACATTTATTATGGGATATTTGGTATGATTATCTATAAAATTCGCCACAAAGAAACTGGAAAGTTTTTGAAGGGGACTCCTACATATCACAGCTATGATAAGGACGGTCGTATTTTTCCGACTATTGGCAATCTTCGTACCTTTTTAGCCAACATACTAAGATATGATCATACCCGTGGTCATGTTGCGCTTTGGGACATTATTGAGTATGAAATCACTGAAAATAGTGTCAAGGGTGTTCATGAAGTTATCAAGCCCGAGCAACTTATCAACATGTTGAAGAAATAATTATGTCTGAGTGGCAACTTATTGATACTGCACCAAAAGATGGGACAGAAATAATCTGCTGGCCCGGTTTAAGAAAAAACAATTCTTCCGTAATGGGCGCATGGTTGAATACGAGGGGTGGACCATGTTGGTATGATCTTGCGGTAGGACATCACAATGGATATTGGAAACCCACACATTGGATGCCGATGCCCGAGCCTCCCTCTTTGGAAAATAATCATGAATAAACCATATGATTTAAATGGAAGTGCATATAAAGACCTTCCTAACCGTCTTGAAAAACAGGCTCAAAATGTTGAAAAAGACGGGTGGCTTAATGCTGCCCGTCTTATGCGTAATGCTGCCGATGTCCTGCGTGAACTTCACGAGAATAATATTATTAAACTTGACTTGGATGGAGATGATGATGTATAATATACTTTGCCGTATTGGATTTCATAGTTGGGTGATACTTGATAGTGTTGGCATGACCAATCCCTACCGATGCAAAAACTGCGGAAAGAGCACGATGAAATGAACGAAGACAAATACAAAGTTGCACTGGAAAAACTGATTTCAGTTCTTGACCGTTGCCCTCAATTTGAATCTGGGGCAGGTGGAATGTCCATTGAAGCACAGATGCGTAGAACCTTTATCAATCGTGTTCCTGCTATGGCAGTAGAAGATGCACGTAATGTTTTGTTAGGTATTGATGATTATGAGTCCTGAACTTGATCAACATATTAGAGAGAAGTATCCACTTATCTTTCAGAACTCATGTGAAATGAGCATCGGTGATGGCTGGTTTGACATTGTAGACAATGCATGTGGTGGCATTCAAACTCATATTGATTATACTGAACAACTGATTGTAATGGCTATTCATTGGAATAATCAAGTGAACGATCCTGATTTTGATTGGGATGCACACAAAGGCTCTTTTACCAAGAGAGAAGAACGAAAAGTTCCAGAGCCGGTTGAACAAGTTGTTGCCACACAGATCAAAGAAAAATTTGGCAATTTTCGTTTCTATTATCAGGGTGGCGACGATTATATTCGCGGGATCGTCAGTATGGCAGAAGCAATGAGTGCCTTAACATGTGAAGAATGTGGACATCCCGGTAAAAAACGAAATAGAAAACATTGGTTTTTGACACTTTGTGACAAACATGCAGAAGAACAAGGATTTATTCAAGATGAATTTACGAGTACTACTTAAAGCATTAATCCCATCAAAACGAGATATTAAGTTTGCTGGACAAGTTTCACTTTTATGCATAGCCATGATGGTGATCGCACTCCCGGTTATACTTGCTGTAGGGACCGCCTTCCTTGGTATTTGTTACCTTATTACTTTCTTTTTGGGTAGTTATGTCACAAATGTATTCGTATACGTTTTGGGCATATCGTGGTTTTTGTGGATTATGTTCGGTGATACAGTAATGAACAGATACCAAAATAATCTCCAAAAAATTAAGGACAAGTAAATGGCAGAAGATCAAAAATTTATCATGGTTGTGATTAGTGTTGTAGTCTATTTATTCATAGCATTTTCTACAACACTGACAAATGCCGGTGAGGACATTCATCCTCTTATGGGTGTCTGGTGGCCAATTCTTCTTGTTAGAGAATTATGGAAGTCATTTTATAAGCATGTCATCTGTGAAAAGTGGTATTGAATCTGCTTGACAATAGATCGGTTATTTGTTATATTTGTTCTTTAGAAAGGATATAACATGACCCGTATCGCTATCCGACATATGTCGCAGAATATCCTTTGATTTTAGGATGCTTGGATGTTGTTCCATCACGCAACACACCATATATTAGATGAAATGGTAATCCCAATTCTTTACAAGTATGTCTAAGATTCCCAAAACATTCTATTTTTTTGCCTAAAGGATCAACAATAAGTATCCGTCTTGCTCTGGGATTATTTTTTCCAGAGTTATCTTTACCTTTAAAGTTTGCAGATCGTTTCTTCTTAAGTTCATCGGCTTTTTCTTTACCATATAGTTCTTCGTATGATTTACCTTTAAACCTATCTGTAGCAACTTTTCCTTGTGCCGCTTTCACCTCATCTGTGTGAGTTTTTCCGTACATACCGTTGCCCTCCCCTCGCGCGCCACCACCGTCGCCGTATTCTTCTTTAAGATTAGCCCACTCTTTACTTTCTACTACATTCCACAAAGCACTGTAATATAGCCCCCATTCCCTAACTTCTTCGTTAGTTTGACATTCTCGCAGGATTTCCGTAGTGACATCATATCCATGTTTTTTTATATGGTTTTGCCATCTTTTGCCGGAACCTTTATATTTATGTGGGTCTTGTGTAGTTTTTCCGAGGTAATTGAGACCGGTTTTGTTATGGGTCTTCTTGTACAAATAAATAGTCATTGCTGATACTCCTTAACAGTATTAGAGGGGATGGGCATTGCGAGTGCCGCGATCCTCACTTTTATTTATCTTTTTCGTTGACATCAATTAATTTTGATGTTATAATCAATCTATCATTTAACAAAGGAATCATAATTATGAATCAGAAAGGAAAAGGTGTCGGAAGTTTGCGTGTTGCAATTGCTTCCGACCTTTAGCTCCACTTGGAATTTGAAACCATTACTCTTCCAAACACAGAAGGAGCAAAGGTTCTTATCCTTGCAGGTGATATCGTGACTGCATATGCACTTCATGAGAACCCACACCCTATCATTCCTCCAGCAGAACATGTCATCTGGAAGCCAAGTAAAGGCCAACAATTGGCTATGCGTTTTCGTGAATTCTTTAACCATGTAAGTGCTGAATATGAACATGTAGTTTACGTTGCTGGAAATCATGAGTTTTATCATGGTAAATATCCCGATGCATATGACTGGCTTCGTGAAGAAATGAAAAACTATCCAAACATTCATTTTCTTGATCACGATAAAGTTGAAATTGATGGTATCACTTTCCTTGGCGGCACACTTTGGACCGACATGAACAAGCGCGATCCATCTACGCTGCAGTTGATTGAAGGCATGATGAATGACTTTCACATTATTCGTAATAGTCAGCAGAACTACCGAAAGTTTCTTCCTGTGGACGCGGTAGCACATCATGCGTCTACTTTGGGATATATCAGACAGACGGTTGATGCTGATCCGAGCAAGCAATATGTCGTAATAGGACATATGGCTCCTACTCCCTTGAGCATTCATGCAAACTACAAAAACGATTACTATATGAATGGTGGATATCATAGTGATCTGTCTGAATTTATTCTTGATCGTCCTCAGATTACTCATTGGTTCCATGGACATGTTCATAACCCATTTGATTATATGATGGGTGATACTCGTGTTGTGTGTAATCCGCGTGGGTATAAAGGGCACGATCCCAATGCTGATCTGTTTCAATTGAAGTTTTTGGATATTTGATAATTAATATAAAAGGATTTAATTATGCACCAACTCACAGTGTTAATCACTAATCTGTTAAGTTTTGGTTTGGGCTTTATGATCGCTTCCCGTTTCCTTTATGGGAACGCGGTCAAGCAGGTCAGTAAAGATAAGCAGAGACAAATGTTTCCTGTATGTATTGCAGAATATATGGAGGGCAACTATTATCTCTACACAGAAAAGCCTCAAACTTTTTTGTGCCAAGCTCCCACCATTGAAGAGTTGGCCAAGACCCTGAAGAATAACAAGCACATTTCATTGGCTTTTGTCGTATCCAAAGACGTTAAAACTGAAATGTTCTGGTTTGCTGATGGAGAGGCAACTCCTACCTCACCTAACTCCATGTTGCCAAAAATTAATAATTAAGGAAAAAGATGAAGATTAATTTAGGACGATATCCCAGTGGATTCGGTATCCAACGTAAGATAGACATTAATATTGAGAAGTTTGATACATGGAGCTTGGACAACACGCTTGCGCTGATCATTCTCCCTGCACTCATTCAACTTAAGCAATCTAAACATGGTGTTCCAAGCGAATTTGTATCTGCAATTGGCGGAGACATGGATAGAAATTATGTTTTTGATTTCATACACGAGGATGAGCGCGCAGTATTTGATAAAAACTGTGAAAAATGGGAAGAAACGTTTGACAAGATGATTTGGTCATTTCAGCAAATTGTTGATGGTGATTATGATAGTCGTTATCACCATGGTGAATTTGTTCTTCATTGGAAAAAATCTGAGATAGTATATCCTAATCCTATTACAGGAAAGGATGAAGAGACTTATGAAATGGTGGATGAAAATCCAAACGGTCACTGGTATGATTATGTGGGACATAGATTACATGAAGAACGTATCCAAGAAGGGCTTGAATTGTTTGGTCGTTATTTCCGAAGTTTATGGGATTAATTAATGAAGCCTAAATTTATTGATTACTTTATGAAATTTGCTGCACTTACTAGCACACTTAGTTATGCAAAACGATTGAAAGTTGGAGCAGTTATTGTAAAAAATGATACTCAGATTATCGCCACTGGCTATAATGGAATGCCGAGTGGATGGGATAATGACTGTGAGTTTAAAGTTTGGGACAATGGGGCAGGAGGATGGCTTTCTGTTGAAGAGTTTGAATCCCAATATCCATATGAAATGTGGAATGAGCAATCCAGATGTAATGTTAGATATGGATTAAAGACTCGCCCCGAGGTGCTACATGCAGAAAGTAACGCACTTATGAAGGTGGCAAAAAGCACGGAGTCATCCGAAGGTGCTACTTTGTTTTGCACTCATGCACCATGCATTGACTGTGCCAAACTTATCTATCAAGCAGGAATCTCAACAGTATATTACCAAGAACAGTATCGCGACGATGCTGGATTGCGATTTTTGACACAAGGGGGGATTAATGTCCATAAGTATACCGACTGCCCATAGAGCCAACATTACTCTCCCTTACGGACAATTACAGCCCATTGTAGAATGGTGTGAACGTAATTGCACTGGAGACTGGCGGTTTATGGAAAACGTTGAAGATCAATTTAACGGTTTTGATTTTCTATTTGAATCCGAACGTGACTACGTAGCATTTTTAATCTGGAACAAATGATATGAAGTTTTTAATTTTTAATCGTGAATCAAACAACTTTGATGACATCCTACAGGACATCAAGACCAATAAAATTGGTTATAAAATACGGTTTCATAACCATTTGATTGTCGGTTTTGAGAACAACAAAGATGATATGCAGTCACTATTCACACTGAAATATGGCGATGATATGATTAATTTTAGTCATATCATTCCTGATCGCAGTCCCGTTATGAACAAAGATTATATTCCTGTCAAAAAAATGACTAACCGTCGCCGCAAATCTTGACAATAGCGACGTTTTTTGATATAATAATCTTATGAAAATAAACGATTTAATAGAATCCGAACAAATAGGCAAGCCTATTTGCTATGTTGATATGGATGGCGTTCTTGCAGATTTGTATTCTGATGCCGCAGAATTTAGTGATGTGGAACACTATAATGATATGACTAATGATCAATGGGAACGCTTCTTTAAGGATTCAGATGCGTATCATTTGTTTCGCGATGTAAAGCCCTTTTCCACAGCGAACGCACTTATCCAACTCGTGAAGAAATATGCTGGTGGATATACCATTTTAAGCAGCCCTCTAAGATTTGATGAAGGCGGAAGCATCAAAGGTAAGCGTGAATGGCTACAAAAACATGTGATCATCAAGCCTGATAATGTTATTTTTGAGCGCGAAAAATACAAATACGCAGTTCAGCCTGACGGAACACCAAATGTCTTAATTGATGATTGGAAGGGAAATACTATTCCTTGGAGCAATCACGGTGGTGTTGCTATCAAATATCAAGCGGATGAGGATTCTCTGGATAAAGTAACGAATGTGTTACAAAATGTTTTCTGTGATAAATAATAGATATATTTCGGAGATTACAATGACTGATACCAGAGACCTATACAGACTTATCCGCAGCATGGAAGAAAACCATGAGAGTGATACTATTCAGCTTCATGACCGTGTTGATATTGAACTCAATGAAAATTTTGTCATTGAAACGGGAGTAGTGGGCTTTACAGAAGATGGAATCATTCTTCATCTAGATGAAGACGCTGCTGAGTTTCTTGGTTTCCATGGTATTTTGAATGAATCAGAAAATGTTGATGAATACATGAAAATGGGTGCAGACTCCGATGCATCATCTGCCGGTTCATACATGATGGGTGAAGACAGTAATGACAGTCATCCTGCAGAAGGCGCTATTCGTTGGAGAATTCTTCGTCAGCACCCAGAATTAGTTGGTAAGTATGGTCCGGTAAGAATTATGGCAGCAATTGAAGACGTAGCACATGAGGTGGGTGACGTTGAAGAAATTGGAAGTTCAGATGTTAGTGGTTGGGTGAAAGAAGTTGTTCATGCCCTTGAATCTGGTAACTATGATCATTTAGACTCCGATGCTGATAACGATGAACTTAATGAAATTAAAAAACTTGCTCATGGAAAAAATGAAGAAGAGTTGGAAGAAGGCTGGAAGACTTGGGCACTCGGTGGTGCTGCAGCAATTGCAGCAATGCTTGGCATTAGTCACATGGAATATGAAAATGCTATTAAATCTGATCCGCAGTTAGCTAAACTCAATTCGTATTTGGAACGTGCAATTAAAAGCGGCGACGAATATAAAATCAAAGAACTAAAAGATCGTCTACAAAAAACATATGATCATTATTCAACCACTGGCGATGAAATTCGTGACGAAACCGGAAAACCTGTTGATCCCATGTATGAAGCAGAGTATCAAGGACGTAAAGTTACGCTTAATAAGCCAATGGCAGGTGATGTCGCCAAAAGTAAAGTCTATGTTAAAAAGCCAAACGGTAAAGTAGTAAAGGTCAATTTTGGCGATCCAAATATGCGTATAAAGAAAAATAGCCCAGGTCATCGTAAATCATTCAGAGCAAGACATCACTGTGAAAATCCTGGACCTAAATGGAAAGCGCGCTATTGGTCATGCCGTGCTTGGTAAAACAAATCGGTGATTAGTATTCTAACTAAATATTAATATGTCATCCAAATCCAAAAGAAGCAAAACGAGATATGAGGTCATCACTCAGGAAGATTCCAATGGTGACATGATCATACCTGTGCCCATTCCACTTCTAAAATATTTAGGCTGGAAAGAGGGTGATGCCGTTGAAATAGGCATTGATGAGCATGGTGAATTATTTTTAAAAAAGGCAAATTAATGATTGATTCTATTATTATTGATGACGAAGAAATTTATATGACAAATGATGATGGTGATATTAAAGAAGAAGACAAAACAGAACAGAATTCTATTGACTGGAATGTCATTAGCGGTTTGGCAAATAGCATGAGCATTTCAAACAGCATATATAATCACCAGACATCTTATGGTATAAGCAATGGAATTCTTTCTGGAGGTGGGGGCACTGTTTATACTGTTGGAAGTGGCGGTGGATATAGCGGTGGCGTTGGCAGTTCCGCAACATGGGCAAATCATGCAATAACTGCAGCTTCTCCTTATAACAGTCCAATTTGGTCCACACCATCTATTGCGCAAATCGGTTCATCATTAAATGTGTCTGGTGATACAACAATTAATGGAGAACTTACCGTCAAGGGCGTTAAACTATCTGATAGGTTGGACAAAATTGAAGAACGTCTTGGTATTCTGAGACCAAACACTAAGTTAGAAGAACGCTGGGATGAATTAAAAGAACTTGGTGATAGATATCGCGAACTTGAAAAAGAAATTAAAGAAAAAGAAGAAATATGGGATTTGCTAAAAAAGTGATTAAGAATTAATATGTCTAAAGAAGACACAATTAAAGTAGAGGGCGAAATCATTGATGTTTTGCCAAATACTACCTTCAAAGTTAAACTCGAAAATGATATGACTATTTTAGCATATCTTGCCGGTAAGATGCGTCAACATGAGATTCGTATTCTTATGGGTGATAAGGTATCAATTGAAATCAGCGCCTATGATGTTTCAAAAGGACGAATAGTCAGAAGACTGTAAAGATATATTTCAAAACACATTTGTGCATGCTTGAATAAATACAGTATGCGCGAAATAATAAACCTTTTGGAGGCAAAATCAAAGCCTCAAGACATTGAAATCATCCCACTTAACTTCACTGAACGTGAAGTTAATCCTGTTATGGGTAAAGATACGCTTGATCTTCACTATAATAAGTTAGCAAAAGGATATGCACAACGCTACAATGATGGTGAAGGTGATCCTGACTTTAACTATGCTGGTGCATTCCTGCATAATATGTGGTTTCCACAATTTAGAGAAGTCAGAGAAAACAACAAACCAAATGGACCAATGTATACCTTTATAAATAAGCACTTTGGTAATTTTGATAAATTCAAAAATGATTTTCTTGAAGAAGCAATGAAGGTTCAGGGGTCAGGCTGGGTATATCTTGCCTATGACGGCAAAATTAAAACAATCAAAAACCATGAAGTCCGAGACGATATACTGCTTCTTGTTGACTGGTGGGAACACGCATTTTTATTAGATTATGGGTCAGATAAGAAGAAATATCTCAAAGAACTTTGGAAGATTATCAACTGGAATGTGATGTCAACAAGGCTTGGAAAGTCTTGGAGTTCATAAACAATGAGAGCATCCGACTTTGAAATCCACAACTACAAAAAGCTGGACAAAATCCTTCTCAAATTGTGTGAGATGGTCATAGAGGAACACCATGATAATCCCGAGATGGATGGTCTTGTTGGTGCAGCCGTCCTTGATCCAAAAAACAACATCGTCACTGGCATAAGCACTAAATCAGATGACAAGTGGATTCATGCTGAACGTGAAGCCTTAAATAAATATGAAGCCAAATATGGCAAAGTTCCAGAAGGTAGCATTATTGTTACCACATTAAGCCCATGCAATGATACTATGCATGATAGATATAGTGAAAGTTGCACTGATCTAATTAATGCGAGTCCTGTTAAAAAAGTATACTGTGGATACACTGATCCAACACAAACTAAAAATCAACGTAAATTTACACAGTTAGAAACTGGAAACAGAAAAATCAGGGAAATTTGTATGAGGATTTCAGAAATATTTTTGAAAAACAAAAATGACTTTATTAAAGAATCGCCAGAGCTTGATGAAATGGCGTTACAGCAGTTTACTCCGTTAGGTGACTTTGAAAAGCCGGGACCATTCAGAGGCGTTGATAAGCGTTTAGTTCCTCATCCAAAAAATCAATTGAAAGCTGTTAAGTTTTTTGAGAAAACTCCTTATGATTTCAGACTATTCTTTAGTAATATTCCCGGAACTGGTAAATATGCTGAAATTGGCTCAGTAAGCCCCGAACAGCTAAAGAAAATGTTTGGCGACCAAGCGCAACCAATCTTAGATGGGAGTGTTGATGCTATCACTGTGGTGTTTGTAGGTAACAGTGGTGATGCGAAAGTAATGATGACACCATGGATTATGGCACATAGATTCGGGCATGCTGTTCAGGCAGGAAGCAGAAATAATAGAAACTGGAACGTTTGGACTGAAGCGGAAAAGCACTTCTTTAGTTCCGTTAATAACATGCTTGAACAATATTATGGAAAACTTCGTAACAAAAATCTTGATTTTGCAAACCGCTCAGCAGTTAAGTGGGACATGACACCAGAATATAATGCCTTGTTTAACGCAATTGGCACTCAACGTAGCAGTCGGACTGGCCAAATTCGTCGTCCATATGAATTCCTGTATGAATTGTTTGCTCAGTATTTAGGGACCGGACAAGTAACACTTAATCCACTACCAACTAATTTGGGATACGGTCGCCAAAATTGGGGGAATCCAAGCAAATATCTAAATCTTAAGCCAGAATATCGTGACGATAGCGATAGGACAGAGGCTACTTCAGTATTGGCGAGGGATATGGAATATATGTTTGATGATGTCTTGTCAAATTCTGTTGGCAAAATTTTTGTGATGTGATGTGGAATAAATACAACAGATAAAGGAAAAATAGTGAGAGCACACGAATTCATAACTGAATCATTTGATCCAGATGATAGAGAAAATGGTTTACAGTTGGCAAGGCGTCCACTTCCGCATACTTATATTATCCCCGAGTTAACTAACCAAGATTTCTATAAAATTTATAGATTTGGTTTAAGTATTGCTGCTGTCAGAGGAGATGGTGGCAGAGAAGATGGGGTTCAAAATCTCAAATATCAAGAACCATTTGAAGCAGAAAGTGAATGGGGCGAACATGAAGTAGTATCCTCTTTTGATCCCGATATTGGTGCAGTAATAGACAAAGCACTAAAGTTAGTTCACTTAAAAGGTAAGAAATCAGTAAGCACTCCGGTCAGTCAAGAAGAATCGGATGTTGAATATGTCTCTCCCATCAGACCGTTCAAGGGATACAAACGTTGAGGGCAGCAGAATTCATAACCGAAGAGTCAATCAAACTCAGTGGCTTTGGGCCTTCAGAGAAGACTAAAGAATGGGTTGTTAAGGTCTATGAAAAGTTTCCTGAAAGTCCCCTCAGTCGTAGTAATCGTCTGATGACTTTTGGTAAGGGCGATGACATGCAGATTGTGCAGTTTGAACTTACCCCTAAACAGGGAAACAAAGTAGAACTAAAATGGATTCAGGCAACTCCGCTGCGTTCTGGCGCGGGCTCAAAGGCGATGAAGATATTGCAGAATTTAGCACAACAAGATGATATTACACTTACGCTGTTCCCTTGGGATAAAGGTGCAGTATCACAAGCCAAGCTGATCAAGTTTTACAAAAAACACGGATTCCATCACATCGGTAAATCCAAAAATATGCACTGGGAACCCGTTAATGAAGTGCAGACAATTTCCCACAGTAAAGATGATGACAAGTTTTGGCAAGAACAAATGCAAAATAAATTCAAGTCGCTCAGTGATGCTGGAAAACTTAGTGAAGCGGGATCGTTGGGAAATTTAAATCTTTTGGTTGGTCCATTTGGGTATAGTGATGCATATTTCTTTATGGATGGTGATAAGCCAGTTGGGTTGGTAATGGTATCCAAAAAACATGCCCCAGAATATAGAACCGTTACTATGTTTTATTTAAATTCTGAATATAGAAGACAGGGGCTTGCTATGGCATTTTATAAGATGCTATTAAGTCAATATAATCTCATGTCAGATAAAATACAATCTGAGGCGATGCAGGAGGTATGGAAAAAACTCGCGGCGATACCCGGCTATAGCATGAAGGAAGTCGGTGAACGATATCTCATCACTAAGGATACTGAAAATACACAGCAACTTGATGAGAGTCTAAGCAGAATCGTATATCACTATACCAACATATATGCTGCTTCAAATATTCTTGCAACTGGAAACTTTGAACTGAGCAGTGCATTGGGCAGCATTGAACAACAATATATGCCAAAAGGATATCACTACTTTTTAAGCACTACCCGAACTTCAAAAGGTGGATATCATGATTACGTTGGTTCATCTGCTGTTATGTTTGTGTTAGATGGTAATTATTATAACAGCAAATATCCATCAAAGCCAGTAGACTATTGGCAAAACCGCGATCCAGCAAAATCTCATCATAGAAGACATGAGGCAGAAGATAGGTTGTTTAGCAAAGAACCATCTATTCCTATTAATGGCGTTACTGCTATTCATGTGTTTATCAATGATGATGCAGAACCAAATACTAAGGCACATGCAAGAAAAACTCTATTAGAAGCAAAAAAGCGTAATATTCCCGCTTACTATTATAATGATCTATCTGCTTGGAGAAATCTTGATACATCCAAAACATCTCAAGTTAACGCACTTACTGGACAACAATCGTTTAGTAGATCATTCAGTAGACACCGTGGTTGGCTTATTCCTTGGCTTGAAGTAATGCAGGTTACAGATCGGTCTCAGCTAAGTTCAAAAGCCAAAGATATTATTCGTAATCTTGATAGCAATTACTACCAAAAAGAAACGACGCAAGGATTGGCAAATGATTTATCCAACGCCAGAAAACCAAGTTCCGGACCTGACAGAAAAAATGCAATCAAGATAATCAATTATATGAAGCAACACAAATTGTCTAATATCGCAGAGTTTGTTAATGCCATGGCTGAAAAATGGAATGCGATCAATAAATCCTAATTCTTATTGATAAATACATCATAAGGACTAAAGATGAGTATATCCGGACAACAAAACATCAACATTGGCTTGCCAAATGAGTCTGCTGGAAGCGACTCATTATACACTGCATTTACAAAAACGCAGCAAAATTTTAACACTCTGTTTGCATGTTCGTTCTCTTCTACTGGATTTGTTTCTGGTAACGGCATTAACGTTACCTCCAATACAACCACTGGAATTGCAACAATAACGAATACGGGTGTCACAAATATTATTGCTGGAACCAATATTACCATTGACCAATCAAACGGAAATGTTACTATTTCCTCAACTGGGGGTGGTAGTGGCAACGGTATACCCGGTGGTTCCAATGCACAGGTTCAATTTAATAATGCTGGATTATTTGGAGGGTCTCCAAATTTTACGTTTAACCAATCAACCGGAAATCTTACAATAACTGGAAATGTTTTAGCGACTAACCTAATCGGAAACGGTTATAATATTAGTTCAATTAATGCAAGTAATGTCACTTCCGGATCATTACCAAGAGCACAGGCTCCATCACTTGCTGTTAGAACTATTATTGGCAATACTACTGTCACTCCTACTGATAATTTAATAATGGTAAATAGCACATCAACTATTTTTCTACCATCAGCAAGCACTATGGTAGGTGTGCCCATTCAAATACAAAATAATGGAACTGGTGTTACGGTAACTGTATTACCATCCGGAACAGACTTAATAAATGGATATGCTAATGTTATTTTTACTAACAAAAATAGTTTGTTTGGATTTTTGTCCACTGGCACATCATGGGTTATTTTTTAATAGGAACTAATTAAATGGCATATATTGAAACACCTAATCTTCCAACAAATGCTGCACAGGAAAGTGGCGGAAATCTTGCTGCGATTGCTTCAGGACTCGGAACGGGCGGAACCGGAATTTCACCTCCTTCTGGTGGTTCTGGAATTTTAGGATTCCTTTCTGGAATCTATTCCAGACTCGCATCAACTTTAAGTGTAACTATAACAGGAACACCAAATGTTTCTGTAACAAACAATCCAGTATTAGGCGCTGGAACAAACAATATTGGAATAGTTACTCCGTATTACTTAGCGCCTTTATCGTGGAATGGGATCACCGCATATGACATGCGAAAATATTCAACTGTAATTATTACTTGCACCGTTGCTCCTGCTACTCCATATCAGATTACTGTAAGCCCAGACAATAATTCAGACTTTATTCCACAAACTGTAGTGGTTAACAATTCATCAGGAATCACTACTACGAATACAATCAGCACTACTGGCACGTTTTCTCTTTCTGGTCGTCAATTTGTTCAATTGACCGGTGGTTCAACTGGAACATTTTTCATTGCTGGAGGTCAATAATGTCAGATATTATTGCCCAATCACTGGCAGTTGCGGCAGAACAACTGGCAATTTCTGCAAACACGAGTGCTAATACTTCTGCCACTATCGCACAAAACGCTCTCGGAACTATAACTCCGATTAATCTTGGCACAGTTAGTGGTCTATTGAGTGCAATTTCATTCACTACTAATGGAAGATATGAACTTACTACAAGTGGTAATATTACCCTTCCAAATTGGGGTTCATCTTTTACACCGGGCGTGCAAATTGACTTATTCATAACTCAAGGCGGCGGGTATAATCTCGTGTTTGATACCTATTATACGGTTCCACCCGGCTCTTCTTTAAGTTCAATAACTGGAGCAGTGGACATTGTTTCAATTGCGGTATTAAGTAATACTCTTGCTGTAGTTCGCGTCAGTAATGGGGTGAATTTATCTCCACCCGGCGCTACAACATTGACATCATCATTTACCGTTCCAGTATTGAATAATACCGCAAATGTGGTTGTTGCAAATGGCAGTCAGTATACAAATGGAACATGTGTGTTATTAAATAGTTCCCCACCAATGTATGGATTAATTACTGCTGGTGGTGGAACCAATACCTTAACCCTCCAAAATTTATATTCTAATAATACATATGGACAAATAGCGGCAGTAAATTCATCAATTATAGTTGCTGGTGTTCCGGGAATTAATGCATATACTACATTGACTTCCACGTGGTCTTCTGGCTACTTTTATAACATATCAACAATGAATGTTGCCAATTCTAGTCAGTTTCCTGCTGGAAGTTATGGTATTGTTGTTGATGGTGGTTTAAATCTCTTGGTAAAAATTCTTAGTAACCCATCTTCCGGCGTACTTGAAGTAATTAATTTATCGCCATATGCCGTAACGGCTTTTAGTGGAACGTATTTAATTCCAACAGGAACACCCGGCACCATATGGACAACTGGCAGTTCCAATCCTACCACACCATATTATGGAAATTATGGGGACTTGTATCTTAATACCACAACCTCAAATGTGTTTCAGTGGACACAGAACAGTGATAATGATTATTGGAACCAGATTGCAAACATAAAAGGTGGAGCAGGTCCTATAGGGCCAGGTGCCACTACCACCACAGCTAATGCTACCATTGCCAGCACAACTGTATTGCCAGTATCTAACGGAACCGCATTTCCAAACGGTTCATATGTATTTGCAACTGATAGTGGAAATTCAATTCAGGGAAGAATTACTTCTGGTGGGGGAACAACCTCATTATCCGTAAACGTTGCAACTGCAACCGGGACTCAGTTGAATTCTGGTGCTAATGTTACATTTTCTGGTGTTACGGGTGCAACTGGGTCAAGAGGACCTGCAGGTGGGGCAAGTGCTCCGAGACCGGGAACAATTAGTAATTATGCGACATCTTCACCAGCACTTAGTTTTACTGCATATACCATGCCAGATAGCACAGGATCATTTACAATTGTAGCGGGTGCTATAACCAATAAATCAATCGCATCAAGTTGGACAGCAGGTTCTAATGGTGGGCTATTGGATACCGGAACAGTTGGTTCTTCCAGAACCTATCACATTTATGCTATCTGTAAGAGTGATGGAACTGGAGGCGATTATATTGGGTCTATATCGGCGTCTTCCCCAACTCTACCAAGTAGTTATATTGGTGGATATTATATAAGAATTGCATCAATTCCAGTAAATGCCAGCACACAATTTGTTAATTTTACTCACCGTGTCGGAAATATATTTTATTTAACTAACGCAGCACATGATGCAAACCAAGTAATTACATCAACTGTTCCGCAACTACTAACATTAAGTGTTCCTACCGGTATCAGAGTTAAGCCTATAAGCAGATTCAATGGATCGGCATATTATACAACCGTGGCATCAACAGATGAAACTTGTGCTCCTGCGGGATCGTTTAATGTTACTGGAACTGCTGGATTTGATATAGCAACTTCTGCAACCTCATTATCAAGATATTTACTTACCAACACAAGCGGACAAATTCAGTTTGTTTCCGGAATTGGTGGTGGAACACTGTCATGTTGGACAATGGGATGGGAAGATTCAGGATTATATTGGGGATATTAAGATGGGTTTATACACAGGAACATCTTTACAGCAGGGGTTACCTCAAGGCATATTACAACCAGAAACAGTAACTTGGTATTCCCGATGTGCAGTTAAACCACCATATAATTATGTAACATATACTGATAATTTAATTTCTGAATTAAAATCATCTGGTGTATGGCAGCAGCTAGAGGCATTATATCTATTAAACCAAAATGATTATGGAACAACGCCTTATAATTTAATACAGCCACAATTTGATTTATATATACCATACGGCGTTTCCGGATTTCTTCCTAATGTGGGATTTCAGGGAAATGGCACAAATGTGAAATTGAATACTAACTGTAATTTATTTACGGATACTACTAAATATACTCTTTCCAGTGCATCTATGTTTATGTGGTCATTGTCACAAAATTACTCCAGCACCACTTATGACATGGGATGTCAGAGCAATAATCCTTTGACTAGAGCGGCAATCTGTTGCCACAATAAAAACACATTTTCGTTCTATGCAAATAGTACTTATGCTGTCAATATGACTGTTGGTGCAGCCTCCCAAGGTGGGTTTTTTGCTTGGAGCCGAAATAATGATTTTAACAATGTTATTGGATATAACTCTGGCGGTGCAGTAAGTTTTCCTAGCACTGCGGTAGGTGTACCTTACGTAAATCAGTTAACAATGTTTAATTTAAACGTAAATCAACCATATGTACAGGAAGGGTTTTCTAGCATTCAATGTCCATTATTTGGGTTCGGTGGCGGATTAACGCAAGCACAACTGGATTCATTGTATGGGGCATGCTTGGCTTATTTGAGCGCATGTGGGACTATTAATAATGATTATCCTATTGATGCTCCCACATTTCCTGCTTATTTTTCTCCAAATAGCATAACACAAGTACGCACAATTAACGGCCCTGATTTTCGTGTATATCAGAATATTCCACCCCCGGTTGTTGACAACCAAACTAATCAGATCAACAACCCACCAACCAATCCGGGATATGCATATTATCCGGAATCAGATTCTGGAACACAGGTAGTGGCAAGTTTACAGCCTTCTGTAACTTCAGAAACTACAATAGGCGGTCATCATTGGATTTGGCAGATGAGAGCATTGGCATCAGCACCCTATAATACTCGTCCTAACAATTTGGCACCTGACTATCTCGCAGGAACAACAACATCGTATACTCTCGTGCGCAATGATCCAACTGTATCTGGAAGCCCTATGCTACAATGTAGAATGCAGTATAGCAGTTTAGAAACTGCCAATGCGGCAACTGAGACGTTACTGAGATATACTTTAGGATTTCCAGCACATAGTGATAGCACAGACCCAATGCAGTATGGATATTTAGATGTTGCCAATAATGCTGGAATACCTGATAGTTCTGTTATGTTTTTTCAGGATGCATATGATAATATAAACACAGTATTTCCTACCTACTTGACTGGGGTATTGGGTGGGCCATATTATGTTGGCATTGATCAGATTATACTTTCTTCTGCACGATTAATTGACTCTAATGTGGCAACCGGAGTTATATTAGATTCTGAGGCACAGGATGGAAGAAGTTCCAGTGATTTGTTACAACAACTTCAATTATATGCGGCACTTTGTGCTAGTGTCGGTTTAGAGTTTGTTGCGTACCCAAATGCATGGAATGGCAGTGGTGCACAAAATACAGGATACTCATATGGAACAGTCAGTGACATTTTATTGGAACTGAACAATACTCCGAATTTAAAGTTATGCCTTGTTGCATGGAAAGGTAATGCTGAACAGAATATAACTCAGTCCTTAGATAACCAATTGGCATTAATAACAAAAGGACCATCCGGTACCGAAAATAATCCAATAAATTATGCAAATATTCTGATGACCGTGGGAATTGGATTTCCAACTTATGAACATAAAAATATAACTTTCAAAAATCCGGGACAATTCACCCCATCAGAATGTGCGATCATCAACAATTACATGCAAAGAGGAATGGCCGGAATGGTAGTTTGGAGAGATTATGGATCAGCAGGTGGACCATTAACCAGTTCGTACAATCAAGTTCTTGCAGCCGTTTTAGGACTACCAACATCATAAATAACATCACGGGAAAAACAAATGAGTGGAAATTTAACAGCAATTAAGATTACGCAACTTAGCGATATAGGAGCAAATATTTCTGCTACATCGTTGATTCCTATTGTTGATACGAGCAACCTTAGCAATCCAATTACCGACAAGGCCAATTTACAAATTGTGGGTAATTTAATTCTTAATGGTGCTGGCGGCACATATTTCCCGCCTGTTGCTCAAGCCTTTCTTGCCCAGACAGTAACCAATGCTGCACAACCGAACATTACAAGTGTCGGAGTTTTAAACAACCTTAGTGTCACCGATGTAAGTGTTTTGAATATTCCCGGTGGAAGCAATGGGTATTATTTACGTACCAACGGTAATGGGAATGTTTCGTGGGCTGCTGCGGGAAGCGGCGGTAACACTTCTCCGGGAGGCTTAAATACACAAATTCAATATAATAATGCAGGGACTTTTGCGGGGTCGGCTGGACTCACATTTAATTCTACATCAAATACTCTTACTACCAGTAATATTTTTGCAAGTAACATTAGTGCCACAATATTAAGTGGAAACTTAACATCAAATGCCCAACCAAACATCACTTCTCTTGGCACATTGACTTCTCTATCAGTAACGGGTAATATTCGCGGCGGAAATCTTATCGCATCTGGATCAGTAGTTTCCAACATAGTTACTGGAAACTATTTATATGGAGATGGTAGTAACATTTCAAATGTTAATAGCCATCTTACGGTAGCAGATTCTACTAATACTTATACTAATATTAATTCTATTAAATTCAATGGTGCAACCGTTAACGTTACTGGCACGGGGAATGTTACAGTTACTATTACTAGTGATCGCGTTTTACTTCAAGATGTAACTGTTTCATCGACGCAATCAGCCGTTCCGCTAACTGCATTTAATAACTCAATCTATCTAAATTACATTATTGTTATTACTGGTGGACTTTCCGATGCAGAATTTCAAATTCAAATGTCAACCAATGGTGGTGCTACATATGATACTGGTGGAAATTATGATTGGTCTGAAACCGTATTTGGTTCAGGTGGGTATAATAATACCGTCCACGGCAATAACGCCGTATCTATTCAACTTCCAGCAGGTGGTTCCACATCACCAAGTGCATTTGGGGCTACAATTAATTTATATGATCCAAACAGTTCCATAAATTATAAACAAGTAGACTACACAGGATCATGTTCATCGGTAGATGGAAATAATTATGCTCAAGTGGGAGCAGGTCGCTATAGAAGCACTACCCCATATAATGCCGTTCGTTTATTATCACGAACTGGAAACATCAATGGTGGAAGATTCCGATTATATGGAATTCCCATTTAAAATTTGAATGAAAGAAAGATTAAGATATGATGAAACAACCAATAGTTGACACCAGTCAAGACCCTGCATTCAATCCACCAAAAAGCATTACGAAAACAAACCTACCAAAGCCTCTACCGCGCTATCATTGGGTAGCAGACCCGTTTGATAATCGCGATTTCGTATATCAATTATCAAGCATTCCCAGTATGCCATCTAAAGTTGATTTGCGACCATATGCAAGTCCTATTGATGATCAGGGTAACCTTGGGTCCTGTACAGGAAATGCCATTGCGGGAGCGATTGACTTAATAGACAAAAAGAACCAAAACAGATCGTTGCGCGTAAGCCGTTTGTTTATCTATTATCAAGAACGGCTTCTTGAAGGGACTATATCACAAGACAGAGGTGCTTATATTCGAGATGGCATCAAAGCATGTTATACTGTTGGTGCGCCACTAGAAAGCACTTGGCCATATGACATAACTAAGTTCTCACGAACTCCAAGTTCAGTGGCGTATGCAGATGCTGCCAAACGCAAAGTGGTAAGTTATGCAAAATGTGAAGACTTTAATGCTGTAAAGAATGCATTGGCGGCTGGAACACCAGTTGTAGTAGGATTCCAAGTTTACTCTAGTTTTGAGTCTGTAGCAGTAGCAAGAACTGGAATTATGCCATATCCAAATGTTGCTAAAGAACAGTTACTAGGTGGTCATGCTGTCTGTTTGGTTGGCTATGATGACGCACACAACTGGTTTATCGCCAGAAATAGTTGGGGACCAAATTGGGGTGATCATGGATATTTTTATATGCCATATCAAGTAATTCGGGATACTAACATGAGTAGTGATTTTTGGACTATCAACTTAGTTAGTAATCCTTAACCCAATTTAATTGTCTCGTGGAAGTCCATCAATTTCATTAAGGACCGTGTAAACTTCGTCAAGTGATTTACACATCAACTTTACCGTCGCCCAATCATCATCGTGATTGCGTCCACCGATTTCAACCATGTATCCGTTGTCATAAAAGTATACTGATGCGTTTTCGCTTACTTTTTTGAGTTTATCAGAAATTTTTAAAATTTGCTTAGTCATTAATAGCCTCCAAAATATCTTTGATTGTTGTAATGGGACGAGGTTTTCGTCCCGGTCGTTTCCTTACTTTAATTTCATCATTTCGTGTTTCTCTACTCGCTAGTGCATCTTCAATGATTGCATGATCACTTTTAAATAGAGGGTGTGCAAGCATATATTTGAGCGCATCAACCTTTGTCATTGGTTGAGGAAGATCAATAAAGTCTAAACGGGTAGCACCATCTTTTGCATATCGCTTTAATCGTCTGCACATATTATTGGTGAATCTAACTTTATATCCATTTTTATAGTCAGTGATACCGATCACACTAAATGTTTGTGAAGTCATTAATTATCCATATTTATAAGTTGAAACTTGTGTAACACAACACCACTATAGCAAAAAAGGGCCTGAAGTCAAGCCCTTTTTCACCAATATCAGTTAAACATGTTTAACAAAGATTTGCGCTCTCAGAGAAGAGTGCAGGACCATACAAACGTTTAGCAATCTGATGGGCAGAATGCCCGTCATTTGCCTGCACCGTAACGCGAATCATTGCACCACCATCGTTACGAACCAAAAGCCACCAAGTACGCATATTATTTCTCATCAATTTTGAGGATAATTTCTCTTGGTATTATGGCACTAATGCTCCGTATTCTGAAATCATATTTTGGCTACCCCACATTGCACGAACCTGTTCAGTTGCGATGTACGGTGTTGGTGCCTCAACCACGATTTTAATCATGTATCCACGAGAATCACGAACGTGAAACCAATATTTATTCATTGCATTTTTCTTTCCAGTTAAAGTTACACGCCAAATACATACGGCTTATTCCACTTGCCGATGTTCACATCAATGTAATGTGAACAGTGAAAATAATCCGATTGAGCGTCCGAATGATCAAAATATTTCGGACCCTTCATTGCAGCGATAATTTCGGTCAGAAACGACTTTGCTTTACCGCTGAAATGTTCATGAAACCAGTAAGGGTTCACATCAATGCTATCCTTAGCAACATGAGTGCCCTGTGTTTCGTTATAGTTCTTGATGAAGTTAATCTGGCCCGACTTAATATTGAGAACCAGAGTGGAATGATTTTGAACTGCCAGCGATCCCTTAATGCCATACTTCTTCAGAATAGCCTTAATGTTGGGAGCGAGTTCTGCTTTCATAGTCTGCGATACGTAAGCCATGATATAAATCCCTTCGTTTCCGTCTTGATGAACCTTATATAAGTCAGAAACGAAGGGATGTCAACACTTAAATTTAAAAATTATACATTTCTAACATAAAAAATATGCGCGCCTATTTGAGCAAGGCGGTGAACATTGTGCCAATGAGGATTCACATAATTTGCATGATAATACAAGACATGCTCCATGCCTTTGATACGTGTGCCCCTTTCAAGAGTTGCTTGTGCGATTCTCACACATTCTTCCCATTGTTCTCCAGATGGACGTTTCCATCTTATATGGTGATTATTTGCCCATGAAAATTGTTTGTTTGCAAAAACAACATCGCATACGTGACCAGCAAATTTGGGGTCTTTGGTGCGATTAATGGTTACCTGTGCCACAGCAAGTTTACCTACAGCAGGTTGATTACCCGCTTCATGATATATATTTTTTGCAAGACAAAATAGGTCCATCTTATCATGTGGGATTTTTTCATTAGTATTCACCACCGCCAAGAACTTTGCCTGCTGATATTCAGTATAAGTTTTTTGTTCTTTTGTTATAATCGGTTTAACCGTGGGTGGAGTTCCTGCTACCGACTGTGCCTTGACAGTCCCAATGAATGGTTGCAGGGATAGCGATTGCCAAATAAATATCATGGAAAATATGGCAACAATTAATTTCCAATTTTTGTTCATCATTTTTGATGGTGAACTATACATCGTATTTCCTTATTAGGGCCGCTTTACGATTCTCCAAGAACACTCGGTCTTACTAAGTAAAACGCTTGGTAATCTGCCAAAAGTAGCACTTCCGCCGATAATCAGAAAAGAAAAGTTGTATATATTGCTATATACAACCCATAATATCAATTCTATGCTATCGCTCAGCATTTATGAAAGCATATTATACTTTCATTATAGTCAGTCATGAAACTGACTATACTATTTAAAGCACATAATTCAGATTAAACTGCTTCTATATGAGTATTTCAACTCAGTCTAACGTAAATGATACACTCTTCACCGAACTTACCGTAAAACTACGCCAGTCATGTGCTTCTAGATCATATACAGAAAGAATATTATCAGATTGTTTGCGCACTACTTTTGCTTCCTTTACTTCTTTTTTAGGAAGAAGACTTGACTTGAGGGTGCATTTCATTACGCGCTCTGTTCCATCTTTTTTGGTAAAGATAACAGTGATCACATTATTAATAAGAACATTATTTAACCAGTTCTTAAAACATTCGCGTTGAATATCCGACCAATCTTCTGATGGCATAGTAATATCCGTAGACGCCTTAGAAATATTGAATGACCCGTCCCCATTGTCAACGATGTTTACCGTATCATTTTCTTTGCAGTTCAGAACAGAAAGCATATCATTGGTCAATGGTAGAAAAATTTCACCACTGGCTGGGTCTTCCTCTAATACTACAGTATTCATAATATTCATATTAATTCCTTATCTTTTTAGTAAGTAAGCGGTTAACATAGGACCATCCAGTTTTACAACGTCATCTGGATATTTTTGTAAAACGTACTTTCCCTTGATCCGAATCATCTTAGGGTTGAGTTTTTCAATTACTCCAATCCTAAGATGATTCGCATCTGGATAGGCCACATAATCACCCACTGAAAGCAGGTCTCCGAGTATGTCACGGTGTTCCGGAATCGCGTGTTCCTTCTTCACATTACTCATGGCTTTGGTTTTGCCGGTTTACGAATACCAAGAGTTTTGCGTTCATCAATAGACAATCTATTCCAAACACGCATTTTGATTTCATATTCTGCTATTTTCTGCTTGCGTTCTTCAACCTTGGTAGTGGCATCCTTTACCAATTTACTCCACCAGTCACGTGCTTCCTCGTCGCGGAGGAAGAAAAAGGATGCATAGCCAGATTTGACAAGTTCAACCATAGCCTTTTTGGCCATGTGTTCACTCTTGACATAATATGTTGCTTTTCTATCGGTGCCCTTCAGGATTTCATCATATACATCCTGTGAAATGAGGGTTTCGCCTTCTTCGTCACGCATTATTATTTTCTTTTCCGAGTTGGTTTATTGAGTCCAAATGCTTCCAATTCTTCCGGAGTCAGTCTGGACATGATTTCAGCCTTTGCTGCTTCTTTAGCAGCCTTCTGTTCCAGTGCTTTCTGTTTGCGTTCAGCCTCGCGCAGTGCTTCCTTTGCCGCATTTTCTCTGCGAACCTTCATATCGGCGTAGAATGCGCGAACCGCTGGGTTTCGCTTGAGAAGCTGCTCAGCAGTAATTCCTTTTTCGAGGGCATCCAAAGCTATTTCAGCAACTTTGTTTGCTCTGTCAAGTTCTTCTGGATTATGCCACCCATATGTCATCTTCTTGTCCTTCGCTTTTGTAATTTTAACTGCGTTTTTGATGTCTTTAAGAAAATCATTTTCCCAAATGAAGGAATCAATGCTTAACCAATCAATATCATCGTACATTCATGCCTCCAACCGTTCTTTCAATTCAAGGTAAAACATCTGATACTTTGCCATACGAGTAAGGTCCTTTTCAGTGACTCCCTTAAGGCGGCGAATATCAGTATTGTGACGAAGATCAGCCATCTTAACGATCATCGCATCGCGATTAGCGAACACCACCTGCTTGTATTCATCGTAGGTCTGACCCGGCATCTTAGTAAGCGCCCGGA